TCTGCCCCCGCACGGCGGGGGGGGCCGACCCCACGGAGGGAGATGGCTGGGGGCTGGGGGGAGATATCTGAGTTTGAAGGGGAGAGGTTTGATCATGCGGATTATGACAGGCGGTTTTAGGGGTATTTGGTGAGTGACGGGGAAGAGGTAAGGTTTCACACTGGGAGGGGGCTAAAGGGTGTAGAGTACAAGGATTACTGGCGGGGAGTGAGGGGGAGGTATGTGGGGTGGGCAAGGGGCGGGGTGAGGGAACGGGTTGTTCGGGTTGAGAGGAGGATTCGGGCGATGGACGGGGCAAGGATGAGGGATCTACGAAGGGCGGCTGGACTTCGGCAAGGAGAAGTTGGGAATGAGCTTGGCGTGAACAACGATACGATCTGTCGATGGGAGACTGGGGGGAAGGCAATTGGGAAGGTGTATTGGGAGGCATTTGAGCGACTGGTGAGGGATCCGGAGAGGGTGAGGATCATCAAGGAGGCGAGGCCAAAGTATCAGCGGGGTCGGGCGCGGAGGGTGAGGGGGGGGGTTGAATGGTGAGGCCGTTGAACGGGATGCAGGCGGCGGCATGCGAGACGGCAAGGGGGAAGAAGTGTCAGTGCCGGTGTGGTGGGGTTTGCCATGGGAGTTGGCGCGGGAGAGGTCGGGAGTTTTTTGAGGGGCTGGCGCGGGACGATCCTCATTTTTTGCCGGTGAAGGCGGGGCTGACGAGGGCAAAGTCGGGGAGGCGCAGGCGGCGACGGGAAGCGCAGATGAAGTTGTTTGAAGGTGGGTTAACTCCGTTGGGGGCGGCGTATGTGGAGGCTCTGCCGGATCGGCGGAAGGCGCGGCGGATTGTGAGGAGGTTTCGGGAAACGGGGAGTTGTCCCGTGTCGGGGGTGTTTCCGACGCTGAGATCGGTGAGGGAGTGGTACGACGGGCACCCGGATCCGAGGTGGCCGAAGGAGGAGGCGAGATGATCTGCACGAAATGCGGAGAGGCGATGGATCCAGTGAAGGGCGGATACTTCGTGACTCGCGTGGAGCAGCGCATCGCCGATCTGGAGGCCGAGATCAAACGTCTGGGAATGGCGATCGCTGAATTTGTCGTTGAAATGGACAAAACAATGCGGGGCGGTTCTTCTTACGAGCGGGGACTTGCGATAGCTCGCCTCGTTTCCGCCCTTCAGAGAGCCATCGATCCACCAAAATTGGATAAACCCAATTGAAAGGTTATACGGGAAAGGGGTGAGGGATGCGAGATTGGACGAGCTGCAACGACCAGGCATTCCCGAGTGACGGGGATTCTGTCCTAACGAAGTTGGAGTATTTTGCGGGGCAGGCGCTGGCGGGTTTAGCGGCAGCCGGTGATGGGTGTAGATCGCAGGAGGCGGTGAACTACGCGGAATTCTTGATTGACGAATTGAACGCGCGCGCGCAAGTTGGCGGAGGAGCGCGAGATAAGGGAGGAAGCGCGAAAGAAAGCGATACGAGAGAAAAAGATAGATGGATCCTAACTGGGCGCGATCAGTTCGGGATCAATGCCAGAGTGCGCACGTGCTATTTTTCATAAAACAAATGTCTGGCAGGACCTTGATTCCAAGCGATTTGAGAATCAGAGAGATCCCATACGCCTAATTGAATGGATGACATTCGCGGGCGGCGGCGGGTCTTGCCATAGAGAGCCGCAAGGACGATATGGGTAAGCCGGCCCGCCCGCGAATAAGAGGATATCGATTGATGAAGGAATATCCGATCATATTCAGGTCTGAATCTGTGCGGAGCATTCTCGAAGGACGCAAGACTCAGACGCGGAGAATTATCAAACTGCCTCGCGGTATGAGTCCACTATTCAAGGATTGTGAATTTGAAATTGAAGGAGAGCCAACTTGGCCATATGCCATTTGCGATCGAACAAGTTGTCTTGCTCGCATACCATGTCCATATGGAGAACTAGGGGATGACTGGCATGATTCTGGGCGTTTATGGGTTCGGGAAACTTGGTATCCCGCTTTTCGGCGCACTGACACGAATAGGGGATGTGTCTATAAAGCAGACGACGATGGGACGCATTTAAATCCTGGCTGGTCGCCAGATGGGAAGGGTGCGGGTTGGAAGTCCCCGATTTTCATGCCCAGATGGGCCAGTAGGATCACGTTGGATATCATCGATATCAGGGTGCAACGCCTCTGGGAAATCAGTGAAGAAGACGCGATTGCAGAAGGCACGAAACATGGTAATGTAGCCGGTCAGGATGTTGATATCGATGGAGAGGTATGGAATGGCGCTTATCGTAACGCTTTTAGGTCACTTTGGGATTCCATCAACGGCAAACGCGGCCCATGGGATATCAACCCCTGGGTCTGGGTCGTGATATTTAAACCATGGCCAGAACGCTAAGGAGAGATGAATGGCCGCAACGAACCGAAAAAAGAAACCTCTGGCGCGGTGCAATTCCTGCCCCGCGATGGACTGGTTGTATGATGATGGGATGTGCTTCGCCTGTCACGCGCGACGATTAAATGACGAGGCATTAAAACGGAAATTATACCGTCGCCGGAATCCGCCATCCAATCCACAGTAATCAGGCGGTAACTCGTGGGGCAGATGTGACAAAACCAATATTAAATGAATTCATGGCGCTAACCCACGATGGCGACAGATGGGTCGCGGAAAGATTTGTCATGGGCGAGGATCAGAAGTATGTAGTAACGGAAATAAGCATGACAAGGCCACAGGTAGCCTGGTTGACTATTGCCATATTCGGTGTGGACCCCGACAAACCTTCAAGAAAACGAAGGGGATCAAATGGCAAGACGTAAGAAAGACGCGTAAAAACCGTAACGATATCAAAAGGAGAAATATGAAACGCAGACGGCGGATGAGATCCTGACTCGTATTTTAGGAGATTGAATTTCGCGGGTGCCGGCTCGGCGGTGAGAATCGTGTCGTCGAATGTCCGAAGCGCATTCGTTTCCCCTCGGCGACGCGACGCCCGCGAATGCGGAGGACAGAAATGAAACGGATAGAAGCACTCAAGGAATTGGCTGCTGGATTGCCCGATGCTGATATTCAGTGGGCAGTTGAGATGTTGGAAAAGGCCCGAACAATCATGAACTCCCATCCTCTTTGTGAATGCAAGGCAGGCCTTGAATATCATTGGTTGCTTAAATTGCAGGAGGATGGAGATGAATGAGTTTAAGATTCGCGGGCGGCGGCGTGGAAGGACACACACAATCTGTCTGGGATGCAACGTGAAAACTCTCTGCCACCAGAGAACTCATAAGGATGTTGGAACAGAATCCGGACACTATGGACTGGGAGGTTCTCACGTGGCACCCGGGATTCCCATCAAGGATCCACCCATCTGAGGTATGAAATGAGCCGACAGTTCAAACTACCAAATCTTGGATGTCTATGTCTTGTCTGCCTGGTCATTCTGTTTTGGTTAGTAATAGCCAACTGGATATGGAGATCGATGTGAATCGATTGGATTGCTACGGTCAGTGCGTTCCAAAAGGCCAAGGCCAAAAGAAAAGGTTCGCGTCCTCGCAAAGTGTGAAACGTGAAACACTTTGTGTGCCTGTTGATATAAATTATTTCCTTGACAGGAAATCCGTATCTATGTTCTAATGCCATAAGGACCGAAAATGGCGGAAGTTGAAGAGATCACAGAAGAAGACGTTACAATAGAGATCGGGATCACTCCAGACTACCGCGTGGGTATCGTATTCCAACGGTCGATAAACTGGATATCAGTCCTGTCCAAGGATGCGAAAGCAATGGGAGAAAAACTGATTTCCAAGGCCGTGGAACTAGATGCTCTGATTGCATTGAGAAGCGCCCAGACGGAATCGCGGCTCATACCGGAGAAAAACGATGGATAAAATCCTTTCCTACGAACTAAAGCAACTTTCCAGTCAGGTAGTCATGATGCCTCTCAACGCACGCACCCTTGCCGTGCAGGATGCATATGGTACTCCAACGTTGTACGCGATTACTGATGACACGCAGACGGGGACCTGGCCGCATGTGTTTCATATGATCCGCACCGGCATGCCGTTTACTTGGAGGAGCGACTGGCAGTATATCGCTACCTATCAGGTCCCAGGATATCAAGTGGCATGGCACATCTTTGAACGCTTGGTCTCTCCCGCTCGTGAAATCATCGACAACATCGTTGAAGAGAAGATCGAGGCGAAGTTAGAAACCGCCATCGAAGTCGTTACAGATCCTGTTTCGGGCGGACCCGTAAAGAGTGTGTAATGAGCATTATGGGGGAAGAGGTAACAAATGATGAGGTGGCCTTGCATTATTATGTTACCCAGTTCCTGGGTCACGTGGTATCGGTAATGGCAAACATGGAAGAGAAGATCCTTGGCGCAGAGAAGGTTTGCGCGCACATGGAGGTCAATGATCACAATCGCGCTATGGTTAAACTTATCACAAAACTTTTTGGATGCACCCTTGCACTGATTGCGGTCCACAAGGAGATTGTGAAAGTTGCAGATGAAGTAGCAAAGGGGATCCGAAATGAGAATGGCGAAACGATCCAGTAAAAACACGTAAACATATGACGGGGAGGACTGGGAAACGGTGCAATCAATCGCGTATTCTGCACTCGGGTTTATAGGGGGTGACTCCCCGCCTATACCGTTCGTGGGAAGCGCCGAATTGATGTCCATCCGGGGTCCTCTCCGTCGCCCCCTGGAGCATTGCGGTGGATGAGAACACACGGCGATGGCGTTGCGGTAGTTGCCTGAGGGAGTTTCTTTCAGAATATTTTGCTCAACAGCACAAACAATTTTTCCCACATCATGGAGTTGTCCATCTTGACGCAAGGTCCAACGAAACCTATTTATTGATTGCAGAGTCACCCGAACCAGATGAAGGAGGAGATCGTGAGTGAAGAACAAGCCGTTACCTTAACCACAATGGCCGGTGGCGCGGTCGAAGAACTGTTTGAGCGTGAACTGGAGAGAGTCAACAACGATATTCTTGACCTGAATACCGAGGCGACCGCCGTGCGATCGATCTCAATTTTAGTCAAGATCAAACCCGACGAGAACCGGAACTTCGCCATGGTCGGCGTATCGGTGGACAGCAAGATCGGATCCACTAAGCCAATCGGGACGATGTTCTCCTTCGGGAAGCGCGGCGGTCGTGCGATCGCCGTGGAACATAACCCTGCCCAAAAACAAATGTTTGATCAGGTTGGCCCTCGCGCGACAGTGGTCAACATACAGACTGGAGAGATGAAAGATGGAGGCAACTGAACGACTTATAAACGAAATCCAGAACGGCGTCAAAACGCTTATTCTCAAGGACGCAGCAGGAAACGAATTCAGTACACGCCCACTGAACATGCTCCCGGTGAAGAAGCTCCCCCAACCGGAAACGCTTGAGGTCAACACCCTGACCGGATTCTGCGAGTACGTGGCCTATAACGAAGAAGATCCGAGCGGAGAGCGTCGGATCATCCAGGTATTGAGTCACAATGAGGTGCGCTTGCTGAGTCCACTCTATGGGGCTGCGCGTCAACGCGATGTCCTATGTCAGGCCGGATGCGAGGATATCATCGGCAAGACCTTTAACTTCGGAACTTACTACGGTCACGAGGAGTTCATCGTGAAGTTGCAAGCACTGTTCGTCGAGAGTGACGATCGAGATAAGTTGCTGCGGCTCTTCTCCATGATTAAAACCGAACAGGTTTTGGAGTCCCACGATGACGGCATGAAACAGGCCATCGTTGCTAGGACCGGAGTTGCTACCGTGGCAGAGGCTCAGGTTCCTAATCCGGTGATTCTGTCTCCTTACCGGACATTCCGGGAGATCGCACAACCGCAGAGCCTTTTCATTGTGCGGGTGCGCGGACAAAAGGACGCATTGCCTTCGATCGCCCTGTTTGAGGCCGATGGCGGTCAATGGAAACTCGAAGCCATCACCAAGATCAGGGACTTCCTCTGGGAGCGGATCGTGAAGTCCACCGGGCCGAAGGTCACGATCATTGCGTAAGATTCGCGGGTGGATGGCCTAGATCGAGTCAATAAAGAGGCAAAGGTGGCTTTATGATAATGACCGGAGAAGAGTTGCGTCAGATTTTGGCAAAACTGGGAATGTCCCAGGGGGAGTTGTCCCGCCAGATCGGTGTCAGGCCAGAGACCGTCTGGCGTTGGATCAAGGGTAGGCATCCAATCCCCTGTGCGACGGCAAAGCTGATCTGGTCCATCAGTCTTAATATCGCGGGAGAATTGCAGGAGGAGAAATAATGTCCAATGGTTGGATGCCAGTCTACGGCAGCAGCAATGTGGCCGCAATCCAGTATGATGAAGCGAGGCGTGAGTGCTCCGTCAAGTTCCATGGCGGGGAAAATGTCTACGTCTATCTGGATGTCAGTCTGGAGGAATGGCAGTCGTTCGTCCATGCGGAGTCCAAAGGGAAGTATGTATGGTATCTGAAAAAGAACCACGCTTTCAGGAAGGAATAGATAAAGGAGATTGCATGTCTCAGTTGTCAAAAATGAACAGGGATGACTTTCTTGCCCTGCTTCCCGAGCGGGAACGCATGCATAGAGATGTGGATTTGAAGGACAAGACATTCGACATCCATTATGGCGTCCTCGGCAATTTCACAATCTTTGTGATCCTGGACGCCAAGGGCCTATGGCCAGGAGTCAGCAAGAGGATGCCGACTGACGTCTCGTCCAACGCTGGAATTCTAACCGCAGCCGTGCGTGCGTGGCGTTTATGGCGGGGCAGATCTCCGGGTTACAGTCGGCCGCGTCCCATCTCGAAGCGGGGTGCAAAGAAGATGGCTGCTTCGGCATTGATTTCCCAGTCAAACAAGATGCTCCTGAGGAAGATTGGGCGTGTTGCAATCTGAGGAGATGTCAATCCGAAACATGACCGAGTGGCAAGATGTCCTGAAGAGTGGAGCTGTAGTACTTTGGGAAACGAAACTCTTCAAGATTTTCAGGATGCCAGACGGTCGGTTTTGGAGAGTCATGCCCAAATGGGGCAGGGCATGGCCTCTTGAAATCCGGGGTACGAAAAATGAAGATCTGCTGATATGAAACCAAGATTGATCCATCTTCTCCCCAGCAGGCAATGGCACCACGCGCAATTCCACTATCACTACTGTGCATGGTGCCGGAAACTCTATGAAAAGATCGCTCACCAGGACTGCCCTATCAGTTGGAAACGTAGTCATAAATTCAACCTCTGTCATAGGTGCAGTAGGCAAAACCGAGGGGAATTCATTGATATCATCCCCGAAGGGTGAGAAAAATGGGCGAATATGACGAGGCGTTTGAGCGGGCAGTAGCGAATTGGCTGAATGCCCATGAAGCGCAGATGGGTTTGTATTTCAGTCATGCCCTGGAAAAAGTCGAAACCGTAGCAATCAGGACGGTTGCGGATGAGTTGGCAAGAAAGATGGGAAGATTTCTTGATCAAAACAGGGATGCATTGGTCACGGCAATTGCCGCTGCAATCGCAGCCTGTTGGCAGTCGAGGCAGCATCCCATTCCGGGAATGCAAGGAGGGGTCATTCCGCGCTCCCCCATGCCGGTGCTAGGGCAATCGGAGGAGCCTTGATGCAGTTCATTCTCGGGTGCCTGGCTGTCTGGCGTGTTTGCCACATGTTGGCTTATGAGGATGGGCCATGGGATATCATTCTGCGAACGCGCAGACGGCTCGGGCGTGGCATGTTGGGAAACCTAATGGACTGTGTGGGATGCAGTAGCATTTGGGTGTCCCTGCCGGTGGCGACCTACCTAAACCGCCAATGGGGGAAAACGTTGGTTCTTACCTGGCTATCGCTATCGGCAGGGACTCTGCTCATCGAGGCGCTTTATGGGTTGTTGCGGGGACAAAAGGAAGGATGAGAAAGAGAAAACGCGCGTAGTCTATCTGGGCCGGAAACCGTTCCAAACTTTTGGCAGCGTGACAGGGAATCGGTACTACTTTCATGCCATCGGCGCGACGGCCCTTGTCGATAACAGGGATCTGGCGCGAGTTCTTGTGGTGAAAAACGTTTCCCTGTCGGGGAGTACGTAGAAATAATTCCAACCTGGTGATTTGTGGCAACAGCAAGGGATATATGGATCAAAGCAACTGAGGCGACCGAAGAATTAAGGATGGTAAACGGGCAATTATGTTTGATGGTGCCTCGCTCCAAATGGATCGAGATCAGAGACATGATTCCTGTGCGTCTTAGGTTTTATAATCCGTCACTCAGCGATTGCGTCCCACATGATCCGGGGTTTCGTCTGTACAATCTGTCAGCCTCTTTGACTGTTGGGTTCTCCTTTTTCATTTGTTGTTGGTTCGAGGACGATATTATCAAGTAGAAATAAGTTCAGTAGACAAACGCAGTCAAACTGTGGCACAATGAAAAAATCGAGGAGAAGCCGAAATGCAAGAAACCACCAAAATTAACGAAAAGTGCGAGATGAGAATCATGGATCCGGAATCTGGTGATCTGAAAATGGAGTGGGACAGCACAGATGCCAAACAAGTTGCGGCCGCGGAGGAAGCTTTCAAGAAGGCGTTGAAAGATAACATGCTTTTCTACAGGATGAACAAAGGCGGTACCAAAGGAGAACGCCTCTATGTTTTCGATCCCTACGCAGAGAGAATCGTCGGAATGCCGATGGTGGCCGGCGGATAACCGTGGTGGGTCCCTACAAATCGTTGGTGAAAACCGTAATAAATCCTTGCGATCGCACGAAGAGGATTAGGATGGTAATCTATCCCTTATATCCGACCATAAGATATCCGACATTTACGACTTTTGCCTTTGGAGACACAGGATCGATAGACGTTGGCGGTGAGAATTGGGGCATTGACCATGGTCTCGCTGGCGGTACAACGGGGACCGTCCAATTCGATTCTTATCCGTTGAGTACCTATGGATATGAAATCACAACGAACGACCTCGGAGATTATTCGTATCCGGCCGACCGATACTATGAGGAACGGATGCAAATGATCGGAAACCTATACACGCAACAACTTAACCAGATTATTCTAGAAGGCGGTATCCCATTCTATCAGGGAATCATCAATGGCCTGAACCAGGACCTCAAGGGAATTCGATTTACTTATTCTGCCGTTGAATCCATCCCGCAAGTTTCACGAGCAAATATCGCGGTCCTCAATCAGGGGATGGAAGAGGATTGTTTGGCCGAAGCCGCCAGATGCAGAACTGCCGCCAAGGTGAAGGCCGTTGCAGTAAGCAAAGGCGAGAGACTTCTTGAGGACATTCTGGGAAGCGACGAATATGCTAAATTCATGGGGAATGGTTTTATCGATATTCCGAGTAAGAAGACTCCAGACATGATGTACCGCGTTCGGAAAGGGAGACGGATCGGAATCGTCAAACTGGAAAAGGATATTTGGGTCGAAACAACATTGTCGCTCTGCATCCATCCGGAAAGCCACTGGAGATATGTTGAAGGCGATCAGGTCGCGGCCCACATCCTTCTTTGCAAATTTGACGAGGTTACCCTTGAAAGGGTGGCAAACAAGCATCAATTGAGAGCGGCATGAAACGTGATCAGGCGATTGGAATCACATACAAGGGCTACCGACTCTATTGGACGGGCTGGAAGTCAACGCCCGACCGACTATGCCTAGTAGCTCAATGGTTTATGTTTCTCCCGGATGGAAGGATATTATTTGCATCCTACCCAGGGACAGTCGGCATGTGTTTTTCTGCATCCTGCAATCTTAATATCGCAATCGGCAGCCGCCTCGAAGAGGTAGACCAATATGTAACCCAAGCCACAAAGGCAGTCCGAAAGCAAGAGATCCGGGGAATGCTTTTGGCGCGATTAAGGGACATTATCGATGCCTACGATAATGTTCCAGATTCTCGAGGCGAACCGACATAGTCACGCACACGTATGGGAGTTAGAACAAATATGCAAGTGATTTTCAAGTTGGAAGAAAAACTGGCGGAGATCCATTTGGTTCCGACCAGCCCCTTGAACAAGTCGCAATTGCAGATGATCAGGCAGTACAGCGACAGGGGTGTGAGGATTACCGTAGGACAGGAAAATGAGTTGATCATCATCATCGATTCCGTCGAGAAAATAAATGCCATTGACAAAGAAACAAGAACGTAGAACCTGTTGCCACGGTCATCGGCTGATACGAAAGAATATGACCCGTGATGGGCAATGCCTGACATGCAGGCGAAAGAATCGAGGGTATAAAGGAAATTTGCCGAACGCGGAAAAAAGATCCTGCCCCAAGGGTCATCCCTATGATGGTGATAATGTTGGTTCTTACATGCGCGGAAAGTACAAAATCAGGGTATGCCGGACCTGCAAAAAAGAACGGGCCTTTGATTATTATTGGAAGACGCTGAAGGCCGCGAAGCACCCAGGAAGACGAGGCAGACCAAGAAAAAACGAATAGGCGCAAGATTCTTGTTGACATGAAATTCTAATCGTTGTAAAAAGACAATCGGGAGTTGTCATGCAGACCTTAGATAACGTAATCGAGTTGCTGAAGGATAAACGCTCGGATCTGAGCAAAACGATTGAAGCGGCCCTAAAACTACAATCACAGGTGAGGCGGATTACGAGCGATATCCAGAAAGCAACCAAGATTTTGGCCGCCTCGAAGGATCGGCTACCGTTAGAGAATTCAAGACTGGTTTCACCGCCATCGTTAAGGAACGTGAGGATCAGTTTGGCTGATAGAGCTTGGGAAGTAATGTCGAAAGACCAGGCAATGAAAACGGCAGAAATCTCAGCAGCATTGAACGGACGGGGATATCAGGTGGGAGGTAAAAAGCCTCTGGTTACCCTGTATTCCGCCCTCAATCGCTCAAAAAAGGTCGTCAGGACAGAAGACGGTAGTTGGCTCCCAGTTATCGAATAACAGAATCCGACCCAAATCCTTCATCGGCCCGACATCTTCCCCCCGCGCGTGGGCATGGTCCGAGCGTCATGCTAATCGGGGAACGCACATGAGCAAATATGGGGATCACTGATGAGGTTACATGCACACTCTTTGCAAGAGGTCGTTGGTTCAAAAGTGATCCCCACATTTCCAGCCCCCGTCCCCAGTTTGGAAGGCTCGCCTAACGCGCATGGCAAATAAGGACAAGGAGATAAGAACAAAATACCAGCGTTTTTACATGAGGGAATATAGGAAAACCCACCGCGTTCTCTACAATAGGACTTATTGGAAGGCTCAAAGACAAAGACTCAGGGTTGGGGCTATGAAAGTCCTGGGAGGGCCTAGATGCTTCATATGCGATTGTGACGTAATTGCGATCCTAGAAATCAATCACATCAACGGCGGTGGAAATAAAGAGGCTCGCGCAATGCATTCGAACGTGGCCCTTTACAGAAAAATCATTCGGGATGAGGCATGCAGATTCCAATACAACGTCCTTTGCCGGGTTTGCAATGCCCTCCATTATGTTAAGAACATCGTTGGAATTGTTGGTCATACCGTCATATGGAGGGTTAGTGAGGATGAGTGGTGCAAGCGGAGATCGTTTCTACCTGATGGAGTTCCGGAACAGGCCGGTGCAGTATGGCGACATCGGATCACTCCTGAAGATCAGCGGCCTTGTGGTGAGTGGCGGCGGAGCCGCTGCGGTTTTGCTGTTGCCGAGCGCCGTTGCCTACAAAGGACTCGACTGGACGTTCATCGATCTGACGGACGAAGAGTGGAGCGATTTCATTCACCGGAGCGATGATCCGGAGATTCTGGTTGGGAATGCGAAGATCTTCCAGCGGAAACTACGGTGGGAGATTTCCGGATCGGTGCAGCAACGGATTTGGTCAAAGGATGGATTTAAGTGTGTATATTGTGGCGCGAAAATGGGCGATGCACTTCTCACGATTGATCATTGGGTGCCATTGGAGCTTGGGGGCAAGAACGACGCTACGAATTATCTGACCTCTTGCAAAAGAGACAATAAGGATAAAGGATCAGAACATCCCGAAAGTTGGTGTCTCAGAAAGGGGTATGACTATCATGCGATCTGCGAGTACCTGAGAAACAGGAAACCGGCATGAAAAAGAGCGATTGTTCTAGGGAAAACAATAATAACTGGAAGGGTGGGCGTAAAGATGTGAGCAATGGGTATCCTGCGATTCTCGACCCCAGTCATCCCCGAGCTAGGTCGAGCGGTTATGTCCCGATTTATGTAATGATGGCGGTAGCAGCTTTCGGAAGAGCATTGCCGGACAATGCGGTAGTGCATCACGGCAATGGAAACAAGAAGGAATCAAAGGATTTGGTGATCTGCGAAAGTCAGAGATACCACCTGTTACTACATCGTCGGCTAAGAGCATTCCGGCAATGCGGGAATGCAAACTGGCTAAAATGCCCAAGATGCAAGAAATACGACGATCCTAATAATCTGATCGTCTGGAGAAACAGGGACGATACGAAATCATTCGGAGAACACCCAGAATGCAAGAGTAAGGTTTACCGAGACTGGTATGAAAATAATCGGAAAGCCTAAGGGAATGGCGTCTACGGATAAAGGGTACATGTTTTTCCACGTTCGAATCGTGGGTCGCCCACCATGCGGGCGACTGGCGGAATGGCAAACGCGACAGATTTAAAATCTGTTTTAACAGCAAAAACCTTCATCGACTTGACGCCAGTAAAAATGCCAATGCCATTAAATGCTGAAGGCAGACTCAGACGGCAAAGGATACTTGTCGCCGAAAGAAGGAAAGGGTGGTTCTCCAGGTATGACAGCAAATGTACGAGATGCGGTAGCAGTGACAAACTTGTTTGTCATCATGCAGATCCGGACAAGAAGGTTAGTCATCATATCTGGATTTGGCGGGATGAACGAAGGGAACCAGAATTATCCAAATGCATCCCTCTGTGTTATAGCTGTCATCGCATCGTTCATGGCCAAGTTGAGAAACATGGGACGAGGAGCAGATATAAAAGGGGCTGCCGATGCGATCCATGTAAAAGGGCGAAGTCCATAGAAAAGAAGCGATGGACTCTCCGCCAGCAAATATCGCGGGTACTTGTACGGGATACATGTCACTTGACTTGGAAGCGAAAGCGACATAGGACCGCAAGCCCTATATCTCCCGAACTGACTTCTCGCGAGTAAGCGTGCGAAAGGTAGGCTTGAAAGCAGCCATCCTCTAAGAAGTGAATTACGGGAGAGGTCGATCAAGCGCAGGAGGGGGAAACCCTCGCAGGGTCGGCTGACTCAGGGAGAAGATTTCGGTTCCTCTAACCAAGGATGATTGCCCTGATGATCGCCAAACCGAGTGGAACGCCGGAGCGTCGCGTAACGAGTGGCTGACAACTCAGCGCGGGTGCTGGCTGGCCAGATTCAGTCGTCAATTCTTGGGCGTAAAAGCATATCGCACGATAAAGGAGCCGTCATGGCCATTATAGCCAACATGACAGTAAAAACAGGAGAGTCAATTCCTTTGAGATTCTCTCAGTTATTGGACTACCTGATCGTTGAATTAACCCATTTCAGGGACGTACATGCCATTTTGGGATTTGATGAAATCTTTGTAGAGGGCGTCCTGAAATTCTGCAGCAAAGAGGAAAAGGAACCGTCATGAAGCAGGAGATCGGAATCACCAAGAACCAGATCTTGTCCGAGCTTTCTCGATCGGCCCACGGTAAATTAGTCGAATACATACCAGTCGGTCAGAAGGCCGCAAAGGAAGAACCAGAGTTTCTGGCGCACCTCATTGCTTGGGATAAGGATCATGGCCAGATTCGGGATGCCAAGGCCGCGCTGCCGGTGGTGGCCCTTACCGTTCCTACTCAGCCGGAATTTGCGGAAAACGCCTTGGCGCATCTGGCTCTCCTTAATCCTCGGGAGTTCCTCAAAGCCTATCGTTTTGCCCTTGAAGTCCCAACGCCCGGAAACGGGAAGAGTATCAAACGGTTGGCAGAACGATATCTGCGAAAGATCGAAAGTTGTAACTGGGACCGTATTGCCCTACAGCATCGGACAGTGTTGAAAGAATTGTATGCTCTTACGCATACGAAGCCATCCGAGCGCGCGAATCGGGTTCTGTTCAAGAGAGAGTATCCGTCCGAGTCCGTTTTTGAGGTGGTTGCGAACCTTAAGAACATGAGTACGCTAGAGGCCGCAGGGGTGATTGTTTATAGGAAGATCCCTTTCCTGATCGCAATGGGTGCCCTCGGAGCGAAGGCCAAGGAGTCGGATTTGGTCCTGGCTCTGATTGGACAGATGACTCCCACGGAACTGGTGACCAATACCAAGATGCTTGAAAAACTGGGTGTGAAGACCGTTCCAGCGCTTCGTGCCGCTTATGAACAGGCGTTGGAGAAGGTGGCCAGTTCTAAAAAGGCGACCTTGAAGACCACTCGCGCTTCAGAGGCTCAGACTGATGTGGCCCTGAAAGCCAAACTCGCGGCCACTCAGGAGAAGCAGATCATGGCCTCCAAAGGGATCGAAGGAAACTGGCTTGTGCTTGGAGACAAGTCTGGATCCATGGAGAACGCGATCGAGATCTCGCGGAATGTCGCTGCGACCTTGGCAAAGTACGTCACGGGAACCGTGGCCCTGGTGTTCTTCGATGCCACGCCGCGATTCATTGATGCGACGGGGAAAACCTATGAGGAACTTCTAGGGATAACCAAGAGTGTCAATGCTAACGGGGCGACTTCGGTCGGATGCGGGTTGTTGGCTGCGGTCGAACGCAAGGTGGAAATCGACGGGATTGCCATTGTGTCTGATGGCCTAGAGAACACTCCGCCTTTGTTTATAGATCAATATAAGGCACTCGTGAGCGCGACAGGAAAACAGATTCCAGTCTATTTCTACCATTGCCATGCGAGTATGGTGGGACATGCTGACAGGTTCCTGCCGGGACAGATGAAGGAAGAGAACCTTGACATTCAGGTGTTTGACCTAACGAAGGGCGTGGATTACTACAGTCTGCCTAACTTGGTGACGACTATGCGCGCAAATCGATATAGTCTGATCGATGAAATCTTCGCAACGCCGTTGCTTACCCTGAAGGATACGTTTGTGGGAAAGGAGGTGGTCAATGCCGTTGATTGATATCCTGAAGAACTTTGACAAGGATCGAGCCGATTATGCGGAGATGGTCGCCCTATCTGCCCTTGGAAGGTCCGTTCAGTCCGAATGCGATAAACTGAACGCCGAGGAGCCTGAATGGCTGGCTCCCAGATTGCGGGAACTGCGTAGGGAAATTCATACTCGCCAGCAGGATCGGATCGAGAAGGAACTCCGGGAACACAAGGCCCATCTTGAGTCCTTGAAACCCGCGACCGAGAGGCGCAAGGAGATCGAGGCCAAGATCAAGGAACTGGAAAAGCAACTTGAGCCTGAGTGACTCAGAGGGGAAATCCGCAGGAAGCAGTTTTCTGCGCGGATTGGTCCGATCTTCGGATCGGACCGATCCGTTTGTGGAGAATCCATGATCATAAGTTTCGATAGAATAACAAAGAAGGGACCGCCAGAGAATCCCACTGTCACTGAGGCAGAAACTGGGAAGATTACGGTGGAAAACAGTCTTTTTCTCCGATTTGTTCCAAATCCTGGACCTCTGAAAAAACATGAAGGGAGTCTTGTTTTGGAAGGAGGTTGGATCAATTTGTACTACGGATCTGCAGGATATCTGGCTCAAATCGAAATCGTGGCAGGAGATCCCTGGCAGACCGATCTGAAACCCATCGATTACCTACAACCAAAAAATCCATTGCAATAGGCGATTTCCGAGTATAATACCGCCATGACACGCTGGGTTGAGGCTTTTCCCTCGTTGCCAATGGTGGATATAACGCCTTGGATGGTTACAGCACTACTTGCTGCAGGCGGATTGTTTCTGCTTGGCCTCTCATCCATAATCTATGTCTCCTTCAAGTTCCTCTCCACGATTCTAACGTTGGACATCTCGATATTACGCGAATTGCAGGCCCAGGGCAATCTCGTGGGAGAGTCCGCCAAACTGGCGGAACAGCACACCAAACTGACAGCACAGGTCGCACAGAGCGCAGGTCCAGTTCTCGGCGAAAGATTACGGGACTTCATTGCCAAGAGAATGGCTCCGACAGAGGGAGATTTCCAACCCTATTCGGATGAGGAGATGTTCATTCAAGAACAGGTCGAAACCCTACGCCGTCAGGGTATGTTCGACGATTCCTCAATGACCGAAAAAGAACTTGATGCTTTCATAAGGACTGAACTGGCCAAGGAAAAACCATCGGGAAATATTGCTAACCTTGGGTGAGGAATATGCGATTCGATAGTTGCTAATATCGCTTCCGCGCAAGAACAAGGACATCATCGAACCGATCGCCCAACTCAACGCAAAATACGTTGAATGCGGCGGTGATGCGGTCAGAACTTGGGCCTCGCTTACCGACTTTGAACTGCAGTTTGTGGCTCGAGAGGTCAACCGCTGTCTGAAGAATCCTCGTTATTTCCTCGAGAATTATTTCTTCATCCGCGCCAAAAAGGCTATGCCGCAACCTTTCTATCCATTCTGGGATAGTCAGGAGATCTTTCTCGCCAACTTTATGGCCCAATTTAATGCCAATGAACCCATCCGTCTCATTGTTCTCAAGGCGCGACAGCTCGGATTGACCACAATCTCGGTGGCCCTGATGTGTTGGTTGGCATTTCTCCATCCCTACATGCATGTTCTTTCGATGTCGGACGAGGACACTCGTGTGGATGTGAATTTCGCTATGGCTCGGATTGCCTATGAGAACCTCTGTTGGTGGATGCAACCCGAGAAACGATATGATGTCCGCAGTGCTGTTCTTGGATTCGACCGAGCCAAAGAAATCGACCGGGATTATAGTCTCGGCATGCAATCCGTCATCTATTTTGAGTCGGCCAAACAGCCAGGTGGTGCCGCCTATTCCAAATCCCTCTATGGCGCACATCTCGCAGAAGTCGCTCGATATGGCAACTCCAACGCAATCACTGAGGGAATTTTCGGATCGCTCGTCAATTACAAGCATTCCATTGGAATCATGGAGTCAACGGCCCGTGGCCGTCGTAGCACATGGTTTCGCCTCTGTCGCGCGGCTGAAAAAGGAACGTTAGGTTGGAAGTTCGTTTTCGTTGAATGGTTCCGCGAACCGGGATATTCCATTGCGGTGCCTGCCAACTTTTCAAAGACCAACGAGGAAGATGCCATCATTCGGAAGGCAGAAGAACAACTCAAGATCAATCTCACCGATGGACAAATGGCATGGCGACGGGAAAAGATGGCAGAATTTGAGGCGACGGATGGTGATGCGGAGAAATTTTCCCAGGAATTTCCCTTTACGCCGGCAGAGGCCTTCGTTGCCTCTGGCCGATGTGCCTTCAGCAAACGCCGTCTGAACGAGATGATCAACTACTTCTGCCGACCGCCGAAGTGGACTGGCGAGATCCGTCTAGAGGAAAATAATCTCACTCCCAAATTGACGCGACAGGAGGGCGGCAAGTTGAGGATTTGGGAATCTCCACGGCAGAAACTGAAATATTACATATCCGGCGATCCCTCTATGGGCATCGAAAACGGCGACCCATGTTGCGCCCAAGTCTACCTGATTCCCGAGGACATCAATCAACCACTTAGGCAGGTAGCGCGATGGCATGGATATTCACCGCCGACCCAGTTCGCACGCATTCTGGCGGCTCTCGGTTTCCATTACAACACGGCTGAGATCGCCCCGGAATGCAATACGATCACTACGGTTGCTTCCGATTTGGTCAAGGTTCTCATGTATCCGAGGTGGTATCGGTGGATGCGCGAGGACAAAGCCAGAAATGCTTATTCAAATTGGATCGGTTGGCAGACTACTTTCAGAAACAAAAACGAACTGATAGGACGTTTCCGGGAAGCCCTTGACGAATGGACAGTTATCATCAGATGCGAAGACGATATCGATGAGATGTTCGATTTTGTTGAGGAAGAGGAAGGAACTGAACGGTATAGCGGTGCGGAACATGATGATGCTGTGATGGCGCATATGATCTGCTATTACTGCGCGACCCAATTACGTCCGAGATCGGTTGGAGAACTCAAAGAAGAGGAACCCCCTAAAGACCACGATTTCCAAAACACTGAATATTCAATGATTTATGATAGGGATGATCTCATGCAAAACAGAGAAGGAGATATCCCTTTCGATCAACTTTAGGGAGATGCCATGCCAAATTTATCGAAAAAAGAACGTCCAGCCGACCTGTGTCCCTTGTGTTTTCTGAATGATAACGTAAATGAATCGTTGCAATATCAAACGGGCAAGTTTTCACATTTCTGCAATCGGGGTCATGAATTTGCCGACCGCGAACAACTCTCAAATTTAATGGTGGAAGTATCCGCCAAAAGACGAGAGTCGGGAATGCAGTTTCCGTTCAAGATTCAACCTGGATCACTTCTCGGGTCAAAGACTGTCGCGCAGCCGGTTCAACTTGCAGAAAAAGCATCAGATGTTCCAGATCATGATCTCACAGTTGTCGAAGCCACAACACAGCAGACTGAGATCCATCCTCTGGAATCTCCCCCACCTGTCCTCGATCTGACAGTTCCTATCCCAGTAGGGACAAAGAATATCGTTATTGGTCCTGTCGATTTCGCCCGACTTACTTCCATTCTCGGTCATTTCACCGATTCTGCAACACTATTCGGGGCCGTATGTTCTTTAAACATGCAACTCGCGGATGAACGGGAACTGCGCACACGTGCAGAAACGGCAAAAACTCTGGCGACTGGAATAAGAAAAATCGGCGGAGATGTCTTGGTACAGGTCATCATCCCCGAGCGACACGTTGGACCGATACAGGACCTCGCCGAATCCAACGGTCTGGATATGATCCGATATCTCAATTCACGTATTGAACAAGGTTTGGATGATATGTGGTTCTACTAACGCGCAATCTCTTGCATGGTTATAGGTTTATGCAATGCCGGAGTCGGAATGGACAAAAGTCCGTCCTCGCAATCTGGCAAATGCTTCCTTTGTGCTATCACAAAGGGCAATCCAACAGAAATTATTACTGAAGGAGATGGCCAATGGCAATTTCTATGAAAGCAGTTACCGACGTTATTGAGGTGGTTATGCGTGGGGCAAAACATGCTGTCAAATATATCAATCCCCTTGAGACCGTTAAGGCCACCTTTCAAGGGAAGCGCAAGGGGCGAACCCGCATCCAAACCATTGTGCTCACAGCGGGAACGCCGAATTATCACGAACGCAAATTCATCAAGAGGGCGGTCAGAACTGGGCAACGTTTTCCAATGACCAGAATGAAGTTCTAGTTTCCCCGATCCCGGAGGAAATATGCCAATTTATGAATACCAGTGCCGGAAGTGCAAGGGCATTTTTGAGGTCTATTGCTCCCGACCCAACGAAATCGTGACCGAAGAATGTCCCCAGGATGGGGAGTTGGGCGATCGCATCTATTCTCTGAGCGCCCTAAAAATGTTTCCGGTCTTTAGCACCAGAAATATCCTTCCGGGGGGAGAACCTGTCACAGTCAAAAGTTCAAGTCAGCTTCGGCAACTTGAAGCCGAACACAAGGTCAAGATGGTGGATGCCGACTTCCGACCGCCTCAAACGACCTTTTAGGACCGGGGTACTTGACAACCTCGTGTTAGTCTGTTCCTGAGGAACTCCTATGAACCTCCCAGGTTGGTATAGTTACGATTCTGGTGGCATGGATCGTTCCATGCAACAATCCGACCACGACAAGCAGGTCTCATCATGGTGTCAGGCTGTCTTTGAAGAAGCCAAGGATGAACTGGAGCGGTATGAAGATATTGTTCAATTGGATCGATATATCAACTACCTGATGGGCCGACAATGGACAGAGAGGCGTCCCAGCTACAAGGCTGCGCCCGTTTCCAACAGGATCTGGACCAATCTGATTCAGTTGGTGTCCTATCTAACCGATATCAGACAATCGTTCGAAGTCAAAGCCACCAACAAAAATTTCGACGATCATGCCAAGGTCCTGAACAAGGTGATTCGGGCATGGTTTTTTAATGAGGACGTGGATATGACCTTAGCCATGATCATTATCCACGCTGCCCTTACGATCGGATATGGCAGACTCGTCTGGAATCCAGATCTGAAAAATGGGGAGGGAGAGATCGAATTTACATCCTGTGGGGCTATGGATGTGATTCCGATCCGGCCAAGCCATACTCTCCAACGATCCCTCGGCGTGATTTATCGTTCACCCAAACCATTGGCATGGTTTCAGGAAAAATATCCTACCAAAGGATTTGCCGTACCAGCGGATAGGGAATATTCCCAATTTCAGTCATCCGCAAGCAATGCTGGGCAGGGCATGTTTGGGAGGGCTTGGCAAATTCTTTCCCCGCAAATGAAACGACTTTTTGGGCAGTCGGCCTCGCAATTTCGGGATTCAGTGATTCCGATGTCCCTGTACCGAGAATTCTGGCTAAGGGATAACCAAAAAAACACTTCAAATGCCGATGTCTTTGTGGGCGATGTCGTTACAGAACATGGATATGTGGTCGCACCGGGGAAAAAGTTGTATCCGAGAGGGCGACTCATCTGCATGGGTGGCCCAATCGTTCTGTATGATGGCCCCAACCCATTCTATCATGGTTGTTTCCCATTCGCCGCCCTGAGACTAAATCGAGTGCCATGGCAATGGCCCGGAGTCAGCGAGTTTCGTAACCAGATCCCGCTCCAGGATACGATGAATAATATTCTTGCCGGGATCCTGGATGCAGTCAAAAAAGCCGTCAATCCACCCATTATCATGCCCGACAATGCACTTGGTCCTGCCGCTAGAAAAAACCTGGATCCGAACATGCCCGGAGCCAAAGTATTCTATTCCCCGGCATCGATTGCGCCCCCACAATATGCTCCAGCCCCTCAACTTCCCGGCTTTGTGTTTCAGGTTATGCTTTATGTCCAGCAGGAAATGGATTCTCAAGCTGGATTCGTGGATCTCGGCGCGGTCAGTCGCAAAGGGATTATCCCCGCCGCCGATACCCTGGAGCAGATGAAAGAAGGACAGCAAACCCTAGTTCGCCTCAAGGTGAGATATATCGAAGGATTCCTGAAGGAAATAGGCCAACAGATGATGGCGGATGTTTTTCAGTTTTATAGTCTTCAACGTCGAATCATTATGCTGGGATCCGATGGCATGACGTGGGAGGATTTTGACTGGAATCCTGGTACGATGGTCCCAGCAGGAACACCACCTGAAGAGCACTGGCGCTCATTCCAATTCATGGTTCAGCCAGGTTCGCTTCTCAAATCCAGTCGGTTGCAACAACAGCAACTCATTTTGGGTCTTCGCGGTCGCGGTGATTTTGACCGAGACAATACGCTCGAAGCCCTAGATCTGGGTAGCATGAAGGATAGTGTTCGCAAGAATCTGGAGCAGGAAGGAAGAGAGATTCTCATCAACATCGTCAAACAGAAAATGGCCGCACAGGGCGGTGGCGGAATAGGGATGCCTGCCACGGCTCCTATGACACCAGCAAGCTCTCAACTAGTATCGTAGGAGATGGAAATGGCATCCATGGGGCCTGTCATCAGATTCTACGAAGGAAAAAGTAAGAACTGGAAGAAACTTTGGGGAAAACTCTGGGATGGGACACAGATCTTCATTGTCGATGGCCCCCATGTTCGAGAGAAATATTTTGTCGATTATGTCGAAGGTGGCCACGGTTACGTCTATTCCTGGATCCCTAAAGATGAAATCTGGGTCGAGGATATGCGCAATGAGATCGATCAGGGCATCAACATGATGCACGAGATCTATGAATATACCCTCATGAGGTATCTGAAGAAGGATTACGATAAAGCGCACGATTGCGCGGCCAATGTTGAGACTCTTGTACGGCAAGCGATCGCCGCAAATCCCACCTTAAGGGGAAATAAACCGAGGAGATAGGGGGGGACATGATTTGGTCTAAGGAAGCCAAAGATGCCCTCTATAAAGATCGGAAAAGAGATGTGTGGGCACCGGATGCGATTCCTTTTGGTGGAGGGACCACGCCAAAGGTCATTCTTCAGGGAAAAGCTCTGAAAATCATCAATCGGGGCGGTGGCAGGAAGTGCAAGACCATAAACCTCGGCGGCGGACGTCGTCAAACGCAGTTTGGCCCCAAGACAAAGGGAACGGATTACATTGTTTTCAATTGTCCAGGTTGTGATATGCGGAATAAAGCGTCGGCATACAGGATCATGGGATCCGCTGGACAGTCGGTATCGGTCAAATGCAACAAGTGTTATCGGGAGATCGAATTGGCACCTCCTCGATCTACATCAATTATAATTGATCCAAGATCGCCCGCCAGAAGCCCGATGGATTTGCTGGGACCTGATGGAAGACCACTCTGACGAGGGTTTATGGAACTTGGCGCTGATCTCAAAATAAGTGCATCTGGTGATAAAGGTCCGATAGGCGATAAAGGGCCAGATGGGGATCAAGGACCCCCAGGTCCTGGAGCAGACCACGATCAACTGGCTCACCTAGCCTATGCGGATGCAGGGCATTCAGGTTTTGCTCCTACTTCTCATACGCACGCCGAAAGTGATGTTACTAGTCTTGTTACAGATCTCGCTGGTAAGGTACCAACAACTCGTACCATCAGCACCACAGCACCCCTTACAGGTGGCGGGGACTTGAGTGCTGATCGGACGCTGGCCGTTGCCAAGGCTACCGCCTCCGTGGATGGATATTTAGATCACACCGATTTTGCTACCTTCAATGGGAAACAGAGTGCTTTGACCCTGGGGAATCTTACGGCAGTTTCTCCTCTGGCATTCGATGCCACCCGCCAAGTATCCGGAGGTGCGACTCAGGTTTCGATTCCCAAGGCCACATCGTCGGTGGACGGATATTTAGACCATTCTGATTGGGACACATTCAACGCGAAAGCGAACGCTCTAAGTGGAACAAGTGGGCAGATCGCAAAGTTCACTAGCGCCTCTGCCATAGGTGATTCAGTTATCACTGAATCGAATGGTAAGGTCGGCATCGGGACGACGGGGCCGAACGTGAGGTTAGAAGTTGCGGGGCAATCCGCTACTGGGATGACACCCGGCACAGCAAAAGGAAGTTTTGGGATATTGAACGAAGCCAAGTTGTACGGCCTCTATACTGCGGTGTCTGGCACCGGGGATGTTTTGATGCAAGTCCAGCGGAATGATGCAAACACCGCTGTCTATAACTTGTTACTGCAACCAAGCGGCGGCTACGTCGGCATCGGGACGACGGGTCCGGGACAAAAATTAAGTGTTGCTGGAAATGTTGAAATTCAAGGAGCGGCGACTGATAGATATATCATAACGGATGCTGTCCAAACCGGAAGCGCATCTCTTCGTATCCAAGCTGGTGTTGGTTCTGCTGGATATGGCGGAGCTATCAATTTATTTAGTCACGCTCATTCCACAAGACCAGGTTCCGTGGTCATAGGATTGTCTCAGAATGCTACCGGTGCTGTCTTTGCTGTAAATGATCAAGGATTGGCTGGCGGGACAGATGTGTTTACAGTATTAAGAACTGGCAACGTCGGCATCGGGACGGCGAGTCCTGGACACGCTCTGGAGATTGGCACTGATGATGCCTATAAGCCTACCTCAAGTACATGGGGCATAGTTTCCGACCGGAGAATCAAAACCATAACCGGCCGATTCCACGATGGCCTGAATATTATCAGGGAGATTGGTCCTGTATGGTATAGATATAATGGCCTGGGTGGATTTAAGGACGATGGGGAACACATCGGAGTGATCGCGCAGGAAATCATGTCCATCGCTCCATACATGATCGAAAAACTTAAAATGCGGCTTAATCCCAATGATTCGGAAGATACAGAATTACTGGGCTATCAAGGTCACGCTCTTCCATTTATTTTGTTGAACGCAATTAAGGAATTGGATCAGAGAATGACAAAGGCAGGTTTCTAAAATGCCCACCAGTGGTTTATTTAACGAGAATTTATTCAACGAAGTGCTGTTCAATGATGGGCCGATTGAATCTTCAGTCTTTGTCGTAGACGCGCGCTTCAATGGGCATATGTTTGACGAAGTTTTGTTTAACGAGGGGCCTAAAACCGGTATCCCGACCGTCAAACCGGTTTACGGGATAGAAGTTATTCGGTAATGTTTAACCCGCGGAGGAATCATGGGAGAGGCGGTAATAAGGAAGGTGTTTGAATCAAAAGAAGTGGCGTTTGATTTCACTGCGCCCAAGATGGCGATCAGCGCCGGCGATCACCGAAACTTTTCGATCACGTCGCCGGAAGATCATGTCAGCCAGGCGGCGAAGTTGGCAATTCGGCACGTTATCTCTGCCGCCTATCCACAGGGGATGGCGATCGCTGAATCTGAGCACTGGGAGCTGCTGCAGGAATTTGTCAATTCGGATGTCACGATCGTTTCAGCGGGACTGACGCTCGGAGAAGTCGAGTGGCTCCGAAGGACTATCGAAAAGGATGGCCTGAAAATCGATACCGCCCTTGTGCAATGGGTTTGTGCCCTACTTCGGTATCTGAAGCAGCTCAAGATGGCCGCCGAAGCTCAGGGGCAGATCACGGCTGGATAAAAACGGCACTCAAACAATAGACATATTATAGAGGCTTCCATGACTCCAGCGGAAATTTGGCTCATGCTCGTAGGCGCGGCGGTTGTGGTATTCGGCGCGGGTGGTCTTGTGAACAAAATTCGGAACGGGAAATATGTCGCAAAAGAAATGTGCCACGAGATTCACCGGGGCGCGGATGAACGGTGGACGCGACTCGAGGGTAGCATATATGAAATTTGACCCTCATCTTGGCGGAGAGGACATGTCCACCAGGCAACAGGGAGGTGCGATCTACCACATCCCCTTCGTCGGCCATCCGTCGATCTGGCGCAGGTTGAAAACTTGGAATCGTAAAATGTACCGGCTTTTGTCCGCAGCGATAAGGACTGTAATATGCAAGATTCGCTCGGGAAAATCGTAGTAGCCATTCCGGGCCAACCCCAGAGGGCAACAAAAAACCGTGCCGATCCCACGGCTCCGTTTTATGTGCATGGTTATGCTCTCCAGAGGTTAAAGAGCAACGTCGGAGACGTGTATGTATCTCTATCTCCAATAGATGATCGTATCAACTTGACCAAGATCCTGTGCATTCTCTCAGCATCGCAACCTTCGTTCTCTGCAGGTATTGGGATCGAACTCAACGGCACGGATATGTCTTGTGTTTACATCGATGCCGACAACGGCGGAGATGGTGTTACGGGAGCTATTTTAATCAGTTAGGAGGAGAAAATGGCAGGCAGAGGAATTAGCATTCAAACTGAGAGATCTTAATATAAGGGGTCCCAAGAGACAGGAGGCAATAGAATGTCTGAAAAACGTTGGATAGCTTCGGCCATTAAGAAACCCGGCAGTTTCACTGCTTCCGCCAAAGCGGCGGGGAAATCTGTGGCGGAATATGCCCAGGAAAAGAAAGGCGCAGGGGGTAAGGTGGGGCGTCGGGCCAGATTGGCCATGACTTTGCGTAAATTGGGCCGCAAGAAGGCTCGTGGTGGATCGCGGAGGTGACCATGCCTGAAGGCGAAACCCTTCCTAAGACTGGAAAATCCAAGGACTGGCTCCAATATGCCGACAGGAAACTCCAGGAATTCAGGAACTATCACTCTGAGCGTAATATTATCGGCCAGATCAAGCATCCAATGCCTCTGGGTGATGATTACTCGAAGTTGCTTTCCCAGAACGAATTAAGTGCCCGAAAGATGGGCATGGAACTGTTGCGAAGGGAAACGAGGGCGATGACAGCCGGCACGAGCAAAGTACCTGGAAACGTACCCCAGTATAAAAGGGGCGGTCTAGTCAGAAAGACCGGACAGGCCGAACTCCATAAAGGAGAAGCCGTGGCCAGGAAAAAGCCCAGAAAATCATCCCGTTCAGGTCGTCGAAGTTAGGGGGGGGGGCTTGACAAGGTAATGCTAGGCTGTGAGTGACGGCAAACTCCCGATGTGGCAACGCGGGAAGTTGAGCACTCACCCGCTGGACTGACCGCGTTGCCCAGGAGAGCTTATGGCGAAGAGAAAATCGAAGATGAAAGCCCCCAGGATGTCGATGGCGGTACCGATTGGGCCGTCGATGGATACGGCCGCAGCCCAGAAGCGCGAAGAGGAATACCAGGTCAAGGATGATGCGCGTCGGATCGAGGATTACGCCGAACTTCGGAAGGACTCAGGAAGACATTCGAAAGCCATCGATCATCTGCGTTGGAAATCCAGCATGCTTGACCAGCTGGAGGGCAACAACGAAGGCCGCAAACCGCAGCCGCGCGGCAAGGCCCGTCAGGGACGAAGAACGGCTGCAAGGAATATAGGCCGTGCCTAAACTTGCGAGAAATGCCAGCAAGGGAGCTAAACAGGAACGCATCCACGAGGAAATGTCAAAGTTCAAACATGGTGCGCTTCATTCCGGCAGCAAGACAGGCCCCACCGTAGAGAACCGAAAACAGGCAATAGCGATCGCACTCTCGGAAGCGGGAGCATCGAGAAAGACGAAACGATCTGGACGCAAGGCCACCAGGGGATCCAGTAGAAGGTAGGCAATGCCTAATATCTGCATGACCAAGAAGGATGCGGTGCAGGAACATGAAAAATTAGTGAAAGTCCTGAGGTCAGGAGGTAAACGCGCACTGAAAGCCGAGGCCAAGGATCAGGCCGGGGAGCTTTCGAAGTATCGTGCCAAGAAGGATCGCAAGGCCCCCAGAGCATCGGGACGCCGCTAAGAGTCGGGAGCTGCAACTGAGTATTTTCAAAGGAGAATGGTATGGCCAAGAAGGATGAAGGAAACGAAATCGTACCCGGACAAATTTATGAGGGCCACGGTGATAACACCCAGCCTGCTGGAATCCAGAGTCCCGCAACCTTCGCGCCCCTAAGTCAGGAGCCGAAGAGCGTGAACCAGAAAACCGAGTCTGGGAAGAAGGGGAAGGAGTCCTAGATGCCGATACCTGGAATGGACAGACCACCTTTGCCATCTCCAGATATCCAATCGCAAATGGGGATGCCCCAGCAAACCCCGCCTCCGGGCGGTGGTCTCTCAGCGATCGTTCAGAGAAACGCGGCCCAAGGGCCGGCGGGCGGTGTGGGGATTCCCAATCCGCATGGATTTCTGCTGGCTCAGGTAGAAGCTGTAAAACGGGTTCTCCAACAGATAGCTGGCGCGGAGCCAGTCTTTGCCCCGTTTGCTCAGAAAGCGATCAGTAATCTTGATACTGGAGTGTCAGCCGTCAGCACTGCCCCACAGGTAGGAAGACCTGAAGCCATGGAAGCAGGGCCAGCGGGAGGGATGCCTCCCGGATCGACCCCAGCACCTGGCGGAGGGGGAATGCCACCTTTGGGGTAGCCGTCAATCCAACCGTTGGATGCTGATGGACATCGGAGTTGCTATTACTTTGGGGTGAGAGAAATGTTGAAATAACATGCCACTCTCAGCGGAACTCGAAAAGCTCCTGGGATATGTACCAGAGGCCGAACGAGAAGCGAGAAGGAAAGAATTAAGTGCCCTCCAAGAGGGTAGTTTGCGGCAAGATGAATTCTCGCGCAAGATGAATGACCTCGACAAGAGGAATAAGGAGGCCGAGGTTATCCACCGGAAAAATCGGGAATGGTTCGACACGGCCAAACCGCAATATGAGGCTATGCAGAAAGAGGCTCGTGAGGCAAAAGAGCGGCTTGCAGCCCTCGAAACCAGGGAAGATCACCCTAATGATCTTGAATCCCCAGATGATCAAGCCGCACTTCAACGGCAACTTCGTGTAGCGCGCGAGGAAGTTGCAGCCACGAAGTTGCAACTCGAGGCGGTCGCGACCACCGTCACCGAATTTCAAACAATGCTCAAGGATGGCAAACTTCTCACTGCCGATGATGTAAATCGGCGTGGAGATGCACTGGGCGCAGCCGTTCTTGACATCATCGATCTCCAGTCAAGACATCGAGCCGATTTCGGCATTGAACTCCCGAGGCAAGCACTCCTCGATGAGGCACAAAAGCGCGGCGGGGATTTGTCTGCCGCCTACGAATTTTTGACCAAGGAGTCGCGAGAAAAGAAACTCAGAGAAACAATCGAAGCCGACGTGCAAAAGCGATGGGATGAAAAACACAAAAACGATAACACTCCATACGCAGCAGGCGGGGGGGAACCAGTGCTTGGCCCCTTGCAGCAACGACTTCAAAAGAAGGATTCGGGCATTCCTGATGATGTTCAGGCCGATGGTTCAGGCAGATTAGCTGGCCTCATTGCGCAGGAATTTCGCGCGGAAGGTAAGTCCTGATAACGGACGGGATCGGTCTTGGCTCATTCCGGCCCCGTTCCTGTAGCACAAACCAGAAGCGTTACCCGAGCCGGCGATCGGAAGCCCCGCAAAGGCAGAACCGAAAGTTGGAAGGTGAGACAAGCAGAGGTGAGTGCCAATTGGGTAAGAGCCAATGGAGCATTTGCAATGTTTGTTTCTATCTTCAACTTACCAGTAAACTCAGGAGGTTAAATTAGTTATGGCTCTCACTTGGGATGACATAACGGGAAAGGTCAATAAACACATAATCCCGAGACTTGTGGATAATGTGTATAAAAGCTCTCCCGTCTTCACTCGTCTTCGGACTCGCAACGCGGAGCGGTTTGAGGGTGGAACTTCCATCCGGCACCCCATCGCATTTGCCGAGCTGAACGGCGGGGCTTTCCAGCGTGGGGGGACGTTCAATATTACCTACGTACAGACGGACACGGCTCTTGAGGTCGTGCCGAAGTACTTAGTGCGGCTATTCGGTCTGGATTGTGGTATAATGCCGGTAGCTGCTTAGAAGGTACTCTATGCGTTTGGCGCTCGAATACGTTGCAGCATTTCTGGATTGCGACGGAAGCATCTCGATAGTTCACTCCCGGCGTCCCAACAGGACCCGAGATGAATATTATGCGAAGATCAACTTCTATTCGCAGAATCTTGGGGTACTGTACGAAATTCGAGATATCGTTGGCGGGGCGATCACTCCGCCCAATACATCCATGGTTCACACTTTGCAACTTTCCCCACGATCATCCATTGCCGCAGCAAAGATGCTATCTCCTTATCTGAGGATCAAACAGGAACAGGGGTTCACGGTATTGGAATTAGAAAAGTTGAACCGATCAAGCAAGAAGATCGGCAAGAGGTATGAGAAGGGTGGCCACGAGCCTGTTAGCGATGAAGTATTCGCACAACGGATAACTCTCTGCCAGAAGACTCAATTCCTAAACCATAAGGATGCCCAAGCGTTTAGAACAAACCGGGTGAAATCGGTGGAACTCTCAACGGGAGAGACAATGCCGAGCCAAGCCGCAGAGGGCAAAGGTTCTGCGGAAGGTGTAACGACTAGAGAGGTGAGTCCCAACGATAATCCTCTCCAAGAGACCCCGGCCCGAAAGGGAAGAGATAGTCTGAGCAGCGCGATTTCCCGCAGCATCCAGTAACCGCGCTGAAGAGCGGATAAAGAACCGCTCGATAACATAACTGACTACGTGAACGTCACCCTCTTCGGTACCGACAACGTGCTGGCTCGTGGCCCCGAGGCTGCGATGAATTACGTCGAATCCAAGATGGTGAATGCCAGCGGTAAGATGGCAAAACTGCTGGGAACCGACATCTTCCTTGATGGTACTGGCGTTACCTCTGGAACCATCAATCTCGATGGGATGCAGCAGGCGTTGGATAATGGCACCGCCTTAGGGTTTACCTCATATGGCGGTATTACTCGTACTGACCTCGGCGTAGCTAACGGCACCAACAATGCCGGCATCAACGGTTATTCCAATGCCTCGACTACAGTCTTTACGATGGCCGCATTTCAGACCGCCTATGGTGCTGCTTGGTTCGGCAACGAACATGTCGACCTGATCGTCACCACTCAAACGCTCTGGAACATCATCTGGAACAAGATTCTGCCGCAACAGAGATACATGGAAGAATCAACCGATGTGGCGAAGATCGGATTCCAGAGTTTGCGTTGGAATGGCGCGTCCGTCTGCGTCGATCAGTATTGCCCAGCAAATTTTATCTTCGGCCTCAACACGAAGTACATCCAGTTCTGGATCTCGACCCTTCCCAAATATCAGTTCGGGTTCACGGGTTTCAAAGAGGCGCAGAACACGGATGACGTGGCGGGGCAGTATCTGTTCGCAGGAAACCTGTTATTCCCGGCACCGCGCTTATTCTTCATGTTCAGTGCCATCACCTCATAAGGGGGGCATCCATGACTGACGGATTGTTTCTGTTTGGCAGTGATCAGACGGCGGAAGTTCCGTCCTCCCCCGGAACGGCCAACCATGCTACGGCCAAGGCCCCTTTGGGGGCCTTGTATCGTGAAAACGGTAAGATCTGGCGCTATGTGAAATTTGATGCCCAGGGCGTAGCTGCCGTTGCCATAGGGGTCGTGCACTGGTATGCCCTCGATCCAGCCAACGGCGTCTTCACAGTTACTACTGACATGAGTGATGGCATCGGCAAAAACCTTGTCGCGGGCGTCCTCGGTTGCGTGGTGACGGACGGATACTATACCTGGATTCAGGTTGGCGGTGTAGCCAGTGCTCTCATCGATTTCACAGTCTTGCCTGGGGATTATGTGGCGGGAGCCGTTCCGGGCATCAAGATGAAGTACAGCGCGACGGATAAGAAGTTCGCTGCCGTAGCTCCCACTACTGGCGCAGATGCGATGGTCTTCGGCGTGATGATCGAGTTGGGGTCCGTTACGGATTCCTATGGCAAGGTCCTCCTTCAGAACCTTGATTGGTAGGAGGACTCATGGCAATTACTCCTACTCAACTCGCAAATCTATCACTCGGAAACCGCGATGGCGTCGTTGCGAAGTTCACCACTGTTGCCGAAGGCGACACCTGGGAAAGTCCCATGAGCGTCATCGAACACGTGGAGATCGTGGATGCCAGCGGATTGCACACAGTGGGATGTACCGTATCAGGCGGTATCATCACCTTCAAGGTTGGTGGTGGCGATGCTACGTTGGGCGTCACCACCGTTTTCGTTCTCGGTTTCAAGTGACCTAAAGGAGGCTTTATGTCTGTTTATGGTGATGGCTTGTCCGCCTTCGGGAATGCTCAGACGGTGGAAATTCCTCCCGATCTAGTCGCTTCCCCCTTCGGTGGAATTGCAAACACCAATGATGCGACGGCTAAGGTTCCTTTGGGAACCTTGTATCGGTATAAGGGCAAACTATATCGCTACGTCAAGTTCGTAAAACAGACGAACTCGAACACAGCGGTATTAGGATCTGTCATGTTTTGGCATACCACTCAATTTGATCCAGGGGCGGGAAAGTTTTCGGTAACTGGAGACTACACCTATGCTTTGGCTGGTCTTAATGCCATCGCGGGTGTGCTACTCTGCACAGTAACCGATGGTTACTGCACCTGGATTCAGGTTGGTGGATATGGTTATGCGTTTGTAGCTGCTTCAACCGTGGCTGGAGACAAGATGATCGGTACGGCTGATGATACCATGTATTTCAACCGGATCGCAGGCGCAACTGCGGAGATTACGTCCGTCGTTTTCGCCATTGCCCTCAGTTCCGTGAGCAGCAACAAGTCTTATGTACTGATTCTGCCAGGTGTTTTGGCGAGTTTCTAAGGAGGAATCACAATGACTATTCAATTGAAAGATGGATTGTTCACCTTCGGGTCGAACGAGATCGTTGAGGTTCCTCCAGATCTGAGCGTTGGTGGAGGCATTGCCAACACCAACGATGCAGTTCAGAAGGCACCTCTCGGAACGTTATTGCGTTTCAAGGGTCAAGTCTATCGTTATGTCAAGGTAGACGCAGTTTCTGTCGCGGCAGCGGCAAATGGTGTGGTCTACTGGCATGAACTCGATTTATCCGATGAGGGCAAATTCGAGGTTTGCACGGCATATGCGTTGCGGATGGGAGCCACAAACGGTTGGAATCTGATCGCTGGCATTCTGGGCTGCGCGGTTACGCATGGCCATTATACCTGGATTCAGGTTGGCGGTGTAGCCGACTGTCTGGTTGATCGTGCCACCGATGTTGGCGATCTTATGATCTATAGTACGACCGATCTAACCTTCGGGCGAGACGCTGCGGATGCCAACTCGACGGCGATCCCATTCGGAGTAGCCCTCGAAGAGGATCTTGCCGGCGTGGCGGCTGTTCTGTTGCACAACATGATGACCTTTTAAGGGGGGACAATGCCTGTTATCACAACTACGCTAAAAGAGAATCTGTCCCTCGGTAGCCGGGATGGGGTTGTTGCTAAGACCGCTTCGATCGACAATGGTGATACCTTCCCTACCGGACTGTCAGCCATCGACCACGTTAGTTTCACCAACGCAACCAGTGGACAGACAGGTGGATATACGGTAAGTGGGGGAACCATCACGTTCATTCTCAGTGGTTCATACGGCGCGACCAGCATTCTGGCTATCGGCTTCAAATAAGAAGCCTGCGCAATATGGCCGGGGTCTGTAGCGGCCCCGGCATTTGCACGAGGGAATCATGCCTAGTGGCGGACGGCCTTGGCCTGCTTGGAGCTATTGCAGGTTCCACAGAGGGGCTGGATATTGTCAATGCCATTGCCGCCGCCAAGGGACAGCGGGACGACGTGCGAACTTCCTCGGCGTGGGTTTTGCGATATTGTTGGCCTGCCTTCTTTATCCTGTCAAGATTTCCTTTAAGGTGAAAGTGCTCAATGGGGAAGGAGTTAAGGCATTTTGTGCAGGTTTTCTCCATATCGTGGATTGTAGATCATCATACGAAGGAAGTCCAGCGGGGGCCATATGCCAATAACAGGCCCGACGCAACCAATGGCAGGGGGCGGAGCGGTACAGGAAAATTTCCGACAAATGATCGACCACGTTTTGAGTTACAATCCTGACTGTCCGCCGCAGTTAGCGAAGAGGCGTATCAATACTCGCCTACGCCAAGTGCAAGACCGCCGAATGTGGGGCGGTCTGCTTGTGCGTGGGGAACTGTCGATTCCAGCAGCTTACACGACTGGCACAATAACCGTGACCCGTGGGTCAAAGCTCGTCACAGGCACGGGTACCTCTTGGTCCTACCAGGATATTGCTACTCATCTTACAAACGCGATTCTCTATCCGGGCGAATATCAGGATATCACCCCAGACTCGATGACTGGGATCAACGCGGGGGACTGGCTCAACATCAGTGACGGGGCGGCAGATCAGGAGTATCTTCTAGTCCTTTCCGTGACCTCCTCATCTTTCCAGGCCAAACCCACCGTTGCGCATGCAGCGCATTCCACAATCTATAAGTCGATCCTGTCGAGGCGGCAGTTCCGTCTTGGAACCACTAGGCCGTTCTACAATATCATCGGGGTATCAGCGGATCAGCACCTAACGCTCGATCTTCCTTGGGGCCACAACTCCCAATCTCTGTCTGCCTACCAGATCTGCCAAGCTTACGTGACCCTGGAGCAGAACCTGAGAATGGTCTGGTCTGTCCTGAATACGGCCCAGGGTTGGCGGCTCAGACTTAACATGCCCCAGGAAGTCCTGAATACCTATGATGCTTGGCGGCAGACCACTGGATGGGTCTACATGATGGTTGATTACATCCCGGATGAGATCGGACGCATGCAGTATGAACTCTACCCGACACCGAGCATGGAACAAGGATTCCCCTATCTTGCCTATCGGACAATTCCGAACCTAGCGGAAGATGAGGATACTCCCCCGCCATGCATTCCGTCACATCTCTTGGTTCACGGCGCACTTGCCGATGTCATGATCCACAATCGGAAGAGCGCCTATTATGATCCCAATGTTGCGGCAGGTTTTTTGCAACAATTCCTGTCTGATCTTGAATGGGCTGTCTTTGCCGATGATTCCGTCTACATGCAGAACCTTCAGTGGGCGTATTCGAGGTACCCCTTTACCCAGCATGGTGCCAACTATTGGCAGAGCCATGACATTGACTCAACTCTCGGCAGCGTATAGGGTTATGGGGATTATGAGGCTCGTTTTCGAATGGATGCATACCACCCAGTCTTGGAGCGCAAATGTTCAAGGGAATGACAGTTTGGACACAACCATTTGAGATTCTCTGGATTGCCATTCTTATCATTGCCGTCCATGTGATGCATTTGAAGAATTCTTGGCTCGGCGTTCCATCCGCAGAGTTCACATCGTTCCATCGGTCTTATTTTCCTGAGATTATCTCTGTGAACGTTGGGGGCGCTCCCAAATTCCGTTTTGGTCTTTCTGATTGCCATGCTCTTAAAACCGCATTCTCGGGAGCATGTCTCTCTGCGTCTAGCCAATGCCTCCCCCTTTGTTCTGGTGTAGGTGGTTCCGCAGATTGGACATTCCATCTTCTGCCTCGGGCTTTTGATCTTGCCGGTCTCATTGAACCTGGAAGAGCATGGTTTACTACAAAACCGTCTCTGCCTCTTCCCTCGCGCTTGCCAAGGAACGAGAGGAAACTCTTTTCCACAACATGGACAGGTTTTGACGACATATTCCTTGCGCCTGGACTCATCTGGTCTAAGTTCGGTGTTCATCATGTCGCAGACTGTATCACAGGATAAGCAATATGTCGATTCCTAGAATTCTCGTTTCAGTACCGAATTATCATGCCGTGGAGCCATATCCTTTCATACATTTCCTTATCCTGTCGCAGGAAACCGGCAGGGCCGAACTGGAAGGACGTTACGCGGTTTGTTGGATGGTAGGAGGTCCAAAGGTCAAGATCATTCCTGTTCGTGAAGGAGCGGTTCGCATAGCCCAGCAAAAGGGTTGCTCACATCTTCTCCAGATTGACGATGACATGGTTTGTCCCCAGAAACTGATTGATCATCTTCTGGCAGATGATGTGGATATTGTTGTCCCATTGTTTTTCACGGCTGGCCCTCCAATAAAACCCTTATGTTTCGAATCTGGAACCAATGGCCGACCAGTTCCCATCTGGGATTATCCCAAAAAGGCATTATTTGAATGTTCTGGAGGTGTGGGAACTGGAGTCATGCTGGTTAAGATGGAAGTCTTCAAGGCCATGGAGTCACCTTATTTCCGTCCAACGTTGGATCTGACAATCGGAGAGGATATTGACTTTTGCAGACGTGCCATGCTTCTGGGATTCAAGTGCTGGTGCGACAGTAGGATCCTGGTACGGCAAATGGCTTGTCAGACTCCGATCGGGGAAGAGGATTACTCAAAAGCCACTTGGGGATTGACAGAACAATTGTAAGATGATGTTTGGAGGAATTATGGCAAGAAAAGAAATACCAAATCCACCCGAGAGATCACAACGGACTTACAACCAGGCCCCAACGGGTCACAAGATCCCGGAGGGCCGATCCCCAGATGATCCCAGCATGAACTTCGCCATTCCAGATTGCGGTACCAAGGCAGGGGGTCAATTCATAACACCGTTCGTCTTGGATGACGAAGATCTTCCAAATGGGACGGATAAGGGCAGACAGATCCCGTAGGAGGGCATCATGAGTTGGATTCTATCCCAAAAGGTGCTTTCGACCACGAGCGCTGAACCTCTGTCGGCAACAACGGTAATCTGCAATCAGGTTCTGATCCAAGCAATCCGTGGCAATAACGCAGCATTTATGCTTGGTGACCACACCGTAGCCGCCATCCGAGGCATCGAAATCGCCGTCCCGCCCACTACTGGTCAAATTCCAGTCTTGACCCTTGGTGGAACTGGACAGAACTGCGTTAATCTCTCCGAGATCTACCTCATCGGTGAAATGGGAGACGGCGTCAACTTTTTTTATGAAGTCTTCTAAGGAGCCAAAACCATGGGCGTCAGTTATCTTGGAATGGCTGGAGGCGGTGGGTCTCCTGGTGTTACGGATCACGCGGCTTTAACTAATTTGACCTTCGCGGCGTCAGGTCACACTGGTTTTGCCCCATCCGTATCTCCGACATTCACCGGCCAAGTAACCATCAATCACGGCACGATAACGGCGAACGCTCCTTTCTCATATAATGTCACCTGGAACAATGCCGCCGTTAAGTTTACCGGATTTCAGATCGACGTTACCGAGACCGCCTACGACAGCCAATCAATTCTTATGGCCGTGCTAATTCACGGTCAAGATCCCTGTTTCGCAGTCCTGGCAGATGGCGCTATGGGAATAGGTTCTACGGCGAATTTTTCTAGTACCCATGCATTCTTTCATGCCGCGATGGGTGCCACCTTAGATCTCACAAGTTCGGACAATACTCGTATGACCATCCGCAGTTACTATGTTTCGTTTGAAGCCCTAATAAGATTTATGCGGGGTGTAGATACTACATATGGGTGGTCAGTGGGTCTGCTTGGTAACTCAACTGATTTGTCGTTTTACAACCATACCTCAGGACAATTAGGATCTCCGCTCACTCTTATTGCCGCAGACTCAACGGTTAAGTTCGGCATACCCGTAATTGCCGATGCTGGTTCAGGCGCTCATGTCGTTATCGGATATGAGACCGAAGAGGGTCCCCAGAGTGCCGCCCAGAGTGGTTGGTTGCCGATCACCCTATCCGATGATGGCAGGGCATGGATTCCTGTTTGGAACTAGCGAGGATAAATCATGGGAATTGTCGGTCAAAGATTGAATGAATCGGCGAAAGAGGTTGTGATCGATTTGACCAAACCCAAGATAGCCTTATTGAAGGCCGACAGGGATCACCTCGCCGATATCGGGGATGGCAGCAGAATGGTGATCTGCAGTCTGGTTCAAGCCAAATTCCCAAAAGGAATGAATCCTCTTGAGGGCAAGATATGGGCGGTCTGGCAAGAAACATTGGTAGAAAGCGAGCAGCCAAATAGCAATGAGATCACGATTACAATGGGTCAATTGGACTGGCTTGTGGATCTGCTCAAGGATCAATCAATAGCCATCGCGGTGGGTTGGGTTCAATGGAGATATGCGCTTCTCTGGTATTTGGAAGAGGTTAAAGGTCAGACACACGAACCTTAAGGGGGAACAATGGCCAAAGTGATCACAAATAAGGGGCTTAACATTCTCGCCAATCGCATCAAGGGTGTCGGCGATGAGCCTCTTTATATCGGTTGGGGAATTGGTACGACTGGCCCGACCAATGCCGATATCCATTTAGCCACCGAAGATACAACGGGCGGATATACACGTGCGACCGCCGTATCCTCCATCATCACGATCACCCAGGTCGGCGATACTTATCAGGTGAGTGGGTCGCTTACGGCGAATGCCGTATTGACGATTACGGAATGGGGTCTTTTTGACGCTGGATCCGGTGGAAACATGTTACTCAGGGAGGTTAAGGCTCCCGGAACCACGTTGGCAATTGGCGGGATTATCAACTTTACCTTCAAAATCCAAATGGCCCGGTGCTAGGCAACCATGGCTAGATTCCAGACTGTCAGTTTCACCAAAACGATCGCCGCAGGGTCCTATCTGAACTTCAACGTTGCGGTGTCGAATTCCATCAATGTCGTGAAAATCAAGATCGTTCCCTCGATCTTCAACGCTCCGACCAAGGTGTTTATGTACAAAAACGGCACCTATGCGGATGCCGATCTGATTTATGCGACCAAGGAATATTCAGGAAGTTTAATTGACCCGTGCGAAGAGAGTGGGGTCATCATCTCGGAGCGGAACCAGGGCTTTCTCTTCCCTTATGAGGATCTTTCATCGACCAGCAAACTCTACATCCGCATTGAAAATAATCATGCCGTCACCGTCACATACACAGGAACGGTCACCTATGAAGTGATCACTGTCGGCGGGACGACTGTTATATTAAATACTCCAGACTGGCTGCTCCAACGGGCGATTAGGCGCGGATCCGAGACGATGTCTCGAGTAAAAGCTTTCAAAAATACTGATGGGATTTATTCAGCCGAGTTCCGAGCCAAACTCGTGTCAAGCGGATCACCTGTTCAGGCCCAATATGATTTGCGGACACCTTCTGAGGGAGGAACACTCGTCCACGACGGAACAACAGCCATCATCGCCACCTCATTGATAGCCGACGAAACTGGATCTCAGTATGTCTTTACGTCAGGATCCATAGGCCGGTGGTATTATGCCTGGAAATTGGTCAATGCTTCAGGTCCTTCGGTTTGGACAGATGGGAATGTTACCCCCTCGAAGGTAACCAAATTCGTCGATACCGACATGCAGGCGGATGATGACAAACCTAGTGGATGGGATGTATATCTGCAGGATGGACCTGTTACTAATACGGTCCTTGTGAATGCCCAAAGACCACGTTCCAATTCATTGGTCATCACCGACTACATTGTACAACTAAAGGATGGAGTAGGAGCGACCTGGAAAACGTTGCTTCAGGGAATCGATGTAGATCATATGAAAAAGGATGGTCGCGCGATTTCCTACAATTTGGACGATGATTATAAAACGCTCACGGACGGCACTGCCTCGGGGTTCGGCACGGCAATAGAGGGAGATCTTGTCCTCTTAGATGTGCGTGGCGGTGGGGTGACTTGGGATGAGCAATATTGCCAGTGGGCGCTTGTTCGTTCTGTCAGTGCTACGACATTGGTTTGCACTGGCTTCTTTTATCCTCAGACAATGACCGATCTGCGCCTGATCGTTATCAAACATCCGATGAGCTGGCAGGATGGTGGATATCTAGGCGGCGAAGCCAATCACGGATGGTGGCCGATACGTCTTGAAGACCAATTGATCTATTGGGATGATTGGTCAACGGACGAATTCATAACTACTGCCCTCGAGGTTCCCGTATCCCTGACTAGTACGGAAGCGAGAATCTGGTTTGAAAATGGTTATTGTCGAAATGACAACACTTTAGTTCATTCTTCAGGTAAACGCGGCTACGCATCATCTCGCCTCTTCAATAATTTCAGCGATCGGAGATACTGGATTCCGATTTATTCGTCCCCACAAACAGGATCGGTGATCTTCGATGCCTCCAATGGGTCTGTACGTTGCGGCGGCAAATATATTCGCAAGGTGATTCAGAAGTATGGTGGCGGTGACAACGTAATTACGACTCCAGGAGATTTCTGGGGAGTCAGGGGCCGTTTTGAGATCTATCCCGATGATCAGAGTTTGATTGAACTCCGAGTCCGTTTTGAAGACGTTCAGTTGGATCAGTGGACAATCGGCGCACAAGAGGACAGATCTTCACTCATCATCTGTGACGCGAATTCCAGTGGAGTTCACATCTTTCCTGAGGGAATGATTTTGTGGGGTAACTACAGAAACAATGCCGATATTGATTTCATGGCGACGGACGGTTACCTGAATGCCACTGAGGGGACGATCTATCCCTGGAGCCACTATGGAATACCACCGACCGCAAATTACATTACAGCGAGCAGACCCGCCGCCGGATACAACCTCGAAATCAAGGTGAAATATGGGGATCGTGATGGTACGGATTTCACGCCCATTGAAATGGCCTACAGTTTAGATAACGGAGCAACCTGGATTGATAATAATATGGGACTTGCGTGGCATCTAATCACATATGGGAACCAGATGGCCGGTTTGCGAGGATTCACTCCCATGTTTGGTATCATCCGCGCCCGTCTGTCATATGCTACGGCAGCACCCAGTGCGACTGGGATCTACGCTACGCTCAAGGAATGCGAAATAATTAAGGGAATCGTCGTGCAGCATCGGCTCGTGAGGTAAGGGATTATGGCCCGATTCACAACAGTAGTTTTCACCACTTCATCTGTCTCACCGGGAGGCTCCCTGAATTACGATTTGACGATCCTTCTTGATACGATCGACATCGGACTGATTAAAATCATCCCTTCGATTCATGCTGGAACAGATCAGGTCATAATCTATAAAAAGGCCGCTCGCGGTTCATCCGACATCATCTGGTCAACCAAGGCATTCACGGGAGCATCATCGATCGATCCTGTAGATTCTACTGGGGCCGAGATCAATGAAGGATGGATCATTCCCTATTACGATGAGGATAATACCAAATGTTTGCACTTTACCTTCAAGAACAATCACAGTGCTGCCAAGACCTACACCGTTACGATCAAATATGAGGTCATGCCAACCGATGTGGCTGCCGTCCCTGGATCTCCTGAGGGTTTGGTTGGCCGAGCAGTTGCGAATGGCTTGAGACTTCTCAATATTGTCACGGCCTCCAGATACAATGCGACAATCGATCTTGGTGAGTTCAGAGCAAAATATTATGCTTCTGGTGCCACGGCATATGCCGATCTCTCCTTGGTTTCCGAAGGTGGCACTTTTATCCCAGACGGCGTGACCAACCTTCAAATCGAGAACATCACGGCCGATTCAGGTGGGGCCAACTATACCTTTCTTTCTGCTGGACCAGGCCGATGGTATTTTGCATGGCGTTTGCATAATCCAGTTGGTTGGTCGCGATGGACCGATGGCAACCTTGTTCCGAATCATGTCCTTCAATATGTCGATACAGAATCCAGCGCAACAGCAGATATAGGTCCGCCAGCCGATTGGGAAGTAACATTGGAGGATGGTCCTTCGATCGGCACCGTAATGGTGCGCGCTACCCGGCCAAGAACCAACGGCGGAACCATTCTCTATTGGTCTGTGCAGATCAAGGATGCCAGTACAGGATCTTGGGTCGCCGTGGATACTGCATCGGCACCTGGAACCGTTACCTATGATGGATCTGCAATTGCCCACACGATCTCGGCCGATGGCGTAACCGTTGGTAAAGTTTCAGGAACTTATGGCGTCGCGCAAACAGATGATCTGGTATTGATCGATGTGCGTGGCGGAGATTTTGCCATCGCACATTGCCAGTGGGCGCTTGTCAAGGCGGTGTCCGGAACGACCCTGACCTTGCAACCCTTTTGGATGGGCAATGTATTTACGGTAAACGGTCAACCGTTTGTTTTGCCGTCCAGTTCCGTCCGCCCACAACAATTCACTGATTTGAGGATCAAGATCGTCAGGCCCCCATGGACTTGGACAACGAATGGATATCTGGGAGGATCGGCTTATGCCAATCGTGGATGGTGGAACGTAGGCGAAAACAACCGGCATAACGTCTGGTATCCGGGTGGCGGAGTTTTTAACAGTCCCCAGATCTATGACAAATCGACTTTGGAATTCCTCTCCGATCCGATCGCCGTTCCTGTTTCGATCACAAACCCTGAGGCTAGGGTTTTCTTCGAAAATACCTATTCGCGGTCCGACAATAATGCGACTCATAGTACAGGTAAAACTGGAGGCGTCGGGATAATCCAGGCACCGAGAACCTTCACAAACATGGGGGATACCAAATATTGGATTCCTGTCCATCCACAATCCGACTGGGGGCAAATAACCTTCCCGTTGCACGGCGGTCTTACAAGCCGTATGTGCGTGATGGAGGCGGTGGGAACCTATCAACAGGGATACAACTCTGCCATGGGTGTGAAGGCCAGATTCAGACTCTACCCTGATGCGACTGGTCTTTTAACCGTCAGAGTTACGTTTGAGAATGTGACGATATATCCGCTTTCAACTGGTGATCGATTGGCGATCGGTCTCTTCTTTTCTGGTCCGAGTGCTGGATGGAATTATCCAGTCATGGGAGCTGCCCTCACGGCCATTGGTGGCGATAGCCACGTTCCACCATGGATGTGTGTCAACGGCGTCTGGCTTCAACATCGCGCAAACGAGGCTGGATTTGCGATCATCCAGTATCCAAACGCAATAGGTTACAACAACGTAATTGCTCCAGATTTTGGAGAGAACATCACTGTCAAGGCTTCGTGGTATTTCCACAATGCTGTGAGTTCGATGCCTTCATTCGCCATGTCTGAAGTGGATGTTCAAGGAGTGGTATTTGGAACGCCGGGCAAAACCATGCCTGTATTTCCAGTCTGGGCACGGGATGGTTTTTCGGCACAGGTAGGCGGTCTGGAACTGTTCGTGGGGATCGTCGCAACTTGCGTTCAACAATATACATTGGCGTGGCTTACCAAAGTGGAAATTATCAATGGTTTAGCTGAGGTCTATTAGCGCCATGACATCAAGATTTACTCAGGATAGTTTCACTACAGCTTCAGTAGGTGCCGGCGCAACGTTGGATATCGACCGCATCATGCCTGATAATGGCATCGACATCTTCCGAATCAAGATCACCCCAAATAGTGCTGGCGGAACAGCGGAATTTTTCATCCATAAAACATCGGCCCGTGCTGATGCAGATCTGATCTATGCAACGGCTCCCTGGACGCAGAGTCATACTGTTCCTTTCTATGATCCTGTAGAAGAGCGCGGTGCCAACTATTTCGGCAGGAACGAATCCTTCGTCTGTCATTATGAGGATCTGGATGTCTCGCTTCATATGCATCTGAGGATCAAGAATAACGACAGTGGCGCTCATACCTATGCCATCGCAATCACCTATGCGGTGACCATTTATGCGATCGTTGCCGCCAACAAACCCGATGGACTGGCAGCGGCGTTGCAGTTCGATGGCCTTATGGGGCATTCATCGTGTATCGCTGCCTATAATAATTCCACCGTTATTGAAGGCGAGTTCAGGGCGATGTATGTGGACCCGAGCACGGTATTGCCCGCCTATGTGGACATGAGAACTCCAGCCGAAGGTGGATCGTTTGTTCACGATGGCGTCACTCAACTCATCATTACGGGCCTTCGTGCGACTTATAGGGGATGTTCCTATCTCTTCAGATCTTTTGCTCAAGGCAGGTGGTATTTCGCTTGGCGATTGAAAGACACTTATGGATGGTCGAATTGGACGGACGGAAATCCCACTCCTGCCTTGGTTTATCAATATGCCGATACAATGACCGCTTCCGACGCGGGTCCCCCAGCCGATTGGGAAGTAACCTTATGCCCCGGATCCGTGCCGAATACCTACGTAGCATCAGCATCAAGGCCAAGAACCAATGGGAACTGCATCCTCTTTTTCTGGGCGCAATTTAAGGATGCTGATACGGGATCTTGGAGGGCTTTGGATGCAAATGCTGGGGTTGCCGTTACTTATTATGACGGGTCAGGTGTAAATCACAATTACGATCCAGCGACTGGAGAATTTAGCAACGGGGGAGCTGGTTGGGGAACGGCCAGCATCGGCGATCTTATTCTCGTTGACGTAAGAGGCAACGGTACGTTTGATGCCGATCATTGTACTTGGGCGACACTTGACACTCTGAGCACCACCATTGGCACGGATGGATCGGATCGTTTTCAGGCAACAGCCCATAAAACGGGTGATATCTTTGACCAGGTTCGCATCAAGATTGTAAAACCCCCTTGGTTGTGGAATACCGAAGGTTACCTTGGCGCGGAGGCGAACCATGGGATATGGAATGAAAATTCGCCCGGCAGCAATTGGATCTATGGGAACTACTCGGCCCGATCTTTTCAAACGGGGCCTGTACAAGTTCCAGACACCGTTACCAACGTGGAAGTCCGCGTCTGGTTTGAAAACTGGTACTCGAGGTCGGATGGCGGGTTGATTCACAGTACCAGTTTTATGGGCATCACATCGGATTATGTCGAGGGAGATCATACCTGGACTCAATTCAACGATCCAAATTGGTGGATTCCTACGATTCAAGGTGGAGACGTAACCTTGACTATGCTCGCGGATGCGACTGTAAAAGGATCGGCTGGAAGCGCATCGGGCAACCAATACGGTTACGTCGGACCAGCCGCACGATTCAGAATATTTCCGTCGAGAGCGGAGGGAGAGATTCAGCTCCGCGCAAAATGGTCAGTCCTCTTTACCAACGGTAGCGGTGGATGTCCCAATGCTGGCGGTGTTGGAATATTGTTCCAACTTCCTGCGCACGGAATGATGTATTATGGCTATGACACTATGCTGCCTGGATTGGTTCTTCGCCATAAAGAAAATGGAGGAAGTCATCTTGTCGATTTTGAAATTGGACTGGGTATTAACACGCCGCTTGATTCAAGTGCAACTCCATCCGCTATCAGCACCAGTGCCAAGGTAACCATCCCTAATGCAAGCATACCTACGATGCCGTGCGATGTGGAATTGAGATTGTGGATCAAAAAGGATCCTACCGATAAGCAAGCTATCTTCAGTGTGGCGGAATATCAACTCGGCGGCGGCGGTTGGAATACTATCACCCAAACGGCAATTGTCAGGAGATGTGCTGGAGTTCATATGTTTGGAATCAGACCATTTCCAATATATTATCAGTCTGCCTCAGGGGTGGGATCATACGCGACTTTGACCCAGTTTGAGGTCATTAAAGGGATCTGCACGAGGTACTGATGGCACGAGGGCGAACTCTTCCAATCCCTAATCCAGATCGCATATTCCCGATGGAACCGTTGGAGTATGGGGATACCGATAGGATTGCCCCGTTGCCGTTTCAGATTGGAGCCGTTCAGAGCGTTGTTATCGAATCTCTTTTCACGATCAAACAGATATTACAGAGCATGATCAATGCGACGAATCCAGATGAACCTTGCGTGATCATAGTTGGGGGGAGTGGCGGCAACATCTGTCCTCCAGTGGCTCTTCTCACATTGGATCCGGGACCGATTGCGAGGATAACTTGTGAGGCGATATAGAAGGGGGTAGGTTGTGGCGGACTTGCAGATGTATCGTGGTGACACAGTGGTATTCAACATGCTGGTTACCAAATCGGCGGTAGCCTTCCCCTTGACTGGGTGTGAAATCTGGTTCACGGGGAAATATGCCTACAAGGATTCAGACTTGGCAGCCGTGTTTCAGAAAACGATCGGCGATGGTATCACTGTGACCAACGCCCTCGGCGGAAGGGCAGCTCTGGCTTTGATTCCATCCGACACTCATGGTCTGCCAGCGGTCAAAACTCTGTTGCTTTGGGACGTGCAACTGAAGGACGCGGATGACATGATTTACACGGTGGCCTCAGGGAACTTGGTGGTTCTGCCAGATGTGACCCAGTCAACATGAGAAAGCTATGGCAATCTGGTTGAGGGGCGAAGATGGCAACTGCACGCGAACTTATAGATCAGGCAATCAGACGCCTGAACGAAATGAACAACACAGCGGCCCCAATCCGATGGACCCGTCCAGAGTTGCTCGTCTTTCTGAATGATGCCCTCTTCGAACTGAATCTGATCGCCGCCGACAACCAAGGCACCATCACAATCACCGCCGACAGCGCCCATAACGTCTACGATCTTCCCCCCGGAACGATCGCTGCATTGTCCGTCAGAACAGTAGATGGATATCTCCTACGCCAGCAGGTAAATGACATTGACAACGAGGCTGACTGGGAATCTGACAAGGCAGTGCGTCTCCGCATCAATTCCTGGGCACCGATAGGTTTGACGAAGATCCTGATTTATCCACGTCCGTTGATCGGCACAATCATCTATGTGGAGATCTTAGCATTCCATGACCCGATTGAGGATGTGGATCTGAATCTGCCCATTCGTCCGGAATATGAGAGGGCAATTGAAGATTTCATTGTTTGCAGGGGGATGTTTAAAGAGGGCGGCGCTGAATTTCAGCAGGCGCTTGTTTATTATTCTCGTTTCATCGATGCCGTACAAGAGTTGTCTGGCAGGAACGTAATCAGAAGTCTGCCCTCTTGGGATATTAGAGAGGGCAAGTTGTCTGAGACCTCTTTGAGGGAAGGCGCGCCACAACCCAAAGTTGCGAAGGGAATGTAATGACGAATTCGATTGATAACTTCCTGACGGCAATCGCACGGGATCTTCATGAGGAAGATAATACATTTCCCTCTGGCCTGTGGACCGTCGATGAGATGATAGGATATATCGAACATGCGGAAAGAGATTTCTATCGCCAGACTGGAATCGTCAAAGTGGATGCAACGGTCGCAGTGATATCAGGTGTTCAACTTATCTTCACCAAACCCTCGAACATGATGGATATTGATCGCATCTCCTTTAATAAAAAACGTCTGCGTCGCGTAACTTCATGGGATTTGCAACGCGAGGATCCGAAATGGCGTGCAAATCCAAACGGCAAGGCGCGTTACTATCACGAGGACCATCTTACATCAGTTTTGCAGTTTGAATTTGATCGGGTTCCTCTCCAGGGTGGAAGTTATCGGATCATCGGTGATCTCTTGCCGCCGCCCCATACCTCAACGACCGTGATTACTGTGGTAACCGCAGGTCGGTCGCTTCCTTTGCCGAATCCCGCGCGCATATTTCCGATTGATCCTATGCGTTATGGCGATACCGACAGGGTTGCGCCATTGCCATTCTTTGTTTCGGAATCACATGAGACGACGACATCGGTGGATGTTGTCTGGGAACCATTTATTCGATGGGAGGTGCTTTCTCTGGCTTTGGGCAAGGATGGGGACAACCAAGATGTCGCGCGGAGTAATTATGCCCACCAGAGATATTTGATGGGAGTTTCCTTGGCCAAACGACTGACAATGGGGACAGAAACTAACGTGGTGCCTGGAAGATAAAATGCAAACGGTCTATCTTCTTCGTGATCCTATTACAAGAGAGGCGCGCTATGTCGGTGTGACCGGATCGGTTGCCAAACGTCTGAGGGAACATCGGAATGACAAGAGAGACAATCATCGGTGTAACTGGATCCAATCGGTGTATCGGCGGGGTCTGAAACCGCTCATTGAAATTCTTGATGTCATTGCCGATAGGTGCCGCATCGATTCCGAACAGGCATGGATCCTGGGCTTCAGACAATCTGGGGTCAATCTCGTAAACGCAACCAACGGAGGCGAGGGGACGACTGGACATCGATTCAGCGATGATCATCGCGCCAAATTACGAGCGGCAAAATGTCGTATGTCTCCAGATCTGAGAAGTAGCATCGCATCGAAAGCAGCGAGAATGAGGAAAGGATATAAGCATTCATCGAAAGTAATCGAAGAGATACGGATGTCCAATCTTGGGAAATCACATCCAAAACACACCGAGGACTGGAAGCGAGAACAGTCAATACGATCCAAAAGGCCGGAAAACATTGAACACTGTCGCCAGATGATCGCCGAACGATGGCGGCGGCCCAAAGAGACTAACATATGAGCACACAAGACATTCGTAGTGTGGCCATCACGTTCGCTAATACCGGAATAGTATTGAGGACTGTCCCAGATGAACTGCCAATCACTGGCTATAAGGCCCTGATCAATGTCATTACAGACCGAGAAAATTCAATCTCAGTCAGGAAGGGATTCGATCGATTGAATGATGGTTTGCCGTCAGCCCCCTATTCAATTTTCTATCTCAAGGACATGAATGGATACCAGTGGAGATATTGCATCGCTGGCGGAAAACTTTACGTGGCCCCCGTGGAAGATCCAGAGAGCGATTTGATCTGGCCCCTCAATCAGCACACTCACTTTCAGGCCGTTATCGGAGGCAGCAATCTTTCAGCGGAACCCGATCCTCGTGCTTTGTTTGCATCTTATACGTTGATCGGGAGAGAAATTAAACCATATAGTTTCATGACGGATGGTACCGCGTTCATCAAACATTCGGGCGGCGCAACTTCGGCGACAAGGATTGGCATTCCAAGACCCACGCACGAAATGACTGTCAGCGCAAACACTGGCGAGGTCACCCAAAATATCGAAGATTTCGAAACCGCAGGATCATGGACTCTGGATAATGCCACAGTTGCCGCTTCCACCCCGCCAACAGAGATAATTTCCACAAATGCCCTCAAGGTGATCACAACTGGGGACGGGGCTACGGGGAGCATAAAGAAAGCCATCACTGTTGGCGGATATCCTGTAGTGGCCAATCTCGGCATTACTGCAGACAAAACCATTGAATTGTGGGTTAAGTTCACTGACGAGGAAGCGTCTCTGAATCTTTCGCAATTTGTAATCTCATTTGGATTGTCCCACATTGCTGGCGATATAACCTTCCAAACCCGTTATGAACGGGCTTTCGTGCCTTCATCATTTCAAGCTGCTACCATCGGAGGATCGGGTGGCAGAACGATCACATATACTGGTTCGACGCCAGAAAGCGTTTTGGATATCATTTTCGGCAAGGTCCTATATGACCGTGACCAGGGGGCCGAACTGCTGACATATCTAAGAAACAACGGATTCTTAGATGCTTATCCTTCTGATCTTCCAACGTTGGACCCAATCTATATTCGCGGATTGCTTGCCAACAAATATGGGTTGGTGTGGGATCCAGAAAATCCGACATTCGGTGATCCGAGAGATAACACTGGAGAACCGACGGTTTTGCCACCCAGTGCCGGTGTCTGGATAAGGCAACGGATAAATCAAGAGGAATTCAAGAGGGTCGGCAGGGATGCCCTCACAGCCCCTGATCTAAACTGGACGACTGTAACCGCAATCCGAATTGATTGTTCTATGATCGCCGTCGCCAAGGGAGGCAAGACCCTGAATCTGGAATTTGACAACTGTGTTCTGCTGACCACGGGACAATTATTCGGTTGGGATTATCAGTGGGCCTATACCTTCTATAATTCCAAAACAAATACGGAGAGTGATTATTCCCCAGCGGTCGCGGTTCCCGCACCTGGTGCGCAGTATGATTCCTATACACTCACGATTCCGACGTTACCATCAACCACACCTCCCAAGGCCAATCCAGATTTCGTCCGTCTTTATCGCATGGGGGGAACGGTCACCCAATTTCAGTTGGTAGATATCGAGATTCCCTATGTGGCAGGAACATCTCCTGTCGTTACGGACGATCAAGCAGATGCACTTCTTGGCCAACCATTGGAAGTAGATAATCAACTACCGATGAATGCGGTATCGGGCATTGAGCTATACGATGATCGTTTGTGGACCTGGGGCGGTTATTATACCAGTGACGACGGACTGCTGATCCCTGAGCCACCTAATCGCTTGCGATTTTCCAAAGCCGTGCGAGTTGAACATTTTCCGGCTGGGAACTATATCTATGTAGGTACCGGCTCCGAACAGATCCAACGCGTTATGGAAAATGACGCCGAACTCTTCGTCTTTACTCTTACAAGGGTTTATCGGGTCATTGGGAGCGGAGGCGCTTATCGTGCGGTTACGACCCCGGTAAACCAGGGTCTGAAGAGCAAATTCGGGATCATTCGCGGCCTGCGATCTCTTTATATGCATGCCTACGATGGGGTTTATGAATTTCCATCTGGGCGAAAAATCTCCGAACCGATCAATCAAGTATTTTTTGGCCAACGATTGAATGACATTGATCCGATATCGATCGGCAGGGAAACAGAATGTTGCATGGGTTTCTGGGATTCAAAGGTCTACTTCTCCTATCCTGCCAACCAGAACATCGAGATCAAGAATAATCGTATACTCGTCTGGGACACGATCTATGAACGGTGGCATTACTATCTATATGGAGCGTACTGCTACTTCACCGAACCTGAGAACAACATCCTGATTGGAGGCACGATAGTCTCATCGGATGATGCGATCGAACCAAGCGAAGATCCAACCGATTATCGTTACAGTGGCGCATGGCCAATGCAATTAGAGATGGGTTATGCCGATCACTGCCAGGAAGGTTATCTGGGGATCTACTGGGCTGTGGATACCAAGGACTATGACCTTGGTGCCCCGGATCAGGAAAAGCGATTCATCGATTTTGTTCTCGATGTTGATACGCAAGGCGTTCCTGTTTTGTTTGAAGCCGCATTTGATGATGCCATGTATGATCCCATTGGCGTGGTGCAAACGGCAGGTCGCGAGCGAGTCATTCTGCCAGTCCTGCGCGGAGAAGGCGAAAGCAAACTGGCTGTTCGTTGCCAGATCCGAATCATTGCAACCACATCTGCTTCCTCGATAGCAGCGACTCGACTTTATAAGATCGCCCATCGGATCCTACTTGAGCCTCAAGCCCACAGAACTTTCGTCACAGACTGGAGTGACTACGGCAATCCTGGTTCCAAATTCCTTCGCGAATTATGGTTGGAGTTGGACACATTCGGAAAAACGCTGGCGTCCCTCGAAGTTCAGGTGGATGGCCAAATAGCGCAAACATTCACGGATATCGTCGCCAATGGTCGCCACCAGATATTCCGGGCGATGGATCCTGATCTCCGTGGCAGACTGATACGCCTCAAGTTTATCCCCTCTGGTGATGCCCTCGTAAAGATATGGAGTCACGATTTCAAGGTCATTCCCGAACCACCTGAAATCGAAAACATCCAAACCTCCTGGAGCGATGAAGGCGCACCAAATCAAAGGAAGCGTTATCGTAAGATGATCGTGGAAGCCGACAATGTTGGTCCTAGCGGTTTGACCGTCGATGCCCAGGTGGACAACGCATCGGTTAGCATCACTTCGACGGGAATCAATGTTTCCGAGCATGGCAGGACGGAATATGTCTTCAGTTTCGAGCCAGATACCGTCGGAATTTTGTGGCGTGCGTTGATTACGGTCAATGATCCTGGGTCAACATTCAGATTCTATCGTGCCTGGGTAGAGGCTCTTCCCGAACCTCTTCAGGAATGGCGGTATGAATCCCCATGGGCGAACAATGGCACCGACCAGGAGAAACGTCTCAGAGATCTGGTAATTGAGGCGGATACTGTTGGGGACGATGTTGTTGTTACTCCATGGGTGGATGGTGCGGCTCTGCCTGACGCCTATACCGTAAATACAAAGGTAAGATCGCGAGTGTGTTTTTCCCTGCCTGTGGATACTATAGGGAAAATCACAAGGATTACCGCGATAGGCGACCACAGATTCACCATCTATGGTCACGATATTATCCATTTCGATGACTCGATTCAGGATACGATTATCGAGACGCCATGGAACGATCAGGGTGCGCCCAATCAAAAAAAGAGATTCCGAAATTTAATCGTGGAAGTGAACAATCTCGGTCCAGGTGGCATCACCGTCAATGCTCAGATTGACAATGCCTCGATGACAACGACCCCCACACGAATTACCGCACTGGGCAGATCTGAGTATACTTTTAGTTTTGAACCTGACAGCGTAGGTATCCTCTGGAGGGTGATTCTTACCTCTGATTCTGGATCCGTTATGCGTTTTTGGCGCGCTTGGGTTGAAGCGATCCCAGAACCTTTCGAACAAAGACGATTTGAATCCCCGTGGACCAACAATGGAACGGACAATGAGAAGCGTCTCAGAGATTTGGTAATTGAGGCGGACACACGGAGTCACAACGTCACCATAACAGTCTGGGTCGATGGTAGCGCCCTTCCAGACACATTTCTTCTGAATACCCCAGACAGGCAGAAAGTGGTTTTCTCGTTGCCCGTGGATTTGATCGGAAAGATCACACGAATAACGGCAACATCGGGATATTGGTTTACGATCTACGTCCATGAGTTCGCGCATTTCGCCGACGCCATCGAAAACACGATCATCGAGATGCCCTGGAGTGATGAGGGCGCGCCTAACCAGAAAAAGCGTTTTAGAAAACTCATGGTGGAGGTCAACAATCTCGGGCCGGGAGCGGTGACCGTTGAAGCCCAGATTGATAATGCAACGGTATTGACGACCCCAGATACCATCACCGCTCTGGGCCGGAGCGAATATGTCTTTAGTTTTGACCCCGACACCGTGGGAATTCTGTGGAGAGTGATTTTGAGATCAGAACCAGGATCCCAAATGAGATTCTGGAGGGCATGGGTGGAAGCCATTCCAGAACCTTTCCACGAATGGCGGTATGAATCCCCATGGGCGAATAATGGCACCGACCAGGAGAAACGTCTCAGAGATCTGATTATCGAGGCGGATACGACGGGCGACGATGTCATAGTCACGGCGTGGGTTGACGGCGCTGCGCTACCTGATACCTTTATCCTCAACACACCTTATAGGGAAAGAGTTGTTTACTCCTTGCCCGTGGATCTGATTGGCAAAATCACAAGAATTACGGCAGTAGCCAATCAGAGATTTACGATCTATGGAAGTGACTTCGCCCATTTTGATGATTCGATTGAGAATACGGTCATCGAAACTCCGTGGAGCAACGAGGGCGCGCCCAACCAAAGAAAACGATTCCGAAAACTTCTTGTGGAGGTAAACAACCTCGGCCCAGGTGGGATCATAATTGACACTCAGGTGGATAACCGTTCAGTCACGACGATTCCCACATATATTTCGGATCTGGGGCGCGACCAATATTCCTTCAGTTTTGAACCAGATACGGTTGGTATCCTCTGGCGGGTCATCTTGAGATCAGAGACTGGATCTCAGATGCGGTTTTGGAAAGCATGGGTGGAAGCCATTCCAGAACCTTTTCAGGAATATCGGCATGAATCTCCATGGACAGATCAAGGCATTTCGAACCAAAAACGTCTGAGGGATGTGATCCTGGAAGGCGACACCGGGGGACATAACGTCACCATAACAGTCTGGGTTGATGGTTATAGTCTACCAGATACTTTTACCCTGGCCACGTCCGCTCGTTCGCGCGTGGTGTTCTCCTTGCCGATCGACACGATCGGGAAAATCATGCGGATTACCGCTACCTCAGGCTTTCCGTTCACAATTTACGAACACGAGTTCAAATATTTTGAGGATAGCATCGAGGAAACGATCATCGAGATGCCATGGGTGATTGAAGAGTGGCCCTACAAAAAACTCTGGAAAGAGGTCGTCGTCCAAGCCGATACAGGTGGTCAGCCAGCTACTTTGACCTTCTGGCTTGATGGTGTTGTGACGGCCCAAACATTTACTTTCTCGCATGCTGGCCGTTTGCTGTCCACTTTCAGTTTGGCCAAAGATACCATCGGGAAACTCGCCAGGGTTACCTTCAGCGCAAAAATTATGAGGAATTATTCCGTCAACTATGTGATTGATAAACTTCCACCAGATGTGACATTGGCTGATACTTGGACTCAGATCTTCAATTATGATCGCTACAAGATTCTTAGACGACTATGGTTGTCGATGACCAATCCCAACGCTGATGTGAATTTCGAGATCTGGATCGACAACATTTTGAGGCATTCTGGTAATATCCTAGCCAATCCCAGTCCAGATCCATCCTTCTCGAAGAGAAAAATTGATCTGACCAGCGCGAAAAAAGGCAAACTGTTCCGCCTCATCTTCAGTTCCACTAGCGCCTTCGGCATTTTCTGGGATAAGAGCGAGATTGAGTTGAAAGATCTGAATATGGAAGATGGTTATCGCAGGGAGAAGATGGCACCACCGCAGACATACTGAGAGACGAAATGTCAGAGTTTTATCAGGTCGATTACAATCGGAAATCACCCGAGGCCCAGCAATGGGAAAAGTTGAATTTCGTCCTCAGACAGATCTTCAACATCATTAAAAACATCCATGGTGAGGAAGGTCCGGTAAAGTTCTACAGTCCGATCCAGATGACCGCGCATGCGATCACTGGGGGGCCGTTGCAAAAAAACTTGACTGCGACGGATTATGTTACAAAAAGTTATCTGTCCTCAGTTGAGGCGGGAAACATCTATCTTGATCTCCTAAAATCAAAAGGAAAAACGCCATTGCCTATCCCAACCAATGGAGGTGGCGGGGTAACCGATCATGCGTTGTTGTCGCATTTGGACTATGCCCAAGCATTACATACTGGTTTTGTTCCCGCTATCAGACAAGTCTCCAGCAATTCGCCATTGTCAGGTGGAGGAAACCTCGGCAGTGATCTGACACTCTCGATCACCAAGGCCACTGCCGCAGTGGATGGATACCTGTCTTCCACTGATTGGGCCACATTCAATGGCAAGCAGAATGCCCTCGGTTTTGGCAACCTGACTGAGGCCACGTCCTCTGTTCTGACCGTCTCAGGGGGCACTGGCGCGGTGGTCGGGGGCGGCACAAGCATTCAGGTTAAACAGGGTGGTGCCGGTCAAAGCGGTTACCTGTCATCTGGCGATTGGTCAACATTCAACGGTAAGGTTGGTGGCAGCGGCACAGCAGGTAACATACCAAAGTTCACTGCCGCCGGCACGATCGGCGATTCAGTTATCAAAGAGTCCTCAAACAAGATCGGTATCGCAACGACGGGAGCGCCAACTTATACCCTGGAGGTCCAGGGACAAGTAAAGGCCACGACAGGTTCAATTCTTCCTACGGTCGTTGCCATGAGTGATGCTTCTCCATTGGCCACCGATGGATCCGCAGGAAATCATTTCAGAGTAACATTGGGGGCCAACCGCATTCTTGGGAATCCAACCAATGGAGTAGATGGTCAGCGTATCATTTGGGAGTTTACCCAGGATGCTACAGGAAATCGGACGCTAACTTTGGATACCAAATTCAGCGTTCCACAAAACATGCCCGACATCACCCTGAGTACTGGACCTGGGAAAACGGATATGCTGGGAGCGATCTATAACGCCGTTCTTGACCGGTTCGTCATAACGGGTTTTATGAAAGAATATGCCTAATACCCCAATCGGCAATAGAAATTGGATTGGCCGCCATCATTCGGAAGAGACGATTAGAAAAATGAGCGAAACCCACTCTTTACTCTGGAAACGCAGAAAGGCAACGGTCTTATAATGGCCATCCCAAGTTTTCTGGCTGGAACGCTCAACATCGATTACACCTATAGGCTCCATGCCGGCATAACCGACGTCCAAGATATCATTGACGATCTATATGATGATCTTGTGACAACCCTCGGTTGGACCTGCACTGTGGGGGGTAAGACGCAGACGCCCACGACCTACAAGTCTCCAGTTGGGGATTACGGGGCAACGCATTATTTCACAGTCCAATTCACTAGGGCCGCCGCCACTCAATTAAATATCGTCGCCAAGGATGGATATGGTCTTCAGATCAACAATGAAACCAGCCAAAACCTCAACGTTGCAGGTGGCGGCTCCGACGTAAGCACTTATTGCGGCAAAAACAGACCCTATGTGTGTATCAATGCCCAACAGGCGGTTCCGCAAACATGGTGGTGCTGTGAGGTGGATCCCTACCCAGAAATTACCAATCCCCCAGTCTGGTTATGCGCTGGAGGTCCATATACCAATGCCAATGTTCATTCATCATATGATTATAGTAATGAAGCCCATTGGATGAATAAAGTATATGGCAGCCTTGCTTACAATATAACTCCTTCGTACGCTTGGTATTGCGTAGGATATCCCTTTACAACCCCTAGCTCTTTAACAACCCAGAGCGGTGCGTTGTTGTTCATTCCGATCACGTTTCAGAATTATGATCTCGTGTTTGGCAAGTTGCCAAACGTCTTATGGGTGGATAGCCTCCAAGCGTTTAATGCCGAACTTACCGTCCCGATTGACACCGGCGTAACTGGAGTGTTTAGAGTAACTGGCCCACCCCTCCAGGATATTAGAAAAATGTGTTGGAGAAAGAGTTAGTCATGGCTGTACCGATGTTTTTGAATTCTAGTTATCATGTCTATCACGCCGCCGCCGTAGTTGATATGCTTGGCACGGCTGGCGACACGCATGGGCTGTCCGTCATCTATAATGCCTTGAGCGGTCAGACTCCTGCCTGGACTCTGACGGATAATAGAGATGGCACTCCTCCCACGGTTACGGCTGAATCGCCGCACGATGCGGATGGACGATTTTTTAAAATGGTGTTCACGGATATTGCTGGATCGAGCGACCTCAAAATGTCGATGGCGCTCACAGATCAAAACGCGAGTCCCGTGACAGGAACCACCCCCGCTTGGAATGTAAGAGTAAATGCGCCAGCAGGCGCGGCTTGGGATGTCTGGGTATTTTCTGGCCAGTATCATTTTTGCATCGAGTTCTACTTTGGTACTCAGTTGCCCGAATTCTTCAAGGCGGGCATCACCGATTTTACTCCCGAAGCCCAGACGCAAAACACGCATTATGTTTATGGCCAAGGGTCAAGAACCACTGCGGATTCTTTGTCATACAATGATTCCGCCTCCGCTTGGATGATAGATAATGTCACGCCTGTAAACACCTCACGATGTGGTGGACCTCAGGGTTTAGGTTCTTCATGCGACGGTCAATCCACCCCGGGTGGCTATTGCCGTTTTGTGCCAGTTGAATATTGGTGTACCGCGACAGGCGCAAACACCAGAACTTGGGCCGGTCGAGGATATCAGCATATCTATGCACCCTATCCTAATTATTATGGACAGATATTTCCCAACCGATCCCGAGTGACAATCCCCATCGACTTAGGCACGACTGGAATCTTCCAGGTTGCTTGTCCAGTAGCGGGAGGCTACCTATACCATAAGATTGCTTATAGGGTGGGATGATGGTTGTTCGTAGCATTCAATGGTTTCTTCAGCAGATAAATCTTGGCCTGCATCTATGGCAGGCAAATGTCAATCTTCCGTCTACCCCAGATACTGTGTTATCGGATTGCTGGTCGCTGGCAAATACTGCCGATTTTCAATACTATGAATCTCAGGCGATACATCCCCAGACAGCGATTCCAAAACCGATTTTCTATCATCGGGAGGATACTCCCCGAGTTCTGATGGAGGTCAATCTGCCATCCGCCCCCGATACCGTTCTTCAGTTTTGGGAAGGCGGCGCAAATACCATGGTGGTTTTTTATACGATTGATAAATTCACGAATGCTCGGATACCAGTCTTTGCTGGTGATATGGGGGCTTATATCGGATAGGGGATTGACGAAGCTGTGATAAAGTCGGGATGGAAGGATTCTATGGAAACTACAGCCGTTAAGGATTTTGAGTTTGTCAGAGGAAACTTGGCAGCGTTGCCTTACGATCCAAGGACAGGTGTGTTCACGGTCGAAACGCTCATCATGCTTTATAAAAAGCTCCATTCAGAGGACTTATGGGACACGGTATTCCATGAAAATCCTGATATGAGCTTGTTTGATTACCTCGTCTTTTTCAATTCCGGTAAGACTCTACTGGCTATCTTTTCGATCGTCAATGGTGATGAAATCGTGGAAATCGCTGGTATGGCTTGGCTTGCCGATATTACGACTTGCAAAGGCGATTGGACACGGGCGCTCGGATCTTTTGTATTTTTCAAAGATTATCAGAAACCATCTTATACCGATCAGTTCTCCGAGATCGTCTTGGATTATTGGTTTAATCGGCTCAATGTTGATCTGATAATCGGGGAAACCCCAGAAGAAAATATCGCGGCCAAGTTATTCGTCAAAAGGATTGGATTCACGCATGTTGCGACGATTCCCAAATACACCACAATCCATGGGATCGTCAGCAATTCGACGATCGTGATGATGACGAAAGAGGAACACCGCCAACTCAGAGGACAATAGATTGCGATGAAGCAATGCCACGGATGCCTGCAGACTCTACCGGATGATCAGTTTAGAAGGTACAGGAATACATGCAGAACTTGCGGTGGGGCGGAATTCAAAAACTATCGTCTGAATCACATCGCGGAGTTATCAGCTAAGGTCAAGAAATACAGCAAGGAACACAGAGCGCACTTGAACGAATTGGCAAGGCAATGGCGGAAGGACAATCCCCAAAAGTACAGGGAGCAGAAAAGAAAATATAGGGAAAGACACCGAGAACAGAAAAGGGAAGCCAACGCAAAATGGCAGCGCGAAAATCTGGACAAAGCGTATGCCTCAATCAAGGTATGGAAGCAAAACAATAAGAGCAAACTTGCCGTGTATGAGGCGAATCGTAGGGCGTGCAAGACAACGGCACGCGGATCCTTCACCTTAGAAGAGTGGGAAGCATTGAAAAGCAAATATCAACATATGTGCTTATGCTGTAAACGATGCGAACCTGAAATCAAACTTGTGATCGATCATATAATTCCCGTTATCCGGGGCGGATTAAGTGATATTTCCAACATCCAGCCATTGTGTCAATCGTGTAACGCCAGGAAACATCAATCTGCAACTGACTATCGAGGAGTGGCCGTAAACTATTGACGGCAAAGGAGTTACGATGGGCAAGGGAGCCGCAAAACAGGCCGATGTCGCCACTAAACAGATGATGGATATCGCTCAGCAGACCTTTACTCTTGGTAAAGGTTTGGAACAGGAAGCTGCCCCAGCTCGCCAAACAGCCCAGGATGCTTATATGGCCATGGCAACGGGCAAAGGTGCGGATCTCCAACGTTCCATGGCTCCTTCCATCAACGCCGCAACTCAACAGTACTATCTCCAGCGGAAACAAGCTCAGGAGATGGCACCTGGTGGGTTGAGGGATGTGACCATGAGGGATATCAACCTTCAGGAAGCTGGAACGAAGACTGGTATCTATTCTGGGGGAGTATCCGAAGCTTTGGCGCGTCTTGCTGCAATGGGAAGCGGCGGCACGCAGGCCGGCATCGGAGCCTATGGACAGGCGCAAGGCGGATATGGGCAAGCGGGTCAGGCATATGCTCAGTTATCGGCATCGCAAGCTGGGGCATGGGGTAGTTTGGCAGGCGGTCTCGGATCCATGGCTGGTGGATTCATGGCGATGAAGGGTAAATGATGGCAACGACTAACGCGTTTGGGAATCTGATGAAGGGATTTTCTTCGATATATTTCCCGGCGAAACAGGCGCAAAAACAGAGGACACTCAAGGAATCCATTCGGCAGGTCACTCAGAAGGCCGAAACGCAAAGACTCGCAAATCGTGGTGGCCCATCGACTGACACGGAAAATGTCGGCGGAGTTCCCAACGCTGGCGAATTCGGCGCTTTTGCCAGCTTTCGTAAGGGCGGAAGGATCAAGAAGACTGGGATCTATATGCTGCATAAAAACGAAATAATAATTCCGGCAGAGATACTCCGCAAATTGGATAAAGTCAGGAAGTCCTCACGGAATGGAAGCAGGCGCATGCGAAACAGGTGATGTGATGGTTTGCAAAAAGTGTAAACAAGATAAATCCAGCGACGAATTTGCGACTAGAAGCGATACTGGGAAGTTGAGAAATGTTTGCACGGAATGCCGCAAATATAGGACCTCCAAGATATTAGAGGAGAATACGATTCGGAACTCGATCATTGACAGGACCGGAAGCAAAACCTGCTGTCGATGCCATGAATGTAAGCCAAAACATGAATTTTTTGGTAGGAGGTCCGCGAGCGATGGATTAAGTCCAGCATGCAAGAAATGCAATAATTCCTATTACAGTGAAGAGTTTAAATCTCGGAAACGTGCTAACCACAGAAGGGTGTCAGATCAACTAAGGGATGCCGCCCTGAAGTTTTTGGGTAATCGGTGCGCCAAGTGCGGAATAGAGGATAAGCGGGTACTGCAAATAGATCACATAAACGGCGGCGGTGTAGCCGAGAAAAAGAAACTCGGATGGGGCGTTTGGCCGATATGCCGGGATGTTCTCAGCGGTGTACCGAACAAATATCAATTGCTTTGTGCCAACTGCAATTGGATTAAACGATTCGAGATGAAGGAACACCCCAAACGCATCGACTAGATCGTTAGGAGGAATCATGTATCAGGCGGCAGGAATCTTTGGGGAATTTCTCAAGGGCTATGTCCAGGCATCGAATCAAGCCCATCAACAGAAGATCGAACAAGTGCGCCAATTGCAGGACATGTCGATCAAATTTTCCACTCAGGCCGGCAATGAGACGGATCCCCACTTTCAGCAAATGTTTCATGAACGCGCGGTCGATTTGATGAATCAGGCCGAAAAGATTCGAACGCAGAAGACTGGCCTATGGAACCTTGTGAGCAAACTGATCAGTCCGGGCGGAAAAGGGACGCAGGATAAATCAATGACGCAGGCGGCGGACATGGCTGTTGCGACAGGGACCCCAGGTCAAAGACCTCAAGAGGGGATGGCCGCTCCCCCAACTGGAGCAATTCAGACTGCGCCTCAAGGTTCCCTGATGGGAATCGCCGGTACATATCCTGCAGCGGCCTTACCTCCGACAACTGTGGAGGGTGGAAGATTCGTGACCCCGCCTCCTGCTCAACCTCCGCCGCCAACGATCCCGATTAGCCCAACGACGGTTCAGGGGGGGCAGTTTATGACTCCACAGGCGCAACCCCAAGCTCCGGGGGCATTTCCTGTATCTCGTTTTCAGTTCCGTGCTGCTGCTGCGGCACCTGTTGGAATCCCTGGCGTTGCTCCTCAGGCCCAACCTGATCTGACAGGTCTGAGTCCCAACCAACGAGCACAGTTTGCTTTGCATCGCGCCATGACCGATTACGATACTGCCAAGCAGACTGGGAGCACAATCCAAATTCAGGAGGCGAGAATCAAGGCCGAATCCGCGCAAAAACAAGCGGATCAGACCGCTAATGAGGAGTGGTACAAGAAGCGGGCCGAAGATTGGGCTGCGACTCCAGATGCCCAGGAAACTAAAACTAAGGACAGGAACTATTACAACGAAATCTATTCGTTCCTTCGCTATGGGAAACCGATTCAGGACAGACCTGGCAAACTCATCAACATTACTGGCCGAGATCCAAGGACTGGATTACGCTATAAAGCGGCTTATGATACCGAAACGGGTGCCGAGATTGGAACGAGGGATGAGATCGAACCGACTACCTATGAGCAACAGGCGATCGCGCTTATCGGTCAGACAATCAATGGTAAAAAGATCGAGAATTATGACCAAGCCCGAGTTGTCGCCGATAAGAGTTATGTCGATGATCTGACGGCCAGCAGGATGCTCAGGCAGCAAGAAGTTACGAATGCTCGATTGCTCTCCGAATCGAGGCAGCAGGCCATGGATTTGAAGACTGCGGCCCAAAGCGGAAAACTGACAAAACAGGATGCGGCCAAAATCATGCAGGCGGCGCAGACCTTTGCGATGCAGATGGTTCCGGTGCAACTTGATCAAGATGGTATAACCAAGACTAGGAATGCGAGAGAAGTCAACTCATGGATGATGCGCTATGTTGAGGATTACGTAGGAGTTTCATGGGAAACTGTTCAGGCGATCCGTAGGGCTGGATCCCCAGAGATAACTTCTGAGGAAAAAGCGATCGACGCTATTAAAACCAATCTGCCCCAGGCGGCAGGACGAGGAGGGATACCGGCACCCGGTCCTGAGCCGCAGTATATTAAACGTTGAGGAATCAATGGCCGCAAATCTGTTCGACCAACCTCTGCCTCTTCCTCCTGATAATGAAGGATCGCAGGATCAAGAACCGAAACCACCTGTCCCTCCGAAGACGCCAGTCGCGCCTCCAAAGGCCAAGGTGTCTCAACCAGATTGGGCCTCGATCAAACCCAAGGATGTGCTAACTCAGGATTGGTTCCATCAGTTAGACATGGAAACCCGCAGATATATTCTGAACAAGGTGTCGCCAGAGTTCGCCAATGCCCCCAAAGAAGGCCAGGATAATGAACTGAATGTCGATAAGGGGACGTGGAACGACTATTTCAAGAACACACCTGAGACGAAGGAAACTTGGTGGTTAGATGACCTGTTGAACTGGACAAAGCAGAAAGTCAGACAGACGGAAGACCTGATTACAGGAGCATTTGTTTCCCCGACTCAGAGAATGCGTGCCGTTGTTCCTTCTGGTCCAGGCATTCCAGCCACATTCGCTCCGCCTCCTGAACCAACTCCCCAAGTCGCACCTGCTGTTTCAGCCCCACTTGCTCCGCCTCCTGAGATTTCCGAACGGCTAAAATATCCTGCGGTCCCTCAGTTCGAGAAACGGGAATCATTTCAGGATTGGCTGAATAAACAGCCACCCATGCCAGTGCCGAGTACAAAGGTTGGGAAACCGCCCGAACAAAGGGAAGTCGGCGGAGATATCGACCGACTCTCAAGGGAAATTGGAGTCCATAGACAGGATATCGATCTTCTCTCCGCCGAAATCAAAGATAGGTGGCCGGGTGGACCTGATACAACCAACAGAGAGGATGTGAACGAATATAACTCGAGAGTCACCAAAATCAGATCGGTCATTGGTGAGGCCGGCCCGAAGATAAAGGCTCTGGGTGATCTGATTACCCTGGGTCAAGAGATCGGCGCTATCAAAGTTGCTGGCGCTCCTGTAGATAAAGACCTTCGCGCCATGATGGATCGGATGAAGACTGCCAAAGGCCCCTTCATCAGCGCGTTACCCCCAGAGCAAGCGGCGGCGATGCGCTATGGGGAGGTCCCCGAAGGTTATGGCCAACCTTCCCTGGCGGAAAAAATCTACGTCTCTGCGATCGAAAGTTTTGGCAATGCTTGGGCTTACAACATCGGCAAATTCCAACCCGAAGAATATAAGGGCGAGGAACTGGTACGAATGGTTGCTGGCGTTCCAGGATTCCTTGGCAGTATGGCATTTCTTGGCGGCGGTACCATGGCCGAAATGATCGGGATATCCGGCAAGATCGGGCAGATTCCTGTTGTGGCCAATTGGCTTGAACGGCTCCGTGTATTGCCAGCGGCCAAGAAAGCCATCGAAGCCGTGAAAGCCATTAAGGAAGTTGATCAGACATCGGCAAAGTTAGCCGTCAAGGTTTTGGCCCAACAGGCCCTAAAAAATCCCAACTTCGAAAAGACACTCCTATGGGGACTGGAAAATCCCAACAAATTATCCTGGGCCGTTCGAGGAATCGCCGGGGCAGAGAATAGTTTGGCTTTGGCTACAGCCGGAACTATTACGGCGCTCGGAAGAGGGGAAAGTGTCCCCAATGCTATCGCAAGGGCAGTTGCCTTCGGCGTCGGTGGCGAAGTTCTGAAATATGCACCGGGAATCAGGAATCTTGCCCAAACCTTCAAAATGGATATCACGGATCCAAAGATATCGCAATTACTTCGCGGGATGGCGACGGTCGCTAACAAAGAGGAAGCCGAAACCATCAAGATACAAGCGGAGTTGTTGGCGGCATCCAGGGCGGGATGGTCTGGCACGCTCCTTGATCCTACTACGGCCACAAAAGAGGATTTGCTCGCGGCGCAGGCGGTAGCGCGTGCGTGGGTCGGCGATGCCGTTAATAGGGGCATGGTGGATCCCAATGCCTTTCGCTTTTCGGTTGTGGACACCATTCGTGATATGGCCCGCGCGCGTTATCCAGAATATGAACAGTTCAAGAAGTTTATCGAGGATTACGCGAACGAAACGCATCGCACCTCAATCGGAACGGCTCTCCAGAGCGCGGTATCCTATGGTCTGGCGGCGGCTGGCATTACAGCGGTGGAGACCCCCGGAAATCTCGCAACACGACTTTCTGCTGCTGGTGAAGATGGTTTCATAACATTTCTCCAGATCGCCGGATTCCACATTCCGTCAATCGCGCGCGCGTTTCAGGCCAAATATGGGCGCGCCATGACACCTTCCGAAATGACCGTAGGTTTTGCCGATATGAGCGGTCAAGAACGCAAACAGATTGTCGCTGGGATTACCCCAGAAGATCTGACAGATGCCGCGCGCAGGGCCAATGAATTTTCCGGCAAAACAGTTGAACCCGAGGTCGCGGCGGCAGCGCCCGAGGCACCGCTAGGGATGCTTCCGACAGTGACCGAAATTCCGCCAACGGAGTTACCAATTAAACCGCCGATTCCAGTGGCTCCTCAGCCAGAACCATTGCCTAGACCCGAGGATATCGGCAAGGTGGCAGCGCCTCATGAGATGGAAGAACTTCCAGAAGGCGTCGTCTATAACGGCCCACAGCAAGATCTACAAGGCAATACCGTATTCTTCCTTTATACTGACACGCAAACTGGATCGACGTTCGCGGTCAAGCCGGGAGAAAAGATCGCCGATGAGTTGAAGGACACCCGCGCCAAATTTGCTGTTGCAGCCGAAGAAATCGAGAAAGCTCAAGAACCTACGCCGCAACCTTTGGCGGCATTTGTGATCACTCGAGACCAGGAAGATAAGTTGCGCGGATTGGATTATAGCGACAATATCATCGGCCGCCTTCGACCAGAACAAGCACAGAGCATTCTGGCCAAGAATGAACCTAAAAACAATATCTTCACTGAGAGTGACATCTTCACAGATGCCGATGTCGATCTTGGTATCGGTAGGATCACCAATATCGCTGATTTCCAGGGTAGGCAACGTCTCACGATAAGGATGCCCGATGGCAGATCTGTGGGACGCTGGGCCAAGGATGTCATGCGAATTTCCGAGTCGGGTCGCCCACCGCGACTCCCCGACAGGAAGCTGGAACGAAGACTGGTATCTATGACGTTGGCAGAACCGCCTGAGGAAGTGTTGCCTGCGGCTGCCGAGGCAGAGATTCCGCCTCTGGAACCTGTCCCCGGAGAGGAAAATGCTTTCCTTAAGGGCATGGCGGATGCGGAATGGGAGACAGAGACAAGACTGGGGAACTTTGTCGCGGTAGATGAAGTCCGAAAGCAGTTTCCGACCATGACACGAGGGGTGTTCGATGCTGCTGTGTTTCGACTGGCACGTGCAGGACACTTGGTTCTTGGCGGTTATGATGGTCCCCGACCGTTGCCCGGAGAGGATTTATCGAAGTTTGTAGAAGATGAAAATGGCAACCTATATATTGGCTTAGCCCGTCCGCGTGAGGGCGAGGAAATAAGTCCAACGTTGGAACCACCGCTTGCGCCCGAAGGCAAAGCTCCCATCCAACTCTTCAGTTATGCAGCCGATCTGCCCAATACGGTCCTTACACCTGCGAAACAGAGAATGGCCGAATCCTTTCTCCAGCAGGCCATCAATCTCGACATTGCGGAACCTATCATCGAAGGCTTGCTCGATGGCAAATCGCTTCCACGGTTGGCCGATGAGATCAAGCAAACCCTGGGCGGTAAGGCGGACTGGAGCATTGCCCAGATCAGGATTAGGATCATTCAAATCAGAGACCTGAAAGGTATTCCCGAAAGCGGCAGCCCTTCTTTGGCGAAGTTTGCCGATAACGCGCGGGATCTCAAACGTGCAGCCAGTGGCGAGGTTTTGCCGTCACCGCCTCCCGAGATTGAACCAGAAGCGCCCCAGATCCGCATCAAACTGCGAACGACAGGTCAAAAGGACACCGGAGAAGATCTTCTGAGAAGAAATCCCGGCAAATTCAAAACCGCCACTGTCGATAATAGTCAGACCGTTGGGATTCTCAGCGTCAACCCGGATGAGGCCCTGGATCTTGCACGCTTTTATTCCGATGCATCCAAATATCTTTCCTCCGTGGGTCAGATGAGAAAGGGCATACAGGCGTGGGAAATCGCAAACGAGCTGGCAGAAGCGACTGGATACAGTCTGAAGGACATCACACCATTAGGTGGAAAAGTGACTTTCGAGCCTCCTCCGCTCGAAGGTCCTCCAGAAGTCCAATGGACGAAGGCGAGGATTATCCCGACGAGGGCAGGTTATAAGACGGAACTGATTCCTCCCGAAGCGCCTCCGCCGACCTTCGGGGCGGAGCATCCCCTCTCAAATCTCAGCGGCGGACCATTACTTCCTCCAGAACCAGAGGCAGTGCCTCAGAGTCAATCCGAAAAGGCAAAGCGCGCGCGGGATATCATTCGCAAGAAAATCAGCAAGCGGGCGGCGGAGGTCGCCGAGATGGCTGTCGAGGGCATCGAGATCAAGGGGCCGACAAGAGAGCAATTGCGGACAGACCCGGATATCTTCGACGCCATGACAGCTCTAGGCGATGACTATTACAATACCGGAGTCGCTGATAAGGCCGTATGGCATGCGACCTTGTACCGCGATATGGAGGATATCGCCGAGGGTCTGGGCGAAGATCTCGAACCGTTATTCCCAGATGTCTGGGAGGCGGTCACAGGCAACAAGGATTATGAAGGCGGGGTCGGAGGCATTTATGGAGCACGTTACGGAGATGTCGAGGATTTACGCGGCGGACGAGGCGGCGCGGGAGATTATCGACCGCTTGCCGAAGGAGGTGGTAGAGCGGTGCGGGGTGGCGAACCTGCTGAGCGACCTGAGCCACGACCTACTGCTGAACTTTCCACCGAGCCAGGAGTTAAAGGAACAACTCCGGCAGCAGATCTTGAGTCAGCGCAACGCGACGCCCGATATACATTCAGAGGGAGACCTCCTGTAGTTCTTACGCGCGGACAGCGCATAGAGATTAACGAGAAGGTTCGCCAACTCGTGGAGTCGAAGCAACCAGGGGATCCACTCACAGATGAAGAGAAGAACCTTCTGCGTCAATACACTGGGAGCGGGGGCCTGTCGGCCATGGTCAAAGAACGGGGTACCTTGTACGAGCATTACACCTCGTATCGGATGGCCGTGTTCTTGTGGGATAAACTCCGTGCTATGGGTTTCCCCATGGACAATCTTACCATCATGGATCCAGCCCATGGTATTGGTAATTGCAGTTCGGGGTTCGCCCCTGCGGACTCCAAGATCTTTGCTACGGAAATCGATCCGCTTGCCGTCCAGGTATCTCGGCTCTTGTTCCCCGATGTAAAAATCTCGGACCTTCATTTCGAGGAATATCCGCCAAGGAAGGATATTGATGTCTTCTCTTCGAATGTTCCCTTCAATGCGGCGCGTGGCGCTTGCCGCTATAGAGATGAAGCAAAAGAATACGAAGATATCCACCAAATGCACGATTTTTTCTTTGTGAAATCTCTCGACATGACACGGCCCAATGGCGTTGTCATGTTCATTACCGGCATCGGGACGATGGACAAAACGGGCAATGAGAAACCTCGCAAGGAGATAAATAAGAGGGCTGAATTTCTTGGTGCCTACCGGACTCCGGGCGGTGAGTTCAGCAAAAATACCCAGTACGAAGGTTCGACCGACATCATTTTTCTCAGGAAAAGAACTCCAGAGGAAATGGAATCGTGGACGGACAACATGTATCAGGACGAGTTCATCTACGCTCTGGATCCAGAGGAAAGCGGCATTGGAGCGAAAGTCTCGACCTACTATATGAAGCATCCCGAAAAGGTATGGGGGACACTCGAGGCTGGATACAATGTCCAGCATCCAACGATGATGGGTGTGCGGCCTTTCCAGAAGGAAGGACCAGGGGGGAAAAAGATTCCCGATCAGGATAGATACCTGCAAGCTATTGCGCATGCTCTGACTGATGATATTCGCTATATCCCAAAGGAGACGCAGGCCGCCAAGATCGCAACGGAAGAGGCCGCAGATCGGGAAATCCTCGGCAACCGCCCACAGGGGATGAAAATCGGAACGGTTGTCTGGGATGAAGAGAAAGAGAAGTTCGGATATGCCAGCAAGGACGGCTTTATCCTCCATGCCACGGAAATGCCTCGTGAGGGCAAAACCCATGAGAGAGTCCGCAAAGGATTGAGGCTAGTCGAATTCGCGGATGACCTTTTCACCGCTCTCAGAGACAATGATATCGCTGGGGCGGACAAACTCCGCGCGCAAGTAAGACCACTCTTGGATGCCTACAAAAGAACTTACGCCACCCCAAAGGACAATCCCAGCGGCGATCCAACCAAAGATAAAACCCTATGGAGATATCTCGGTGGAGGACCGCAGAGTGCTCCTTTCCCGTTTGCCGATCCCAGGATATGGAAACTAGCAGCGTTGACCAATGTTGATGGCAGTCCCGGCGATATCTTTACCAATAATTCCATCTACGTTCCACCCCCAGAGGTGCGGGATTACAACAAGGAAGATCTCGTTGACACAGCAAAATTTGTCTACGAAACCACCGGAGAGATGAACTGGTCTGAGGTTGCCCAGAGATATCAGGGAACCATGAAGCCCGAAGATCTCGTGGGCCATCCAGACTTCAGCATTGCCGCTCTGGATCAGGATGGTAAGCCGATCATGGAGGTCAACGAGGAGTATTTGTATGGTTCCATTTGGCCTAAGATCGATCAGACTGCCCAGATGGCAGGCGATATTCAGAACCGCCTCGACCAGATACCAGAGGGACAAAAAACGCCAGAAGTAAGGAACCGCGCGGCAAACGTCCTCACCGCGCTTTCGGATCAGCTCATAAGGCTCAAGGCGGTGCTTCCAGAACAGGCGCAGGCCGATGAAATAATCCGCCGAAGCGATCCTTTCTCCGCATATATCGAGGATCGGGTCATTCAGCACTGGCTTGCGGAACTCACTCCCGGGCGCATCCGTGCCGAAAAGGTCTGGGATGGCGATCGCGGAAGGATGGTTTGGGCATTAGAGGCGGATAGAGCATCTGCGAAACTGAATATACGAATCCCGTCAACGGAAAAATATCAGGATGAGATTGGCCTGGAAAAAACGAGGCCGATTGAAAAAGATTTCAGGCTAGACTTCCAGCAAATCGAAAATTATATGCGGCATATCCGGGTGAGGAAGGAAGTGCCGACCGGGGAGGTAAATCCGAAGGGCGAGATAATAACCAAAACCATCTACGACGAAGACGGCGAGAAGGCATACGCCGTTCTTGCTCAAATGTTCCGTGATTGGAGTCTTCAGCATATCAGCCTGTTTGATAGGGTGATCCCGAAATATAACCGAGGTTATCGTTCCTTTCGAGAACGGTTTTATTCCGATAAACAACTCGACATTAACGGTCTGAGCACGATGTTCAAGGGAAGTCCCTTGAAGATTCAAGCGCATCAGTGGCAAGGCGTGGGGCGCGCAGCACACATCGGTAGCGGAATCGTTGCATATGGTGTAGGAGGCGGGAAAACCTTGACCGCCATCCTACTGGTAGAACACCTGAAACAACGCAACAAGGTGCGCAAGCCAATTCTTACTGTCCCGGCTGCGGTGGTGAAAAATTGGGCATATGAAATCAATCAGGCGCTACCAGACGCCACCATTATTGACCTCTCTGGCTTGGACGCCACCAATCGCTACAAGATGCTGCAACGGGCAGCGGTAACCGATGCCGATTTCATCTTGATAACTCATGAAGGTATGAAGGAGATCCCGCTACGCAAGTCTGAGGAATACATTCAAGAAGATATCCGCAAACTCGAAGATCGTCTCCGGGCCGTCCAGGTAAAAAAGGATAAGCGTACCGAGACCCAAATTCAGAATCAAATCCTGAAATACGAAGAGAAACTCGCGAAATTGCAGCAGATGAAAAGAACTAACACAATCTTTTTCGAGGATCTTGGTTCCGACGCCATCATCGTGGATGAGGCTCATCGATTCAAAAATACTCCAAAGGATTACGGTGACATGTCGGATTACGTGCGTGCAGGAAAGTGGTCGCAACGTGCCGCTGACATGCAATATAAGACCCGCTACATCCATGAGCGCAGGGGCGGTCGAAAAGGTCAGAATGTTTGGATGCTCACTGCCACACCGACCCCGAATCATCCTTCTGAGATCTACGCCATGATGGGTTATGTGGCACCGGAAGAGTGGACGAGTCGGGGAATCCTGAACGCTGGCGATTTCATGGGGCAATTCGGGCGGATTGAAACGCGTGAGGTCCAGACCGCAACCGGAGTGCCTAAGGCTAAGACGGTCTGGGCAGGATATAAGAATCTGACCGAGTTGAGAGCCATCTTCCGGCGCTATGTTGATTTCCGAACGATTGAAGATCTCAAGATCCCCCGTCCCGAAGGAATCTATATTGACCATGTTTTGGATCCAACTGACGCAGTGACGGAGTGCGCTGGCTACATCGCATGGTTGCAAGAATACGTCAACGATCACCTGCAGCAGGCGGCTGCCGAAGGTATCAATCACCTCTCTGTCCTGACTCTCGCGCGAAAACTAGCGGCAGATCCCGCGATCTTCGATCCCAGGAAGTATGCTGCTTCCTTTGGGGGTCCCGGTTCGAAGTTAGAGGCTGTGGTTAAAGAAGTGCTCGCTGGTGATACCGGAGAGAACACTCAACTTATCTTCTGTGATCTTTATCGTGGCGGTTATCTGGAGGAGCCGGTAGATACCGAAGAGGGAAAGATTGAAGAGGGTGACGACGAAGATAGTGTGCAAAAGGAACAGAATTCCAAGCATTTTGTGGAGTTGGTCAATATCCACAAACATTTCAAACAGAAGTTGATGGATTCTGGTGTTCCCGAAAGTCAGATTGCCATCGTCAATGGGCAGATTAACAGCGGAGCCAATGCCAAGTTCAAAATTCAGCAGGCCAACGCGGAGGGAAAAATCCGATTCCTGATCGGTTCGAGGCAATCCATGGGTGAGGGCATGAACCTTCAAACTGATACTACTCAGGTCCATCATTTCGATGTCCCGTGGACAGGTTCTGCACTTGAACAAGCGGACGGGCGCGGCTTACGGCAAGGGAATAGGAACGAAAGCATTCGCATCCATCGTTATTTGGTAAGGGGAACGTCGGATGCCAAGCTCTACGATACCATTGCTGGCAAGGATGTATGGATCAAAGAGGTATATCGAGGGAACGCGGATGAAATGCTTGACTTCGACGAGGATGGCAGAAACTTCCGGCAATTGGCCGATGCCGCAGCCATCCCGCAGGCAACCTTGGATTACTATCGGGCCAAACATGCCGTTCATTCGGTCGATGGCGAACTTGAGGCAATAGATCAGGTCGAGGAAAGAGTTCTCCACCACCTGAAGGTGATGGAAGACGACATCAAAAATAGGCAGGAACGCATCAAGGAACTCGAGGATGACATTGCCAAGGGTTATGGGTCGGATTGGGATCGCAGAAGGATGCAATCCCACCAGGAGCACCTTGCCCAGCTCATGAAGGAACATCCAGACTATAACCCTGAGGCCGAGGACAAACGCAAGGCAATCGCCGCACGCAGGGATCTCCTTCATGCAGAACGGGAAAAGGCCACCCTCTATATCGGCATTTACGAAGAAGCAAAACTCGCAGGACGACTTGTTGAAGACCTAGAAGCTACACGTCCAGAAATTGCGAACAGATATGGTGCAGGAGGCAAGAGATCCTTCTTGGCCTCGTCGTACATTATCAATGTCGGCAGAAGAAGAAAGAAGAAGAGAACTCCTGTCGCACAGGAGGTTGTGGATGCTGGCGCGGCACAACCCGAGGTCGCCGATATGCCTGCATTTGAAGGGCATCCCGATCCCCAATTGGTCAGCGGCCCCTTGGCGGATCCGCTTTATACGCCACTTCCAGAACCCCCGGAAATTGCGGAGTATAAAAAAAGGGAAATGCCGATATGGACGCGTGAGGAAGAACTGGGACCGTCCTATCTCTTCACAAGCGCTGTGACGCAAGCCGACAAAACGGCAATGTCCTCCGGGACCATTCCCACCTCGATTACTGATGACATGAAAGCCAATAGCGATATTGATCTCTCCTCGGCGGCGAAGATCACAAAGGGGACATTAGGTTGGATCATTAACGATGGAACGAGGCGGTTTCGGATCCTTCCATACGACAATAGGAGCGTCGATATCTTTGAGATTGAAGCTTGGGGCAGGATCCAAGCTCCGGAACTGATGAATCTTGCCGATGATCTGATCCAGATCGCATCACAACACGGAGTAAAGGAAGCAATCAAATTAAGCACGAGACTGAGAACAAGCTACGGCCGCTTCGTAGGCGAGCGGATGAAGGAACATATCGAGTTGCGCCCTGAATTATTCGAACCGGGAAATAGAGAGGTTTTAGCGCGCGTACTCGCTCATGAAATCGGTCACCTTGTTGATTGGGTGCCGACCGCAACGCTCAAGCGTGGTAATCTCCTAGGTCGGCTCACGACTCTCAGCACCTATCTGAAAAATACTATGCCGGGGGTGATGGCCAAAGCCAAGGAACTCAGGAAGGAACTCATCTTCCTCAGCGAATACTGGCATCCTTACGACCTTACGAAGGCTAGACCTGGATACATAAGGTTGCGGCGACAATCCCAGGAATTATATGCGGATTTTGTGTCCGCCCTGCTGAATTCCCCAGGCACGGCGCGCAAGTATGCGCCAAAGTTTTATCGGGAGTTCCATGCCCACATGGATACCAAGCCAGATGTGAAAACGGAGTACCTCAAGCTCCGGGCAATGATGGCGGGAGCTACGGAAGAAAAGTTGGACGATCGGCTGGTCAGAACGCTCGGTATGTTGGTAGATGCGGAAAGATCATCTGCGGCTGTGGAGTTGAAAGAACCACTAAAGGGCCAGGGATTCATAGGAAGCGTCAAGGGCAAACTCGTCTATCGCTTATGGATGCTCGACAAACACATTGAGGGGTTGCTGAAGTATAAACCCACTGCCATCGACGACAAAGACAATCCCGAGATCAAATACGATGCGCTCCCGTTCAACATTGCCAACAGAACATGGGAATTCGCCGATAGGGTCAACCGCGAGATAATGCAGGAAATCATCGAGAAGGCCGGAATCACGATCGAGGATTTGGGTTTCAAGGCGTCGGACTTGCCCAGTATTGCTGGCACGATCTACCAGGATCTGACGGCGGAGCATTATGGGCCACACATCGTCTTGGGTCTCTACATGTATCTCCACAGAACTGCGACCGGGCGCGCGGATGTGGCCAATCCCAAAATTGTTGGTGGAGAATTTGCGGCAGAAACATTGGACCGATTCCAGGAGCGGATTGGTCCCGAAAAATTCGCAGCTCTGGAACAAGCTGCTCATGCCTATGAGGACATTACCTGGGAACTCGTGGAAAAAGGATTCGATCTCCAGATTTATCCAGAGCGAGCGCGTAAAAAGTTCGAGGAGGACAAGTACAACTACGTCAAATTCGTGGCCGAAAAATATATCGATCAATACGTCAGCCCGACAGTAAAGGCCCAGATCGGCTATACGGGGGCCTTTGAAAACCCGATTCTATCTGATCTCAAAATGCGGTTTGCCCTTATCAAAATGATAGTCGTCTATGGTGCGCGCCGGTCATTTATCGAAAATTGGAAACAATTCTGGCCAGATGAAATCTATAAGGCCAAACGACAGCATCCTACCGACATCGCAGTAACTTGGGAACGCCCCGTGGATGCCAATGGTAAGGCCGTTGAGGGATTTGACATCGTTGAGATGATGGAGGATGGCAGGCGACAGGGATATTGGGTGGATAAGTACCTGGCCGATGGGATCAATCATCCGAACGCTGAGGCCCTACAGGATTGGGCGCAGTGGATGAATCTGGTTCACAAACTCTGGTGGAAGGTCATTATTCTTTACAACTTGTCCTTCGGTGCGTTTGGCAATCCAGTCAGGGACTTTGTGAAAAATTTCAGGGCGTTGCCTTTTGAGCTTCTTCCCGGGAATATGCTTCAGAAGCTCTGGCGTGAATGGGGGGCTGGAGATTTTACTTATCTCCTCGATGCCTACAGGCGCTCCTTCATTCATGTATATCGGCACATGAAGAATCACGGGGATCCACTCTTGCGTGAGATGATCAGAAACGACGAAATATCAGCTCCGACGTTGGAAGCCCCCGAGACCGAATATGAGCATGACGCCTTCAATCTAACAATGAAGCGCGCAGGAATCTACAGGCCAAACGGGACGTTGGATAAGCGCGCTACGATAAGGATGTACCGTGGGGCCAAGAATGTTTTGGGCGGACTTGCCTACGTCGCAGAGTTCGCGGAAACCTTGGGTAAGGTTAGTGGCCATCAAGTCCGGGTGGCCGCAGGGGAAACCGGGCCAAGACTTGGCATGAACATGCGGCGCAACACAGGGACCCCGGCATGGTATCGCAAGGGAAGTTGGGGACAGACATTCAACCGGCTCCTCGCGTTTCCGACTATGTTCATCCAGGGATGGCACAGCGAGATTAATCTTATCGCTGATCCCGTAACCAGATCGGGATTCTTCCACAGAACGATGAAAGTCCTGAGCGTGCTGATAGCGGCGAACTTGATTTTCGGATATTACGCCGTCAAGATCTTTGGTCCCTATTGGGGCAAAAAGATCAAGTGGGCCTGGGACGGCATCACGGGTTATAAAAAGCGGATGTATCTCAACGTTCTGTTCGGCCTGAACAGGTTAGGGGAAGCGATCAGCTTTCAAGTACCCTTGGACGAAGGATGCAGGATGCTTTGGGGGATCATAAACGAACTGATGGATGGATATGCCAAAGACGATCCGGAAATGCTGACAAACATATATAATCATGTTGTGTCGCAATTGCCATCGCCCACTCCCTGGATCCAGATTCCGATCACCGTGGGTCGAGCGTTGGCAGGCCAGAACCCGCCAGATACCTATCGCGGTATGCCCATTTTTCCGCGCGATGTATATGAAGCGGGAGACAAACCGGCCATGGCGGGCAAACTCGTACTGTTCTCGTTGAACCAGTTGGGTCTTGGCAATTTCCAAACCTACGATATAAGCAATAAGAGCTTTTACCAAATATTAACGCAAATAGATCCAACGGTTGGACGGTTGGCCGGAAGGGTCATCAACGAGAGTACTGGATATGGCCATACAGAGGAGGAACGAAGACCTGAGCGTTTGCAACTCAAAGAACAAGCCCAAAGTCGTGAAGCAAAGAGGGGTGCGGGAGCTGAGGTGGCGGATTTCTTTATTGCCAACGCGGAAGTTACGCGAGATAAACGGGTCCGCGATTACCAGATGAAAAAGGGCATGTCCTATGCGGAAGCTTCCCAACTCTATCCCAATGCTTTTTTTGCACCTAAGTTTGCCGGCTGTGCAAGGATATTGACGGCCTACCAGAAACAGATCGATGCGATGCAAAAGAATCCGAAATACACCAAGACGCAAATCGACACCTTCATCAGAACCAAACAGGCTCAGATGAATGCGATTGCCAAAAAGACGCTTCAGGAATATAAAGCGACAAAGGTTAGAAGGATGATGCCTCCCCCGACTGGGGAGTCGCCATTACGATTGCCCGAACCGCCCGAGTAAACGACGGCACTCAGGGGATACCGAAGAGGAGAAAAGATGGACACTCAGCAATTTCACGATACGATGTTGGGCGGGGTGACCCGGTTGGAAACCAAGGTTGAAAGCATTGTCGAATCTGTCGAAGGACTTAACAAACGTTTTGACAAGGCGAACGGTCATATCGGTGAACTTTTCGAAGGATTGAGGGCTTCGGAATTAGCGCTGGTCAGTCATGCAACCGATTGTCCAGCGAAGTCTAAAATCAATGAGTTGGAGATTGATGTCCGACTGGCGGCTGCAACCTCAGATGCCATAAAGCAAACCTCGACAAAATGGTGGACGGAAATAAAACCTTACATTATGGTCGTTGCCGGTGCTATAGCTTTGCTCCTGCTTGAGCATTTGAGCGATTTGATAAAACTCTGGCGAGGAAAACCATAGGAGGCAAATGATGGATATAGTTGCCCTTATACAATTGACCAAAGAAGCATTGAAAGTTGACGAGGGGTTTCGGGGTAAAACCTACATGGATTCTACAGGGAATCTGACCATCGGTTACGGTTGGGCAATTCAGATTTGCCCTATACGTTTGGCCGAGGCAGAACTGCGGTTATCCAACGATGTGGCCGAGGTCATTGGCCAGCTTACCCAAGCTCTTCCTTGGTTTAATGATCTCGACCTTGTACGCCAATCGGTATTGGCCAACATGTGCTTCAACTTGGGGATTTATGGCCTATTAAAATTCGAACGCACGCTAAGGGCGATCCAGAATAAGGAATATAGCATAGCGGCAATAGAGATGCTAAATTCCACCTGGGCAACGCAGGTCGGAGTCCGGGCGACAAGACTTGCGGAGGAAATGAAAACGGGTGTAAGATAGAGCCAAGCGAAGGAGAACGGCATGGGAGCATTCGGAGGTATTATCTCTGCCATCACTGGCGGCGGAGGCGGGATTAAAGATCTTGTCCTTGGGATCCTCGATCGTATCAAGGTGAGTCCCACAGAGAAGGCAAAGATCCAGGAAGCATTGGATCAAAACGCCTTCGAGTTGCAGAAAATGCAACTCGAAATGGAGCAGCATCTTGCTGACCTCCAAGCAAAAGAAACGGAAGCAGCTTCCGCTAATATTCAGGCAGAAGCAAAAAGCGGCGACAAGTTTGTTTCCCGCTCTCGCCCTACATTTCTTTACATCATGTATGCCGTGATCACCTTCAATTTCATCATCCTTCCAGTGATCGAGATGATTCGCGGGGCAACCACTCTGGTCCCCTTGAATATTCCTTCAGAGGCATATTGGCTTTTTGGTAGCGGCTATTTAGGATATGCCGGATTCAGGTCACTGGACAAAAGTGGATTCCAATGGAATAAAAAGTAGTTCCTCTTTTCGTGAGGTGAATCATGGGATACGTTCTATGTGCGCTGTTGGCTTTTATCGGCGGTTTGGTCGTCGGAATATTTCTTGTCGCCCAGGGCGTTATCTTGCTGAAAAAAAGCGGTTGACATTGATCTCAGTCTGTTGCATACCAATGTAAATTGAAATAAACGCAACAAGCGAAAGGAGTACGTGCATGCTCAGAATCGCAGTGACGGTTTTGATGATTCTGCTGGCTCTATTCGCTTCCACGATGATTCTTCTGGGACAACCCGTAAGTAGTCGCCCGCGCGCGGGCGTGGATTGAAACGGCTTGGCCGTTGCTGACCTGATCGGCCTATGATTTTCAGAGGGCATTCAACTTGTCAGGAGGGCTGGAGCACCCCGCTCCAGCCCTTTTGTTGTTCGGCCGATTTGGTTGTTGACAAAAAGAATTTCCACATGCTATAAAACAACATCGTTTCGGCCCTCCGCCGACTACGAATAGGTCAACCTTGATGCCTTAGGAGGGCATATGCAAGATCAAAAGAGCCAACAGTTAGCGTTAATTCCACCAGAGACGGTAGCCATCCAGGTTACCAACCTCAACAGCATTTTCCAAGAAATCCAGAAGGTACAGCAACAGATCGTCTCGTTGAGAGACAAGGCGCACGTCTTGACTCCCATGGCGAGGACCAACCTAGACCCCCAGTTGATAGCATATGCTGGCCGGATCCCTGTCCTTCGGATTGCCTCAATCTCCACCAAAAAAACCGATGATGGCAAGGAATACGTCGAAGGTGAGGTCTACGATGTGAAAGAAACCGGCAAACTGGCGCTCACCAAAATCGGTCTTCAGCGTCTTGATGCCTTGGCCGGTTTGACGAATTGGAAAATTCAATCTGGCTTGGTACCAGCGGGCATGGATCCCCAGACCAGAACCACCCGTTATGATCCTCTCCATGCCAAAACGACGGCCCGTGCTGAAATTGAGGATATCGATGGCACGATCCGCAACTCAGAACAGACCTATGAACTGGATCTCAATGACGGGACTCCGCAGGCAAAGAAACTCAAGGATCTTGAACTCGTCCGCTCGCGGCAGAATATCGTAGCCCTAGCGGAATGCGTGCCTATCCGAGCGGAAATATTGACCAAGCATGGGTGGAAGCGTTATTCGTCTCTCTCGCTCGGAGAGTCCGTACTTGCCTATGACTGCGGGAGCGATCGCTGTTTGTGGACCCCATTGGAGAATATTAGTGTCTTCGAACGAGTTGATACCGTAAGGCTCGAACGACGAGGTTTCTCGACCATCTGCACCCCGAACCATTCATGGGTGGTACGATCGCGGTTTGGAGTTAGGAATAAGAATAGTCGGATTGCTCTCGTCAAGGCATCAGACTTGCTTGGTGCCTCGCGTGCCCTAAAGCGCATAGTGACAGCAGCTCCTGGTCCGACTGGGGATCATCCGCTTTCCCCAGTCGATGCTGCGATCCTGGGATGGATTGTGACAGAGGGATGCGTGCGAGAGACGATGACCCATTCTGTTCACAATGGCATGCGCTACGGCCCGTACGAACCATTTATGCGTGCTCACATTACGCAGGTAGAAGGACCGAATGCCGATGCCATCCGCAGCCTCCTACCTCTCGGGAGCTATAGCGAGTCTGTTTCTGGGGCCAACTTAAGGACTTTCCCTACGGGAAAGACTTATGCCACACATCGGGGGGTGCAATTCTGTCTTCACGCTGCATACTGGCGATCGCTATTTGCTAGAGCCGGTATTGAAGGGAAGGCTGACCTCCCTCGGCTTGCCACTGCCCTTAGCGCCCCGGCGCGCAAGGCCATGCTTGAGGCAATGCTCATGGGCGACGGGACTCGGCACGGGAACTGCTGGGTGTTTACGCAGAAACGCGGCCCTGTACTCGATGCCTTTCAGATCTTAGCTGCGCTGGAAGGGTATGGTTTGGGTCCTGAACGCGAGCGCGTTGTTGTAGAACAAACCCTGTGGAGAAGGCCAAACATTGCTATCGGCGGCTTGGAAATCTCGCCCCTCGGAAGTCCTGAGCCGGTTTGGTGTCCAACGACCCTCTATGAAACCTGGGTCATGCGCTTGGATGGCCAGATTTGTATCACCGGCAATACCAAGGCTATGAACAGGGTTCGCCGGACCCTGCTCGGGATTCAGTCTGGTTTCCGCCTCCAGGATTTAGCCAAGCCGTTTGTTATCTTGAAGACGATTCCAGCTCCCTTGAACATGAACGATCCTTTTATCAGGAAGCTCGTCATCATGAAGCAAACTGGAGTAACTTCGGAGATGTATGATCAGGCTCTTGGCATAGCTCCCAGTTATTCGGCCCCCGCTCAGATCCCAGAGGTTGTTCCGCGCCCATTGGTGATTGAACCACCGATGGATGCTACCGGGGTTTCCGTGCCAGAACCTCCGCCCTTTGATGATGATGATGATGATCTGCCTCCGTCCGCGCCAGATACGCGAGAGGCAATGATCGTTCGAATCGAAGCACTGTATCTTAAGAAGCTCGGCAAAAGCCGATTCGAGCATTCGCCAAACAAGTTGCCTCTAGTTGCATTAAGGGACGAGGAACTTGAGGCCATCGAAAAGCGCCTCAACGAGTATCCAGACCATAACCCAGTTTGACACAAGAAAAGACCTAGCCCATGGCGATAAGGATAAATCCTAACTGGATCAATTCTATTTTGGATGGACATTAGAAGACAGGATCCGTAGACGTGACGACGGCAATCAGGCCAGCTATGCAGGTTCTAATCGTTCGGTTGACTGGCAAAGGGATCGGCTACAGGCTTTATAACCTCGGATCCGGAGTCACTAGAATCAACACAAACACTGACATTTACCCATGTTGTAAAAACCTTTACTTTGACGTTCGCTAATGGAATGCGATCGCAGTTCTTATCTCAAGAGGTATTATCGTGACCATAAATCGGAAAGAGATGCCTACCATCGTATTTGGCGTCTAAAAAATAGAGAAAAATACAACAAGATGCAATGCGACTACCGTAAAACACTAAGAGAGCGGATAATCGCAATATATGGAAGCAAATGCACTTGTTGTGGAGAAAGTATTTATGAATTTTTGTCCATAGATCATATTGGCGGCGGCGGTAATAAACACAGAAAGCAATCTGCTTTAAGTAGCACTGGATATTACCTCAGCATAATGAAAGAAGGATATAGTCCAGACAAATATCGACTTCTGTGCTTTAACTGCAATCAAGCAATCGGTTTATATGGGATCTGTCCTCACAAGAAAGGAGAAACGGTATGCTGATTTTGAGCACAGGAGATTTCCACTTCTGCGGGGGATATGACGAAGATATTGTTCAGTCGCTCCGCCAAATAAAAGCGAAAGCCGGAGAACATGCGGTTGACTTGATCACGATCACCGGAGACGTTTACGAAAGAGCAAGTGATCCGGAGGGGCGCAATCCAGCCGCCGAATCCATTCAATTCCTTGCCGAGTCGGCCCCCGTTCTGATCGTCAAAGGGAACCACGATGCGCCAGGCGACCTCAGGATCCTTGAGAAACTGAAAACGAAAAATCTCGTGATGGTGGACGAATTGCCGAACGTCAGGGTTTTTGGCCGTGACGCGGTAGCCATCCACTCGCTGCCATGGATTACCAAGGCGCGCTGGGTGAAACAGAACCTCGAAGCCTCCACTGAACAGGCCGATGCAACGGTGAGCGCGCTGGCCTTGCAATACCTGAAGAATGCCGTACAACTCATCACAGATGTCGATCAGCACATTTTGGTAGGTCACCTTTTGATCTCTGGAGCGAGAGCGCAAAATCACCAGAGGCTGATCGGGGAGGGCGTAACCTTCGGGCAATACGACCTCCCCGAGGCGGGATTCTTCGCTGGCATCCTTGGGCATATCCACCTTCAACAGGTATTCGACAATCCGCTCTTCTTCTATAACGGATCGGTGTGTGCCCTCGACTACGGGGAGACTCCGGAGAAATATTTCTCAATCCTCGACACCAAAACTGCCGGGGTGGAATGGATCCGCCTAAAAACTATCGACCGCTACACGCTGAATGGGGAGTATCTGGGTATCGCCGATGGGATGACCTATGACGATCCAGAGTATCGCGCGCGGATACCTGGCGCGCGGGTGCGGATTATCTACACCGTCCCGGAAGGCGAAAACGCCAAAGCGATCGACGCCTCACTCGAAAAGGATTTCTACACGCTGGGGGCGTTGGAGGTGAAAGTAAACCACCAGATTATTCCGAAGGATGCGGCGATCGCCGTGGAGATCGCCAAGGCCCAGTCCTCGGCAGACAAACTGAAAGCATTATGGCAGGCCAAGGGCGGTCCGGACGAAGACACGCAACGCGACATGCTGGAAAAACTCGGACAAGTCGAAGATGAACTCGTTTCTGGCAATCTGATCTAAGGAGGAAACATGATACCCCGCTCGATTCGGCTCAAACAGATCGGACCATTCGAAGATGTGGATTTCTCTTTTGATTCCGTAGGGGGGGATGTCGTGGCCATCGTTGGACGGAATGGATGTCTCGTGGGTGACACGATGATTGATGTTCCGAGAAACCTGACTCTTCACCCCCACGGAATTCCAATCAAGGAATTGGTCGGAACGAGACCTTTGGTTTATTCGCATGACAGAGAATCAAGGAAAACTATTCTCAATCATGCATCGCAGGTTTGGAGTACGGGGATCAAAGATGTATTCAGGGTGCGATTCACCAGGCCCAAAGGTCGCTTTGCTCCTCCCGCAGAGTTAATAGGAACGAAAGAACACCTGATCATGCTCATTGACGGCACATGGCGACCTCTTGGAGAGTTGCGGCCAGGAGATCGAATCATGCCTCTGACGCGAAGGATAAGGGATGGCAAGTATGCTGCCATTGTACATCAAGATAGAAACCTTGAAGGCGAACACCGAATGGTTGCCGCGTTCACCTCCGGCAGTCCATTGTTGGACAACGAGGATCCCCATCATATCGACCTCGACCCACTCAATAATGATCCTCTCAACATCGCTAGAATGTTAAGTGTTGATCACGGGGCCTTGCACGGAAGGCTTCGTCCGCCGCATTACGAGATCCATCCAAGAGGGATGCTCGGAAAACGACACAGTGAGGATGTTAAGGCGGCGATCAGTGCCGGATCACGGGCAAGCCATTCTGATCCAGCAATCAAGGCGGCGCACAAATTGGGACTCAGAAAATACTGGGATGCCCAAGACCAACCGTGGGCCAACAAAGAATTGCTCACTCAAATGTACTGTATTGAGCGTTTAAGTACAGTGCAAATAGCGGATGCTCTGGGAGTGAGCGACCATACAATAGGTTATTGGCTTGAGTGGTTCTCTATCCCTCGTCGGTCACTGTCAGAAAGTATAAGGATCAGGGGGCAGGAGAACTATTGGCATAAACAGGATCGGCCATGGGCGGAAAAGTCGCAGCTTGAGCAGATGTATCTCACGGATCGATTGAGTGCGCCTCAGATCGCATCTCGGTTTGGTTGTACTGATACATGTGTGCGCAATTGGCTGCGAAGATTTGGACTGCCCATAAGAGATAGACAAGATTCTCATACAGTGCAGCAGTTCAATCACAAAGTAATCAGCATTGACGAGTGTGGCCAAGAAGAAACGTTCGACATGGAGGTTCCAGGGAGCCACAACTTCATCGCAAATGGAGTTGTTGTGTCGAATAGCGGAAAGACGATGTTCGTCGAAAGCATGTTCGCCAGTTTTTATCGATACTTCCCCTACCGCGAGGCCAGCATCTATAAATACTGTCGGGGCAAGGATGCCAAAATCAGTTTCGCATTCGACCAGGGAACCGATCATTATCTATCTGTTCTCCAGATCAATGCCGAAAAGCGATCAATGAAGGTATACCTCTACAAAGATGGTAAACCCATAGGCGGTGAGGATGGCAATACGGGACCATTCGATGAGATCATGCAGACACTCTTCGGCAGTTCTAAGATGGTGCTGGCATCCTCCTTCGGATCCCAGAATAAAAGGGGATCATTCATCGAACTGGAGAAAGCTGATCGCAAGGCCCTTTTCATAAGCATGCTGGGATTGAATCGCCTTCAAAAGATTTCGGATTTGGCTGGAAAACATGCCGACGCCAGCCAGTTTGAAATGCAACGGCTTACCGGACAACATGAAATGCTTCAGGTTACCGCCTCGAAAATGGTCCCCGATGTTGAGACGCTCCACAACAGCCGCGATAATCTGCGACAAGAAGTTATTCACGCCGAGGCCGATTACAAAGATGTCCAATCGATTTATTCGGCGCTGAAGAATAAAGCAGCTATTCTTCCTGTAATCACCCAGCAAATGAATCTGCTTTCTTCTAGATCTGCAAAGTTGAAGACCGATATCGCAACCGAGAGGAAAGTATTGTCGGATGCGGAATTAATTGTCTCGCAACTACCCATGCTCGGAGATCTGATTGCGTTTTCTGAAGGTGAGATAATCGCCACCAAGGAGCAGATCGCCAGTCTGGCAAACAAGATGGCCGTTGCAAACGCGGCCAAAAATACCTTGCTCTCCCTCAAACATCGTCATAAAAGACTCGATGAGGATATCGTTACGAGTGAGGATCTGATAGTCAAACTCAAGGAAATGGCGGATTCAGCGCCGAAGTTGAGGGATATGGCTCAAGGATTGGAGGAGGGAAGACGGAACATTCAAGCTTTACGCGGGGAACTCGCGCGCTCCCAGCAGGAGTTGGCTACATATCAGCGAATGATAAAAGAATATGCCGAGCAAACGTTGATGATTGAAAAGACTAGGGCGGAGAGCGAAAAGATTAGGGCGGTCAATACGATCACCCTCCAACGAGCACAACGAGATTCGCTCATCATCAATGTTGTCCCCTGTCACGGGGAAGGGGAATATGTTTCGTGTCAATTTTTGGCAAACGCCATCAAAGGTAGAGATTCTATTGATGAGATTTCTGGTGATATTGATGTGGCGCAATCCCGGATGCTCGCATGCGATCAACAGATGAAACAACTCCGAAGGCCAGACCCTCAAGGTCAACACGTCATTGAATCGGAAATACGTAAGACCACCCTAGCCATTTCGGAATTGGAACGCAGGGTTGCTATGATGGAAAGGGATCGCGATGCACTAGCTAAAGCGGAAGCGGCAGAAACTAAGATTGGTGAAGTGAAACAGGCTTTGGCTGGATTCCAAATGGACCTATCTCTTGTGAACGTGGATATTGAGAATATTTCTTTTGCTGTTGCGGAAGGTGAAGAGACGGCAAAGGAGCGAAACAAACAAGAGGCGGAATTGAAAAAGATGGCCGATTCTTTGCATGGCCTTACCGTCCGGAAAGTCGCAGCAGAAGTAGCGGAAGGGCAGATGGGCCAGATCAAAAATCGAATAATGAACTGGGAAGCGGATTCTGCACTGGTGGCCAATAGCCTCGAGAAGACTTCCCAAGAATTTCGAAGTGCCAAGGCGGCAGAAGATGAGGCCCGTCGCGCCCAGATATCCATGCAGGAGGCAGAGAATCATCTGGAAAATAGGCGGACCAATCTTGAGGTTGCTCAAAATGAGCTGACTCGCGCGGAAACGATCCTGAATGAGATTCTGGAAGCTCACAAGAAGAGTCAGGAGATAAGGCCCCACCTTCAGAAAACTTTTCAGGACCATAGGAACTGGAATTTCCTCGCAAAGGCATTTGGGAAGATGGAAATCCAGAGCTTAGAGATCGCGGCCGCAGGGCCGGCGGTAAGCGACATCGCCAACAAGGAACTCCTATATTCGTGCTTCGGACCAAGGTTTTCAATCAAGTTTGTGACGCAACGGCCCACGGCCACAGGGGGCGTTACAGATGATTTTGATCTGTACGTCTATGATGCCGAAAAAAACAGAGAGGGCAGCGTTGATGATCTCTCTGGAGGTGAGAGAACGATTGTCAGCGAAGCTGCCGCCCTGGCCACTGCCCTCTACAATCGGCAGAAATCTAACGTTGGATGGGCTTCGATCTGGCGGGACGAAGTAAGCGGTGCTCTGGACGATGAAAATGCCATCCGGTACATCACTATGCTCCGTCGTGCGCGACAGGTCGGGCATTTTTCCAAATTGTTTTTTATCGCTCATCAATCAAGGGTAGTGGATCTCGCCGATTCGCAGATTCGAATTGAGGACGGCTGCGTCACGGTCGGATAGGAGAAACCATGGCACAGGGTAGATTTTTCGGTAACATCATCGGCAACTTGGGAAGAGATCCAGATCTCAAGGTTACGCAAAGCGGCACAAAAATCTGCAAGTTCAATATTGCCATCAACAGCAAGCACGGTGAGGTGGAATATTGCACCTGGATAAGGGCTACAGCATTTGACAAGACGGCCGAACTCTGTCAACAATATCTGCATAAGGGGATGCAAGTAGACGTCCTTGGCGATGTTGATCTTCGCCAATACACGGGCAGAGATGGGAGTCCCCGATACTCGATCGATATCGCCGTCTACAAAATCAATTGGTCTGATCGCAAGGAAGTGGTCGATGAACCGCAGCCGGCCCCAGCAGCAGTCCCAGAGTCTAGCACAGCAAGCATTACTGACGACGATATCCCATTTTAATCATATTGATCTCAGTACGCTCAGGATTACGATCAGCCTTCTGCGCCGTGCTGAACGGGATTATTTGATGCCCAAAATACGGAAGAAAACACGCGCTTCGGCTAAAGCGGTTCTTTTTGGAATCACGCAGTCACCGCTTCCTATCGTGTGCAAAACATTAGGCATTGATCCATCCGCAGCGCGACTTTCCCTTTTGCGTTGGAAAGCTCACGGATTGGTGGGCGATCCAATCTTCGGATTTTTGTTGCAACGGGGTGCTCTAGAAAGGGTAAAATGTGGGACGCCACTAGACCTTCCTAGTCTGAAGATTTTGAGAGATGCCCATGCAAGAGGAGATTCAGATTGTCAATGAAGTCGCGCTATCAGTCCTCATAGCAATCGACAAGCTAGTAAAATGGCAACGGGAAACGTCAGCCAAATATGAGAAGGGACTAATGCGGCTGGCGGCATTGCTCGTTGAGGCCAAACGCGGAGCTTACTGGACCCTTCGTGGCTATAAAAGCGAAGAGGAATACATCCGCGACATCTTCCCGCAGTCCCGAGCAAATTATTACGCCCTTATCGGCATCGGCGAGCACCTCGCCAACTATCCAAGAGAACTTCTTGAAAATTTAGGCCGGAGCAAATGCGAGGATCTGGTGCGCGTGCAAAGGCATTGCGGCCTTATCCCTGAGAATTGGTTTCTGCATGCTCAAGAGGACGATAAGGATACCTTCCGCCGTCGCGTCAGATCTTTTCTGACGGACGACACCGGGGATGGAAGCAAAAGCCAGCCGAAGCCCGACCCAAAGGTCGAGGATCATTTCATATCGTTCAGGATCTTCGGCGACGACATCATCACGATCAATCGCACTTTTGAGACAATGACAAAACTGGTCGGCTCAGATCGCGGATTGGGATTTCTATTTGTTCTGGTCTGCGCCAACTTTCTCTCGCAGTTCGCGGAGGATGGCAGTGGACACGTAATGGGCAAGAATCAATTCATCCTGACCACGATCAAGGGATTCGTAGAACAGTTGGATTTTTCTGAAGCGCAGGTTGTTGATCGCCTTATCGGCACCATCGCGGCAGGAGTAGACAAGAATCGTGGAACCCCAATGGAAACCAAAGAAACTGAAGCTAAGTCCGAAAGCGTACCGAGCGCAAAAACAGAAACTGTTTGAAAGCCAAGGATGGCGTTGCGCCAAGTGTGGTAGGGTAGGGCCACTCACAAGGGATCACAAACGGAAGAGGTCCCAAGGCGGTGGAGATGAATGGGCTAATGCTCAAGCATTGTGTCCAGAGTGCCACGATCAAAAAAACAACGTGGCAAAGAGTAAATCCAGCTACTGGAAATAATCACAGATCGGAGTTGTCGGCATGCCCTCGAACCAGGACTGTTTTGAGGCATGGAAAGAAGCGTCGGGATGCGGTGACTCAGAGAAGGTATTAGGTCGCACTTCGTTGCAAAGTGCTGCGATCAAGCTATTTAAGGATAGGCATTGGACGACGAAGGGCAATGAAGAAGATACATTTAAGGGACTCTGGGACCAGCGAGGTTCGGCTTACTCCCTTGCCTGTGCCATTGGCGCTGCCATTCTGGCCAAAGCGGATACCATTGGCTACGTTTTTACCGTGTTGCCTTCCATGCCAGAAGAATTTATACTGGCATCCTTGGATGATGGGGAGGCAGGAGGCGGGGGCGTTCCCCGTTCCGAGGCTATGCCAGGAAAGGCTTCGGATTCCTCCGGGATCTGCAACGACAAGGACGCAGCCTCCCCTATAACCAAAGAATTAACACAGCTTTTCCATCGCCAATTTCAACCAGATGCTCGCTGTAAACCTGATTGCCAGGAATGCTCAGGAACAGGTTTTGGCATCGATTGGTATTCCTCAGGGGAAGACTTTCCGATCGGCAAGTATGGACATTGCAGGTCATGCCTCCCCAATCTAAGTGAACCTCAAGGTTTGGGTATCTGGATTTCTTCGGACCATGCGGATCAGTTTCCAGGGATCAATCCCCAAAAACAGGCCATGCTCCAGCAGGGATGGGTTTATTTCGTTCAAGATGAGCAAAGTGGACTGATTAAGATCGGTTGGGCTGTTGATCCAGAACAACGGATAAAGATCCTACAGACCGGATCCCCTGGAAGGCTAGTCCTGATGCATAAGATCGCGGGAACCATCGGCGACGAGAAAGCCTTCCACAAAAGATTCTGCAGATTAAGAGTCGGTGGGGAATGGTTCATGCCCGATGGCGCTCTCGCCGACTTGGTGCTGCCACAGGAAAGATGTCAACAAGGATGGATCAAACTTCACCGCAGAATCCTCGACCACTGGACATTTGAAGATCCCCGGCATTGGCCATTCAAGATTTTTTGCTATCTGATGCTGATCGCCTGTAGACAGCCGACTACGATTCGCAGATTCGGCCAGACGATCGTTCTGCAACGTGGCGAGACTGACTGCACGGAGAGGCAACTCGCCCAGAAATTCAAGGTAAGTCGGCCATCGATGAACAGACTACTCCTTTCCTTTGAACAAAATGGAGAGATTTCCAGAAGATTTATTCTGAGAAAAAAGGCGGTTACGGCCAACCTGCGAAACGCGAAAAACGGTGAGCCACAAAGCGAGCCAATAGCTGAGCCAATAGCTGAGCCACAAAGCGAGCCAATAGCTGAGCCAATAAAACCAGAGCCTCCCATCATAGGTTTTTCGGTTATAAGTCTCTGTAATTACGACAGATATCAAGCGCGGCCTGTAACAACCGATCTCATAGGTGGCGAGCCAATAGCTGAGCCACAAGGCGAGCCAATAGCTGAGCCTATCGCTGAGCCACAAGGCGAGCCACTTAACAAGAAGAAAGAAGTACATCAAGAAGAAAGAGAGAAGAAAGAAGCAAAGCAAAAGCAGCCGACGGCACCCAAAAAACTCACTCCAAAAGACCTCTTCGAGGTCTGGGAAAAGGAAAGAGGACCGTTGCCAGCAGTGGAGGTGCCAGAATACGGAAGAGTAGGAGACCTTCTAAAGCACCTCAATGAATACCCGGACAATGCGGACGGTCCCGCAGGCCATTGGGTAAAACTGATCCACATCGCGCGACAGTGCCACCCGGAGCATTATCCAAAGATCAGTCCTGTCTGGCTATCAAAAGATCTTGAGCACGTTAACCAGGTTGTCCGAGGAATCTACAACGATAGCTTTGAAAAGGAAAATGCATATGGACCAGGAACCAGAAAAGCTCGACTCAGTGGTAAGGGAGACCTACAAACTTATCGAAAGCAATCGAAAGGAAAACCCCTCATTACCCCCCCCGAAAATCGGCTGCCAGACCTGCCAGGACCAAAAACACCTTCTGGTACCGGAGGAAATAAGTCCAGGGCATAGGTGCTACGCGCTCTGCGAATGCTTTTATGTCGCGAGGGCCGCTAGGATTGTCCAAAGGGCTGGGGCTTTCGTCCGTAAGAATCTTGAAGGTAGACGGCTCTGCCCAGGAAGAACTTATCGGAGATGGCCTCCAGCCAATTTTCCCGCCGAGAAAGTCCAACCGACGGATTATGTGGAGAACCGCGGTCTATTTCGAGTCGATCAAGCCCAAATCATCGAGACCCTAGCCGAGAATCCCTTGAAGGGATATTGTTTCATGGGTCCTACCGGAGTAGGCAAGAGCTTTCTAATGTATTGTTTGGCCATCGAAGCCGCCTATGCAGGTAGAAGGTTGTTGTTTCGGAAGGCAAACTCATGGATGGATGCTACCCGGATCTGCGCGACCGACAATACCGCAGAACCGGAAGATATGATCTTTATGCAGACTGAGTTGGAAGCGACTCGCTCAGGTCCTACGCACCTGTATCTTGACGAGATCGAAAACGTTACACTATCAGACTTCTCCGCACGGACGATGTTTAGTCTGTTGGATTACTGCTATGAGCATGCCGATCAGGTCGTCTTGTCCGTTGCCAGCAATTGTGAGCTGGAGGAGTGGGCCAAGCAATTTGGCGAAGCTTCTGCCCGAAGAATCCGCTGCCTTACGACGATGGTTCAGATGAGATCGGAGGGTGAATGAGCGATATAAGCCTCGAAAAGACTTTACCTTATGACCTTGAGGTCGAGAGAATCATCCTGGCAGTCGTTCTTGTAGAGGGCGGAATCGATTTTGATCTTGAGCCAGATGATTTATATTCTCAGTCCCATCGCGTGATCTTCAAGACAGCCAAGGACATCCAGGCCCAGGGCAGATCGCCAGACATGATAACCGTTCTGTCTCAACTCCGAACTGATGGCAAGATTGAGGAATGCGGAGGTCCCGCATATCTTGCATCTCTTACCGATGGCATGCCGCATTTCAAGGATGGTCTGGCACCTCAATATGTTGAAATCATTCGAGAAAAGGCAGCCCTCAGGAGATTGATCCAAGCCTCCATGGAATCAATGACAAGGTCATATCAGGCTGAGGAATCCTTCAGGGAGATCTCTGGCGATCTGATCGCGGCCATAGACAAGGCCCATGCAGCTTTGGAACCTGCCGTTGGGCCAATCTCGATGGAAACAGCGGTGAGCGAGGCTTATCAACAGGTTGAGAGAATTGCTGATCTGAAACAGAGAGATATCAGGACGGGTTTGAGCCTTGGATTTGAAGGACTTGACCGCCTTATTCCGGCCGGGATTGCCTCAGATGATTATATGATCATCGCATCTCGTCCTGGTCAGGGCAAGACATCCCTTTTGCTTGGAATCCTTGCCAACATGGCCAAAGACGGTAGGGCGATCTTGTTCTTTTCGATCGAGATGGGGCGCTTAATGATTATGATGCGGCTATTTAGCATCGTGTCTGAGGTTCCATTGATGAAGTTGCTGACCGGGTTTGTCAACAAAGATGAATGGGCGAAATTAGGGCGTGCGGCCGGGACCATGAGTCAATGGAAGGTATGGATTGACGACAGTACCGGGATCCATGCCCATGATATCGGAGCGCGAATCCGTCGCCTGCGCCAACCGTTGGACGCCATTCTCCTTGATTATGTTCAGCTCCTTCAATCTCCGAAGCACCTTTATAAGGCGACTGATGAACAGAAGGTAGCCTATAACTCCATGCATTTAAAGTTCATGGCGAGAAGCATGAAGACTCCTATAATCGCTTGTGCCCAGTTGAACCGTTCGCCAAACAAGCGAAAAGAGGAAATTCCCCGACTCTCGGACCTGAGACAATCCGGCCAATTGGAGCAGGATTGTGATATTGCCCTCCTTATCCACCAAATGGAAGGCGAAGATCATGCGGGCGTGGCTCAGTTAATCATTGCCAAACAACGTAACGGCCCGACAGGAGAGGTAGCTCTCGCTTTCATTGGCCAGTTTACAAAGTTTGCCAGCTTATGGCAGGACAGCGAGGGTTCGGCTGAAAGGTGGTACGATCGATGACGAGACTCTTGGACCTCTTCTGGCCTATACTGAATGGATCGATAAGCGATTGATGATGGTTTTGGAGGTGAAACAATGAGGGTTACGGTTCCGCTACCGTTGCCAAACAAGGCTAATACCTATGAAATCCACTTTGCGCCGTTCTTCTGGAATGCCATCAAGGATATCGTCGCTGGTCTGGCCCAGTATCGGAAGCCGCTTTATTGGATTGGACCATCAAAAAAGGTCAAGGATGTCGAACGAGCCATTGGGTTTATGGCTCTGCAGTCCCTAACCGAAGACACGGAAAAGTCTGTTGCGGTCGATATTTGGATCTCAGATAGGCTCGATGCCGATGCCATAAAAGCGTGTCTCGATGGCATTCAGCTCTCGGGCCGGATAAAGAACGATCGGCAGGTCATGGAACTGAGAATTCACAAGGAAAAACGGAAGAACACTGAATTCAGTTTTGAGATAACCCCTTTGCCGGAGCCATGATATGGCAAAAATAACCGTGCGAAAGGCAATTAGACTGATGTGCCTTGGTTGTTCAGGATTTGCACAAGAAGTCAGAAATTGCCAAGGGGATACACTGATTACTGGCCCATGCCTATTTTATGCGTATCGTCTCGGTAAAGGAAGATCGAAGTTGAGCGTTATCAGGAAGAACTGCCTTTATTGCATGAACGGGTCCCAGAAATTGGTTAAGGAATGCCAAAGCAAAACTTGTCCCGCGATGCGTTATCGCATGGGACACAGGCCCAAATCAGATCAGGGACCTGCATTAAAATCCTATAAAAGGCCTCCTACGTGGCTATTTTCCAAGCAAGGATCGACGATCGCCGAGAAGGTAGGGGTTAGGTAAGGCCTCTCCCGAGATCGTGTCTCCTGGGCCGTCGCAGATGCTTATTCGTGCCGATGCAAGACAAATCCCATTAAGGTCAGAGTCTGTTCAATGTGTTGTGACATCTCCTCCGTATTGGGGCTTGAGGGACTACAAGGTGGCAGGGCAGATCGGCCTTGAGCCAACCCCTGAAGAGTACGTATCGAACCTTGTAGAGGTATTCCAAGAGGTCTGGCGAGTGCTGAGAGATGATGGCGTCCTGTTCCTGAATCTTGGAGATTCTTATGCGACTGGGGCAGGAAAGGTCGGCGATTGTCCTGGAGGGGGAGAACAAGGGGAGAGATTCAAACGGCATTTCGGTAAACCCACTCCCGGATCTTCGCCAGCAATGTTTGATATGACACAGCCAAATCGGATGCCGATTCTGGGATTGAAAGCCAAGGATCTCATTGGCATCCCTTGGCGCGTAGCCTTCGCACTTCAAGCCGATGGATGGTATCTGCGCTCCGATATCATATGGAGCAAGCCGAATCCCATGCCCGAGAGTGTCACCGACCGACCGACGAAGTCCCATGAGTATATTTTCTTGCTCACAAAATCAGCACGATATTACTGGGATCAGGAGGCGGTGAAAGAGAATGCAACCTACACGGGATCGAACGCTCCAGACAAGATCAAATCTCCATATGGCCAAGGATTAACCAGGAACGCAAGTTGGAAAGGTAGCAAATTTGATGGAGAGCGAGATCTCCTGGTGCATCCAAACGTAGGCAGAAAGCGCGGCGGAAATTTTTCAAAGAGATATGCCGATGCCCAGCCGGCTCATGGGGCAATGATGATGGATCGTCCAGAGGACAACGGTAAACGCAATATCCGCACAGTATGGACAATCAATACTACCCCTTACAAAGGATCTCACTTTGCCACCTTCCCACCGAAACTGCCAGAGACATGTATCCTTGCGGCAAGCCGACCGGGGGATGTGGTCTTTGACCCATTTTGCGGCACAGGCACAGTCCAGATGGTAGCGAGGTGTTTTGGCAGGATTGGCATCGGATCCGACCTCGCCTATCAATCTCTTGCGGCCGAGCGAATTCAGGGTCCGCTATTTGCAAAGGTGGTGAACGAGGAAGCGTTATGAGAATCATAAATCTGTCTTATCTGGCCATTCCTGAACTTCGCGGCCATGAAATCCTTCATAGCGACATTTGCAAAATCAAGGAGGCCGGTTGGCCCAAGGCCATTACTGCCTTCGAAAGGTGGCAGCCAGACCTGATAATTGAAAGGGAATGGAACGACGGGATAGCCCGATATGAGCCGCTCTATCAGGCCATGCCCCACGTAAAGAAAGCCTTTTGGTGGATCGATGCTCATGTAAACCACAGGGCGCTAATGACTTATGCCATGAATTTTAATTACATCTTCCTGGCTATTTCCCGTTTTATTTCCGCTACCAAGGCCGACCTTGGCCATAACCGAGTCTATTGGCTGCCCCTTTGCTGGAGTGGTGGGCCGATCGAGATCAACAATGGTCCCAAAAATCTCGAGGTTTCATTTGTCTGTCGGTGGACTCCTGAGCACTATTTCAAGAAGCGGCTCGCCTGCATTGCCAAGTTGAGACAGCACTTCGGGCAACGGGTCCTTGTTGTCAACAGCATAGAAATGATCAACATCGTCCGCCGATCTAAGGTTTCCATGAATTCCTGCTACGACAACGATCTCAATTTCCGCTACTTCGAGGTTATGGGGTGCGGTACGGAGCTGGTCACCAATCCCTGCGAGGATCTTTACAAGATCGACGGAATGGCGCAACGGGTCACGGTCTACCATGATCTTGATGAGATGATTGAACTTACCGAGGCAGTCCTGGCGGGAAAGGGATCCCACGACGTTCATGAGATCCAACGTTGGATTGAATCCACGCACACCCTCGAACACCGTTACCGTGCCATCATTGATACAATCTTTAGAGGAAACAATGGATAAACCCTATCTCATCAGCCTTTCTTCAAACGTAGAGGGCGTGGATCGTTATCTCGCCAGCCTGAAGAACCTCGAGGATAGCGTCGAACTGGTGTTCGTGAACTTCGAGCCATATATCCCCAAGCGTGAACTTCCCATATCGAAAGTCCATCGAATCAATACAGGCTGGAGCTGGCCGGGGAACCTCCGCAGATTTAATTACATCCCCAAGGAGCTTATGGACGAAAACCGATGGTGGATTTTCACCGATACGTCTGACGTGATCTTCCAGTCCCCCATCCCAGATCTTGATAAGGCAGGTTTAAACATTCTGATATCTTACGAAGGTGAACGATTCGATGAGAATTGGGTCTGGATACCGATTCTAAAGGCCCAGAGTCCAAAGTTAGACATGTTGCTTACGAGGCCCATCAGCTGCATGGGCACTTGGGCGATGAAAGGCTATTTAGCCAGAGAGATGATAGCCTTCCTCAAAGAGGGTTCCCGCGAACTTCCGCACATATTTAATGATCAACCGATCTTCAACCTTTGGCTGGATGACAAACGATATGTCGAGCATCTGGGATTGTTTGCGACTCTTTATAAAAATTTCTATACAGGGATGATTACTAAGGATGAGGATGGCCGGTTTTGGCAAGGCCGGGTTCTGCCAGCAATCGTTCATGGTAATGGCGGCAGCAAAGAACTTCTGCCTAAAATCCCTTGACCATCGCACGCATATCGACTGGAATCGTTAACGATCTGTTATCTGTGTGCGCTCCGATGTGGCGCGTATAGGGTGGATCGCAGGCAGATCCCCAAAAGGCGGATCGAAGGTTACCGAGTTTTGCTCGAAAAGCCTGCTCACAAAGGGGGGGATCGGGCCATCCGAGGTCCACGATTTTCCTTGGATAGACACATGGGTTGCTCGTCCAATACTGACCTCTCTCTTCGGTCCATCGTAACCTCTGCCATTCAGGACCCTCCATAAATCCTTCCTTCCATCGGATGGATCCATGATTTAGATATACGCTACCAGCCTGTTTTTCAACCTCATACCAAGGATGACGCATCAGCCAGATCTGGCAAAGATTGGGATTGTGATCAAGGACGTATAGGATCTCATCAAGGCGCACCTCGCGCTCGAGAATGAAGTCGTCTTCCAGATGCATGATGTGAGTGTAGTCGTCTGGCAGGCCAGACCAGGAGAGTTTTATGCTCCTACAGTAACCCAGGCGCTGAGGATGGTGAAATATTCCGCTCACATATGGCCCGAACTCTTTCTCAAGCCATTCTCCATAAGTCCCTGGATCTCCAGAATCATCGACGATAAAAGTTGTGGCAAAGTCAGCAATCATTTTCTCTTGGAAACTCTTGAAAGTCTGGGAGAGATAGTCTTTGCGGCCGTCAGTGAAGATCAATCTGCAGACTTTAGCCACCATTTGATGTGTTCCTCTCCTTGTGCCCTCAGAATGCTTTGCAGCCAGAAGTGGTTGATATATTGGGGAACTTGTATCAATGTGTCTCCAAAGCGATCCTGGAGAACAATGGATAGGGCTATTTGTTCGTCTAATCCATTGCAGATGCGATCAACGCCAGGAAATGTCCCATTGTTAAGAAAGTCAACAATGTGTAGTGCCTTGACGCACAAGTCCTTGCGTATCGCCTTTGGAATAAATACGAAGCCTGCGTTGCACATTTTGTAGTTTGGATTCCAGCGAACATCCCAGTTCTTATACGGCAGAAACGGAAGAACCCTATCTAGGTTTCTCGCTGGAGGAGATACTAAGGGATATTCAGTGCAGTTGAGCGCCGCTTTGTCGGTCAGCAATGACGAGAAATCTCCGACTATCTCCGTATCGAGATCCATGTAAACGCATTCCCTATCGGGATCAAAGTCTCTCAGCAGAACGATCTTTTCCACCAGGATGTTAAGTTTCGAATCATAGTTGGGCGTGGTGTTTGGATAGTTGCGGCATAGTTCGATTATCCGCAATTCAGCGGATTCTAACCAGCATAGCGTTTTAAGTCTTTCACTCGGGTCAACGCTATAAACGATGATAGCTCTTGGTTCTTTGGATTCTGGCACATGATGGCGGAGCGAATGAAACGAAAATTCAAACTTGGGCAGAATGTCCGGGATGAGGATCTTCCCGTTTAGTTGTTCGACGACCAGATAGAGATATTTCATTTGGCTAGGAATCAAATATGGTGCCGCAAGCCGTCATTTGCAGAGCAAATTGCGGGTGCTCCACCCGGTATTGCCGCGACGGTTGCCACGCTCATCTTGCATAGTTCCGCAAAATCCTGCAACATCACATAACTGAAAGGAATGATGTATCTTTCGGCAACCTGACAGATAACGAAATCAGGTTTTTCCGAGGCCACTAAATCAAACATCGGATGCCAAGAACTAATGGCAACAATCCGACTGAAGGATTCGGCGAGAAAAGGCAAGAGCGTATTGGAAAAACTATCCCGAAAGAGCACCAATTTCGGAAGAGAAGCATCGCGATTGGTCAATATCTTGACGTTGCCCCGGCTCCAGATCAGATTATCGAATATACATCGGCCCTGGGAATTTTGGGGAATATAGGTTACCCTGTCCGTCGATGGTCCTAAGTCGCAATAGCCCTGTCCAGGTTTTATCGCAAATTCTGGATTTTCGATGATGGCAAGAGATCTTCCGCTCAGTGAAGACAACCGCGCCATGATTGCCTTATATACACAATAAGCTCCGTAATCGTTCCAGTGACTTTCGTGCGGCCCATACGTAGGGAAATCGCTCGCCTGCCATGCAAGTAGTTTGCCAGGATATAAGCATCTCTCACCGATACGCTCGGCGATCGTCTCTCCAACTGTAGGATTTGCGAGTTGTATTTCATCGGGAAGCATTCTGGCATATGCACTCGCTTTTTCTGGGCCGATTAGAGTGAGATATTGCGCTCCGGAAAACTGCAGGCACGCAGAAGTGCGATATCCAGACGCGATTCTCCAATTGTCGCCGTCTTGATCGGTTGCAGGAGTCTTTAGCCGTTCAAAGACATCTTCCGCGGTTTGAAAAAGCCAGCCCTCTTTACCACAAATCGTTTCCAATTGCTTTCTCCTTTCGCGGTCTCTTCGCGCGTAACTTATACTCCAGGTTTTCCCTCTGCCCTCTCCCAACTCTCGACCGCCGTCTCCGTGCTGTACGGTCACCCAGGAAGTAACGGATGTGTGAAATCCGGCCGCCCTAGTCCTATTGCAATAATTGTTGTCGTCAAATCCGTAGCCTGTAAACGATTCGTCAAGGAGGCCGATCGTGTTAATAAGCCTCCTCGAAATCCAGACACATGGGAAGCAGATGGGCATTTCCCCACCTTGGTGCTGGATAACTTTGAATGGCTTCCAATATGTTTTCAGCTCGTGAGATCGCTGAAGAGGATTGCCCACGCATCCTCTGATTAACGGACTGAGGATTCCGATATCTTGATGTATCTCTCCAAGATAGGCCAGCTTGGAGAGGCTGAATTCCTCAAGCAGCACGCAATCATCGTTTAGCAGAATTACATCGGCACTATCCAATGCCTTGATTCCCATATTGACAGCCTTGGAAAAGACGAAAGGCCCCTCATAAGGGATCATCTCGAACCCGTAGCTATTGGTGTGGCCGTCCGCGATAACAATTACCCTCGCATCGGGTTCGAGCCGTTTTAACGATTGGACAAGTGGGAAAATAACATCTGGGTAATGATTCGGGATTACAACTCCGAAGTCATGCTTTAAACAGATACCAGATTGACTGTGCATCAACAACTCCGTAATCTCCGTCCTTGCCAACAAAGAATTCATCCACGGTCTCCTTGACGTATGGATAGTCGGGATGACCGTAATCGTGGCCGCAGATTAGCACTCGCGCTTTGTCGAGCCAGCAAGAGAAGTCTGTTCGAAGCCCATGTTCGGTGTGATCGCCGTCGATGAAAACCATGTCCACACAGCCGATGAATTGGGCGGCGTATTCCGACCTCATCGGGAAGATGCGAAGGTTCTTGTAGTGTCCAACGTTGGATCGAAACTGCTGCAGCGCCGACGAATTGTCACCTTCCCACGAATCCACTGCATATACCGGCCCCGCGCAGCCCGACAAGAGCGCTGCCGTACTCCGTCCGACTAAGCAGCCGATCTCGACCACGCTCGCCATGCTTTTGGCTTGCTCGTGCAGCCAGCGCATCTCTCCCTCGGTCATCCAGCCAGGTATTTCAAGGCCAGGACAAGAAGAATCAGGGTTGCTTCGGAACATTTCCACCATAATTCCATCCAAATATCTTGAAAAGATAGACTTGCGGATGAACTATGTCGATCGGTCTGCCGTCGTCTGGGGATCGATAACAAGCATAGATCATGATATTCTGCCGTATGCACATACTCACCGAGGGCGCATACCAGAAATGATCCCGAATTTTAAGCGACGGATAAAATCCCCATTTTCCAAACTTTGGAAGCCAAACGGATGGCCATTGTTCATTGATATGGTTTACGCCAGCCTGCCCTGGAATCGCCGCCGACCACACGATGACCTTGGCGTGAGAACAAAGCCATTCTACCAGTCGATCCCCACACCCAGGGGTAAGATGCTCGGCAACTTCAAGACACAGCGCCATGTCGAAGATAATGTGCGTCTTTGGAAAATCGCACTCAAAATCCGATGCCAAGAATTCCGATTCATCAATGCACAAAGCCTCGCGTCTGATGTGAGGGCCATCAATTCCCAGGACGAATTTTACGCCATATGCTTTTGCTTCTGCAAGCCAGACGCCTTGACAGCAACCCACGTCAACAATCGATTTGGGCCTATATTGATCGACGAGATAAGGAATGATTTGCGCGGCCGATTTTCTCGAATCTTCGGTAACTGCGTCGGCGAACTTATAATCGTAAATGTCACCGACCGATGCTGCTGTATTCATTGATAAGCCCCTTTGCCACGGCCCTTGGTTTCATATCTCGCAGAATTCGTTCGAAGATTTCCATCGGATCCTTGACGATATTCCTGCCCCCAGGAGTCATATGCGCTCGGTAAATCGCGTCCCTACACAGCGAGATTTTTGCGCCATCGATCCAGCATTTGATCCACAGTGCCCAGTCCTCATATGCCTCATAATCGTCAAAACCTCCTACGCGAAGAAACTGGGATCGCCGAACCAGCGTACCGATCACCATGAAGTTTCCGCACAGCAGAGGACGCCTCGGAAGTACCTGGGGGGGTGGATAGGAGCTAGGATTAACAACATTGTCGCTCACATAGCGCACGGACGGATAACGTAGATCGCCTGATCCTTTCATCATGGCCTCAAGGTAGCCTTCTTCCAGCTCGTCGTCTGCATCGCAGAAGCAAAGCCAATCGGTAGGCTTAACCAAATCCACGGCATATGTTCGGGCATGCTGCAGGTTTTTGCCGTGAAATCTGATGAATCGGTCAGGAGCACGCCTTTGGCGTTGCACTGATGCTTCTGCGCGCGCGGCGAGGATATCCCATTTGGCGCGATCACCATATGTGCATATTAGAATGGCAACGGTTTCGGGCATTATAGAAGGGGCCGGTCGTGGAGAACAACCGGCCTCAAGAGAGAAACCCATCCTCGGCGCACGCCGAGGATTGCCCAGTGGGGCTACACACAGACCGAATTCAGGATAGATCTGTGCAAATTCAATGTCAATCGAATTCGACGCTCCCATCCGTTTGATACTCTCTGGTAATTTGACTCGTTCCTTTCTTGTGAGACGTCTGGCGATCTTGACTCATTGTTAGCGGATCGCTCTCCGTGTGTGAAACCTTCGCTGCTCCTGGCTCGCTCCCAATGGTTGGTACTCTCGCGCAGAGTGGCTCGTTCTTGATCCGTGATACCATCTCACGCTCTGACTCGATCTGATTCCATAGAAGCCTCGCTTCGTCTGGTTCGCTCATCGTCGTTATTATGTTCTTGCCCTCTGGCTCACTCAGCGAATTTGGCACTCTCTCCGCTTCTGGTTCGCTCTGCTCGGTTGATACCCTCCGGGGATTTTGGCTCGCTCAGGTCCCTTGCAACCCTCCGTATTTATGACTCGCTCACTGGCTAGGGTGCTCTCTATTTCATTAGCTCATTCTGTAGCCTTGGCATTCTCTGATATTTTGATTCATTTACTAGGCTTGATACTTTTTTGGGCTGCGGTTCATTCTCGCGTCCTGGAATTCTCTTTTCCCATGATTCTCTCACTTTTTGAGATCTTCTTCTCGGGTCATGAATCGCCCATTTGGGATGTTGCATTCCCTTAATCTGGCTCGCTCTCTCCATTTGATCCTTTCTTTAATGTTGGCAGACGTTCGATTTTCCTGGCGCACTCTCAGGTCGCTTGACTCACTCAGCTTCTGTGGCACTCTCCCGATTCCTGGTTCGTTCGGGTTCCTTGGCACTCTTCCCTTCTCTGACTCACTTCGATATAACGGCATTCTCCTAATGCCTAGTTCGTTCGGATTGCATGGCACTCTTCTGTTCCCTGACTCACTCCGCTTTATTGTTTCATGCTCCTATCGCATGGATCATTCTACTGATTTGGCACTTTCTCTTCCATTGCTGCGCGCTATCATTGTTGGCACCTTCAAGCTCCATGGCTCATTCCCTAGCGATGTTACTTTCTGTTCCTTTGATTTGCACTGTTTTTTTGAGACGCTCGAAGGTCATGGATCATTCTGCCGCGTTGGTATTCTCATCCGATTTGATTCGCTCTGATATAATGGCACTTTCCCATCCAATGGCATTTACAGACATTTTGGTTCACTCCGTCCGATCGGTACTTACCAAAATCGTGGTTCACTCGATCGGGTCGATTTCATGAGCGTGCCCCAAAATCGCGATTGCAAAAGGCTTGGGAGGTTCTTTTCCATATTTCCGCCGGTAGGCTTCCGCATGCCAATGAGAAAGAAAGATCTTGACGGCATAGCGTCGTGCCATGGCATGAATGTGCGCCGGGGGCAGTATGCCTTTGCTGTAGGCCTTGTAGGCATCAGTGTCCTTGCCGTAATTCTTGGCTTCCAACGCGGCCTCGGCTGTTGCTTTGAATCCTCCTTCATCGTTCTTTTTCTGATATTCCAGCTTTCGCTGGGCGTAGAGGTGGCCGTAAAGCTCATCCTCCTTGTTCGAAACCTTTACGAAACTTTCACCCAGTTTCCAGCATAGGACCTTGAGCTTTGCGTTCCATGGGCGTTTTGTGCCTTTTTCCCACTTACATGTAGGATCCTGGCCGGCGAATCGCCAGATATGGCCCGCAGTATGAAGAATGGTGTAATGGCATTCCGGACCATGTGGATCTTCGGGCTTGCAGCGATTCTTTCCCTTGGCATCGACATGGACGCACTTCCACGGTTCCAGATTTATGTGCGCCAGCAAGGCACTAGACATGACAGGTCCGATACCCCAATGGGCTTTGGCCCATTTGCCCATTCCGGTCGATTCATGATCGGAGTAAATATCGAGCATGTTGCGGATCTCATCCTCGACGGTCTCCATGCACTTGTAAACCCATCCAAGCAATGATATTGGTTCCTTGGATTGGGTCATTGATCTCACTTGACTGGCAGCCTGAATTCGGAAATCTTGAACTTGATAATAAAGATCTACCAGGTAGCGCACTTCCTGATGAGTCATCAGTTTCGCCGCCTCATTCATATCCGTTGTCACGCGACTGATGGACTCGGCAATCTCCTCTCGAATCTTTCGGTCCTTTTCTCTTTTCTCTTTCTTTCTTCGTTTGAGTTCCTCGTCTGAGATTTTCTCTTGGTCCTTGTTTTTCTCTTCTTGATTGGGTTCCTTGGTTTCTTCGTCAGACATTTGTTTCTCCTTTTTGGGTTTCACTCCGATTGCTTGTTTCATTCAAATGATGTGGTTCATTCCACATTGCCGATGCATTCTCGGCCCTTGATTCACTCTTCTTCCCTGATACTTTCTTGTTTTATGGCTCGATCTGCCTCGCTGATGCTCACTGCGCATCTGTCTCACTCTATGCAAGTGATGCTCTCCTCTTCGCCGGCTCACTCTCTTCTTTTGATACTATCAACGCCGATGGGTTATTCCTTCTATCTAATACTTTCGAGTTGCCTAGTTCGCACCGATCGTCAGATACCCGCTCGTATTTTGGCTCACTCTTCCATTTTGGCGCCCTTGTAGGCTCTGGTTCGATGGCTCGCTGATACTTTCCCTTTCAGTGACTCGCTCTCGCTATTTGGCACTCTCAGTTTTCATGGCGCGCTCCTCCGTATTGGCACTCCCATGAGGCATGGATCGCTTTATTTATTTGGTACTTTCTCCGAGTGTGGCTACAGTGTGACTATCAAGGAACCCGTTAAACCCGGCCCTGATCTTTTATCGTCTTCGACACCTTCCGTTTGCGACATGTTATCATGCCAGCGGCATCCAACAATATGACCACCAGTAGCGGTCCAAACATCCTTTCCCAGTCAATTGATGCATGCCAGTTATTCCAGGGAGGAAGGGGAGGGGCATCCAGCTCTCGATATGGACCCGATCGCTCGTAGATTGCTCCATTAGCAGTTGTGGCCACAAACTTCCAGGGGGGGAAGAGTAATATGATACAGACGATCCCCATCCCGATCCACATTAGCCATATTTGTTTACGGTTCATGCTCGTGCTCCTTTGGTAATATTGGTTCGCTCCTAGCTCTTAGTACTATCGGCGTATGTGGCTACTTTGTGGCTACCAAGAAAGCGATTGTACGATTCCATCCGCCTTCTGGCCATATTGATCCATATCGATATAATGCATCGTCGTTTGAATCGAACGATGCCCCAGAAATTGCGTCGCTGGTTCGATCCTTCCGGCTTTGTCGCTGATGATCTTGGCAACGGATCTTCGTGTAACATGGCATCCCGTACCTTGCAGGACGCTCCACGGATACATTTTTTCGAGATACTTCCGATAAATCCCGTGCGCCGCCTGTCGGCTTATCGGATGCAGGCTTGCCTTCGAATTGTGGGAGTCAGGTCGGAATAGGTAAGGGTTCCGATCCTGCCGTTCGGCCACGTATTTCGCAATGGCTTGCCTGCAATCCTCGCGCAGCGGTCTTTCGATGTATTTCTTCGTTTTCTTCATCTTCACGCGCAAAGATCGAATTGGCAAACCATCCGTATCTACAACCTGGCAGATTCGCAGCTTTATGAGGTCGCTTACGCGCAGGCCAGTGCATAGTGCCAGCCGGAAAAGGCAATTATCGCGCGCGTATGGCTCTGCCAATGATAGCAACTCGTTGATTCTCGCCTCGGAAAGAAAAAGCTTGCTCATGAAGCGCCTTTCTGGGTTATAATATTCGCATGGCAAAGGTCCCTGGATATGACATCATCAAGCTTGACCCATCCGGGGAAGCTCTCGATTATCCGCATCACGAACGGGCCAACAAGTGCTATAACGTCTGGATGTCTGGTTACACTGAAGAGGAGATCGGCATATTTTATGATCTTCCTCCCCTCGAGGTGCAAAAGGACATCATGCATGTCCAGTCGGGCCAGCCAGTCCGCACCATCATCCAGCACAACAATGACCGCAATCGTATTCTGGTTCAGCGGCAGCAATCGGAAGACTTTCGTAAACTCCTCCAGGAGACACTTAAGATCGATGCCAGAAGTTTCCTTGTTGCTGGAATCTCGCCGGCTGGAATTCTCAAGGAATTCAGGGAAGCCACCGGCATGATTGCCAAAGCCGAACCCATGATTGCCATTCAACAGAATTTTGGCAATCCCTCCGCAGGTTCGGGTAGTGGCATTCGAAGCGCTGAGGATTTGATTCGTTTGGTCCTCCGAAATATGGAGGATGATTCCCAACTGATCGAAGCCGAAACTTTGGAACCCGAAGAGCAAATTCGTGACGAGGAGGATACAATTCAGGACGATGATGCTTAACCCGTGCACGCAATTATCAACAATCGGATCAAGCCCCAAACGATCAAACCTATGAGAGTTATCATGCAACATAGATCAAGCCAAATTTGCGCTTTCCTTTTGATTGCCACAAATCACCTTCAGCAGGATTTGTTTCTATTCACTGCCCCATCGCCTTTCCGTTGCGCACGATTTGCAAGCCCAAATGTGGACTCTAATCGTTGAGACCCTTTTGATGTCGCCACCAAGAGAATAATTCTGTGCTCCGCGTTTTTCAAAGCGAACAAACCTGTGGCGTGTGGTATGCCCCGCAATCGGGAAACATTTCTCGCAAATCAGTAGCGGGAAATACGTTTGATCGTCTGTTGTCGCTCCATGTTTCGTACTTGCTTTTGTCATGCTGCGGCTCCTATTCCTCCGTTTTCTCTACTCTTCATCCTCTTTTTAGCAACCAGAGAAGGGCGCGAAGGTACGCCCCTTCGCGCCCCTAGCCAAACTACTCAGGGAGAGAATCTGAGATGTTGCGTTTGGCCAACCATGAATCCAACGTTAGACCTTTTCCCTTTTCCTGCACTCGGTTTCATATGCTTCCAGGAGGCGGTACTGCTCCAGGTAGAGAAATGGGATTAGCTTTAACTGCCAGAGCGCTAGGCGGCCAAAAAATGCCGCCCCCCACTTTTTCAGCCCGCATTCTGAATGGACCCAGTGGCAGCGGGCATATTGGAGCATGACATCATTGCCCATCCAGTGATGACAAATCCGACAGATGTGCATTGGCTCTCCTTAGACCTTGTCGGTGACCCAAAACAAATTCAGATTAAAGCATCAATATCTCGCTCGGATATGAGCGCCAATTGGCGATTGGATTCCTCGCGGGAATCAGAACAATGTTTGATGCATTGGCGCATCTTATCAAACTCGCTCCTCGCCCCTATTTGCAGACAGCAAAGGCAATGGAGCCAAAGTTCGGGCGATCCTGTAGCGTTCTTGCAAACGTATAATTCAGAACTGCAAATCGGGCATTCTAGGCCGCTACGTTCAAGGTCCGCATCGTTTGGTTGCATTGTTATGAAAGATCTCCTTGCGTTGGCGCACGCGATCTGAATATCCGTGCGACTGCATCCATTTTTTACATGTGGCACATGTGACAAGGCGTGGAGGGACAGTTACGTGCCAGCGATCATAATCCATCTTTCAACAAACCGTTCGAGTGGATGCGCTCACTTGTCACCACCGATTTTTTTTGATTTGGGCTATCAATGATAGCGGATACATTAGATGGATCACTTTTCTCATAAAGCTCTTTATTTGGAAAGCCAAGCGTGCCCAGGAAGCCGATCCTTTGCAGCCAATCCAGTCGCGGCATCAGTTGGCGGTTTATACTGAACCAAAGTCATATGGATCATCTCAATGTGGACCCTCTTTTTCATTCGCATTGCTTTGAAATGATCTTTCAATGCCGTTGTGGCCAGCACCATAGCCGCCTTGACGGCTGTGCTCCAGTTGCTTGCGGATAGCCGGACGCCAAATGATCGTTCATAGCGTCCGTTGTGCATGGTAATCATGCCTTCAAAATATTTCACGGTTTCCTCCACGGCATTGCGTTATGTTACCAGAAAATAATACCGATGTCAATACCGCAAATGGCTTTGCCTTATTCGGATTCTTCGCACATCATGTTCAGCAGACAACTTACAGAATCCGCGTCGTGAATCTTGTAATGTCGGCGATACATGCTGATGACGGATAACGCTCTCTTGATGCAAGATCCGCACGCGTAAGTTGGTTCTGGCCCTAAACTTCCAAAGAACTGATAAGGATGGTTTCCGGCAATTCTGCGATGACACGTCGAACAGGTCCGTAGTAGTCCATTCATGGTTATTACTCCTCCAGGTTAGGGGCTGGGATCCGCTCCCAGCCGGCGGACTGCACTTTCAAGGCACTTTTTAGTTTGTCGTTATTCCGGTGACGACATGACGGAAGTCCTGCAAAGGCAACCAAGCAAATCCGTAACCGTCATTCCTTAGACTAAGCCAAGGGGAAAGCGCGCAGCGATCACTGTGCGCTTGTCCTCCAGGCTCATGGTTGGAAGCTGACTGTCGCGCAGAGTTCGTCAATGGCTCGAGGTGACAAGGGTTCCGTCTCGGTAAGTAGGTGGAAACGCTCTGCCATCTCGGGATGTTTCTGGGATTGTCCTTGATAGTAACGCAGGGCCACCAGGATGGCGGTCTTTTGTTCGGGGGTAAAGCGAGTATTAACCTTGCCATTGCTTTCAGTGACCTCTGCTGGAATATCGCATTCCAAGCAAGCGAATTCATCGGGTATGCTGGTGTCGAAGCATCCAAGGTCACTGACGTAGTTGCCATGCTGATCCACTGCCCACTTGTGTACCTCGCGCACAGTTGCCGTAAAGTTCATGTGGTTGGGATTGTTGGGACAAGATATGTGTTTCATTGTTTTTCTGCCTCCTCTGCCTCGGATGATCCGAGGGGAAGCTGTCCAACGGTTGGAGGTTGGGCAGCTATCCTCCAAGATCACCCGATAGCGACCTCATCATTACCTGTGACCTGCGTGGCCGTTCCTGTTAGGGATTGGACAAAGCGCAGAGCATCAGCCAGGCGCTGGGGCGAGTGCTTGCAGTACCAGCACGAGGAATAGGGCGACCATCGGTAGCCCATGCCCTTGAGGCGTGAAAGAACGTCGGCGCTGGGCTTTACTTTGAATCTGATTTCAATCCCGTCCTTCTCAATGTTGCGAGATACCTTCACATCCCCGTTCCAATGAGACGTAGCGGAATAACCTTCAGAGACTGGCTCGGGAGTGGGAACGGCTAAGGCCTCGCAGCAGATTTGAAGATTCGGATCGCCCAATAAGGTGCGATCCAAGGGCAGAGCGCGGGAGTAGACACGCCAACCCGAAGAATCGGTGTGACCGTCCTTCAGGTAATTGCCGGAACCCATGCTGTAGTTTTCGCGGTGTTCCACGGAATACTGATTGATTTGGAATCTGAAGGTAGCTGTAAGCTCGCCGAAGCCCATAGATTCCAAGGCGCTGTGTGCTAGTACGTAAGCGTCAGCCTCCGCGCGGGTGTAGAAAACACGTTCTTCCTCTTTGTGCCAATGAGAAGGGAAACCCTCGTGATACTGATTACCCTGGATATCGACGATGGCATTGGCAAATACAATCTTAACGTGGAAGCGGTCGCAACCTGTGCCGAGGTGCTTGGTTTCCTCGAATCTGCCGGCGGCTGCGCGAAGTTGGCGGAAATCCTCTTTCTTGCCAGTCCGGAAGCCAATCAAGACTGTGCGCGTGGTCTTGTGGCTGAAGTAGTCGGTTTGGATGTCGCACTGATCTTCATTCAGTTCGGCTAGGATCACGGCTGCTGCATTCGCAGGGGTGATCTGCTTCATGATTGCTTCGTTGGCGCAAGCTCGCGCGGACGCGTCGTTGGTTTTCTGGTCTCGCTCGATATCCTGCGCGATACGTTCGGCGGCTTGTTTGTCGGCGGCTTCCTGGGTGATACGCTTGTCCTTGATGGCGACTAGATCTTTGGATTCCTCATAAGCGGCGGTGAAAGCCTCGGCAACCTGGGCGATGTTGTTGGCGTTGATTTCCCAGTTAAACAGTCCGCCAAGGTTTGCAATCAAGGGCTGAAACTTGTTGCCTCCGCCGATGAGAACCTCGAAGGTAAACCGCTGTTCGGTCTCTGGCTTGCCGATGATGCCGGTAACCTCGGTGTATTGGCGATTGAGTCTCGATAGTTTGGCGATAGCGGCTTCCACTGCTTTCATGGCCGCTCGCTTGGGCGTTGGTTCGGTGTATTTCCATTTGCTCATGGTTTCTCTCCTTTTCCGCGTTAATTCGCGGCAGACCGGCGCAAGCCTAAGCCTGTGCCGGTGAGTCGGGAATCATGCTTTAGGCTGTTGCGCGGGCAACAATAGCCTCCGCTTTTGTGGCGGCATCTCGGTCTGCAATGATGCGGTCCATTCTATTTGCAAGGGCAGGATCGCAACATGTGCAATTGGATAAGGAACCTTGATAGAATTCCATGGCACGCTGATGGGCGTCATTGTCGGATAGTCCTGTCAGCTTGGCAATGCGATAACCTTTCTGCCAGCGTACCCAAGACGTATAATCCGCTTGCTTGCCTGGCAATCCGGTCAACAGTGGGGAAGTCTCTGATTCGTCTCCGGACCATGCAAGTTGGGCCATATGCATTAGGGCGCTAGCAATGCACTGTTCGCGGGAATCTCCGGACATGCAGCACATTGTGAGGTTGCTTATAGAATCGCTGTCCAGGTTGTCTTGCTCAATTCGATATGTCCAGCCCGTCTGCGGGTAGCGCCAAACGATCAGACTGAATTTCTGATGTCTGGCATAGAAGGCGTCGAATGATCCGCATAGCGCGGCGCTGGCTTGGTTGGCGGCATCATCCTTAGCCGCTGTGATACTTTTGCCACGTCCCCAAATTGGGCCGATGGCGTAATGATGTTCTTTCATGGGTCTCTCTCCTCTCCTTGGGTTGTATCCAAGGGCTTGCGGCATGTCCAACGGGTAGACATGCCGCGCGCTCCAGGATCAGTACAAGGGTAAGGGGGAATCCTTGCACGCGCTGGCAAGGCGCTTGCAGAGGTTTACGGTCGCTTCGTTCCTCAGATCATACCAGCCAGTCTTGAGCCCGGCTTCGTGCAGGATCAAAGGAACGATGAAGGTACTGAAGAACGATTGCTGCGAGGTGCGATGCTGCATTTGGAATGCCTGGATGAAAGCCTCGGACGATGCGCGGCCAGAGTGACCGTTCACATGGTCGAAGAGCTTCTGAACACTCGGGCCGATCTCCTGCATCATCGCATCCTTTGCGCGCAGGTCGCGGCAGAGCTTGCAAGCTGGATGGTATTCGCCGTCGTAGCAAATAGACGTGTTGGCGACCTTGCCGCACATGATGCAATGTTTCACTTCGGGTTCTTCGTGTTTGGGAGTGATGCTTTCCTCGGTCATTTGGTTCTCTCCTTCTCCGCGTTAATTCGCGGGGAAAGCGTCCAACGGTTGGACGTTGTGGGCGCTTGTCCTCGGGAATCACGATTGAATGAAGGTCTCAATGCGTTCAACTGTTGCTCCAGGATACGAGCGCGACACGATGCGTTGGGCTCCCAGATAGGTCAGTTTGTTGTTGCGAATAATGCGGATGGTCGATGATTCTCGGGAGTCCTTGGGTCCGCTGATGATAGTGACAACGTTGATAATCTTCATGGTCTCTCTCCTAATCCGCGTTGATTCGCGGTAGCGCCACGCTCGGGGGAGTGTGGCGGAATCGGGAATCACCGAACAAGGCGGCGCAGAGCTTCAACAATATCCTCGGGAGGATCGTAGGGCAGCGTCGCCATGTCAACGACTTCATCGGTGATGATGTGGCCGCCGGGTGTGAGCGGAGCCATGCGAAGGAAGCCATTCTCATAACGGTAGGCGTTGCCATCCGTCCAAGGCATCCAAGGGGTAGTGAGAGTATGAAGCGGGTTAGCTGGTCCGACCATGCAATGGGACGCGTGGAATGGGCCGGACTCACCGCAGACGATGCAAGGCGCGGATTCAAACAGAGCCTCGATAGCATCGGCGAGTAATTCGCCTTCGCGGAAGGGCGTATCGGCGGCGCGAATGATAGGGACGCAACGGAGGAGATATTGGCGCATGGTGGTAATCAATTGATCTTTTGGATCTCTCATGATTTCTCTCCTAAGAATCTGTGTACATGTCACGCAGAGTTTGATTATTTCGCCAATCGATCACCAGCTCAGCGAAGTGCTGAAACTTCGGTTGAACGATGCGGACGAAATTGCGGCCACGCCAAAGGACATAACGAGGAAGCCCAAGAACGCCGCGCGAAGCGAAGACGGTGCATCCCTTGTATTTGTGAGACATAGGTCGGTCGAATAGTTTTCGCATGGTTTCTCTCCTAGGTAACCAAGTGATGATCCCAGCGCGTGTAACCCAAGCGTTCAATCATGCTTAGAAGATTGTGAATGTCAAGAGCTTGCGCGATAAGACGATCACTCAAGCTATCGTAAGCGTAGAGGATGCAGAAGAAATCTTGACGCAGATAGTAACGCATGGTTTCTCTCTCCCAAGAAAACATACAGGTGTCGTTGTAAAGTGTTGCGACTGCAAGCGTTGGCACGCGCGTAAGCGTAGGGTTTCGAGTGTGCGTAGCACTCCGGCGAAGCGGATAAGTGTAGCGGTTGCAAGCGGTTGTGTCTGTGTGTTGGTGGCGTGTGGCATGGGATAAATATACACGAATGCCGTTCACTTGTCAACATAAATTATTGCCACATGGGGACGATATGACAGGATCGCGCGAAAAAGTTGTATGGTTCTGGCAGTCCAACGGTTAGACTAGAGCCATGGAAAACAAAGAGAGAGGGACAGCGCCGGTCATCAAACAGAACATCATGGGCATAACTCATCGCACGAACAAGGCGGACCTGTGCCAGATCATGGTAGACGTTGGAGCAGTCAGAACAGTGAAGGAAGCCAACGCAGCCTATGAAGCCATGACGACAGCCATGAATGCCTGGCTAAGAGCTATGACCAGAACAATGCCCAAGACCATCCGCCACAAGCTTACCCTGAGAAACGCATTCACCATCAACCTGGCCTGGGTAAGCGCCGGTCACAAGCATAGGCCAGACTTCCCAGCCCTATGGATCGCCACCAACGGAGAGATAAGAGCCAACATGCGAAGACACAGACTCAAAGCGTACAGCGAATGGGCAGAAGCAGAGCACATCCCAAAACCAACCTAATCCCGCCTGGAAAGCAGTACACACCCAAAAGCTCGCGCTCCCCTCAAACCCACCAAATGAACGGGTACTCAGATATCAACCCTCGCCCGTTCGCCCGTCCTGAGCCACTACACAAGCCCTTTCCTCTCCAAACCCGCGCCTTCGTTCTTATATACGCACAATGTCATGACTCGCAACCGCAAGCGCGCCAACACACCCAGATTTAGGCAAGAGACCTTTTTCGTGTTCGAATTCATAGAGCAACGCGCCAATTGCCAGCGCCCTGCCGATGCATAGACGCGAGGCATAGACGGGCAATCTTTCAGTCTACAAGCGGACGGCAAAGCTGGACTCAGGCAGGCTGGATTAGTGCAAGCGCCGACTTGGGATAGGGCTTGGACTTGACACTTGGGTGATTTGTCAAGTTCGAGCAGGCGAGAATCGGCAGCAGGGCCGCCGGCGGGGTGCATATATAAAGGAAGGAGCCAAGCGCGAGAGCGCAGCGCCGGCGAGAAAGGTCCCGAGGTGGAATCCTGGGCGCGGCGCTGGGCGCTAGGCGCTCGGCCAGACGCAAGCGGCGACGCGCGCGAGGACGGACTCGCGCGGGAGAGACCGGGTGGACCATTGACCTTCGAGGCGAAGCCTCGGTTCTATAGGATCCAATCCACATTTTCGGTTCCGCAAAAAAAATCGCCACAACTTTTTTCGCTTGACACGCGAAGAATAACGTATATATTCGCGTATAGGGAGAAACTCTATGATCTGGGTTGAAGGGATAAGTTATGGATGAGGGGTCCGAGGTTTTTGGAGATATGGCAGCGCAAGGAGGGGGGGGGCGAAGCGACTGATGGAGATGGC